AGAACCTCAAGTAGGTATCGTCACTCTGATCGTGCTCATCAAGGATGTAGTGGGTATGGGGATCATGGTTGGTATCGGTGATGTATGTGACTGTATTCATGGCGTTCTTTTCTCCTTGTCCGATGTATCGCGGTGTGCTAATATGAGTGATATCGGGATTAACCATCTTCATTCTTTCTAACGGGTTTTATTTATTCTCGGTAGTGGGAGCTGGGTTGGTCGATTTCTTTCCTTTCTGATATCACCCCGGCGTACCTGCGGAGAGCGCCGGGGTGATATTTTTTTGGATCGCCTGTTTGCATCACTTTCGAGGACGTCTCAGCTCACGTTTCTCCTGTTTGGTCAGCGAATTGTTGTGACGAGCATACATCTTCGCGGCGTGGCGAAGAGCTGAGCAGGTCCACATCCACTCAGGAGAGATGTCCAAAGGCGGCTGATCTTCGGGGTGAACAATTGTCGAACCTTGAACGACCATGTCTCCGATAACAAAGAACATATTCAACAGTTGCGTGAACGGTGGCTGTTCTCTGTCTGGAGAAACCGTGTGTGCAATTTGGGTCAACATCTCTTTGAGGGTGGGTTCCCACATGTTATCAGGGACGTTAAGAAGTACCCATCGCCTCACAGATGGCCTGATATCGAGAAGGAACTGTTTCATGTTCCATCGATAGATGAGTGCAAACTTTTCGCGCTCAGATATATCAAGGAACTGCGCACATTCACTGTAGGAGACCTTCGGTTGGATGAGAACGCTGTTCATGATATCTGCATCTTGCGATTGAAAAGTCACCGTCTGGATGCGGTCGCCATACACAGTGACGGACGTTGGCGCAAGGTGACATTCAAACGCAAAGTTCGCCTGACCAAGAGGGTCATTCGGCCAAAAGAACGAGAGGTTCTTATGATCTTGGTCGATGGTGGTCACAAACATGCTGTACCTAGACAAGCGCTTTTTACGGTTGATTACGTCTTGGTATGATAGCGGGCCACGTGTCTGCATATGCGTGTCCGATCAGCTAGTTTGAAATCGTTTTGATGCGGTCGGGCCTAAAGCCTGTCCAGAACGTGTAGTCGCAATAGCGCGGCTCAGGATCATCGTCGGAAACTGCGCTTACGCGAGCCATAACGACGGGTGCAGCTTGGGCTTCGAGAACGGTTGTGCAAAACTCGTACGGAGTCTTGTAACCTTGGTCGGTGAGCCGGATTGACATGTCTTCAATGTTCACCTCGTGGAACGAGATGCCGCCGCGCGTCAACAGTCGCTTGGTTTGCTCGCACTGCACGCAATTGGGCTTGGAAAAGACGATCACATCGTGATCAATGATTGATTCATGAGTTGTTTCGGTGGTCATGTAAAAACCTCAAATCTGGTTGTATGTAGATAGTTCTTCGATAATAGCGTCTACGTCGGCCCTGGTATGAGCGACGTAGACGTGTGCTCCGGCGCGGCGCATCATGGTAATCACTCTGATTTGCTGACGACGCACGGAGCCGACGTCGCTTTTTGTTTCGACGAAACAGGTTCTTTTTGGTGTGACGATGATCTGATCGGGAACCCCTCGCATACCGGGGGAAGTGAACTTTGCAGTCCACCACCCCCGGCGTCGACATTCGTCGACGAGGTAGCCCTCAACGTAGTGCTCAGGGCGTCCCATTGGCGATTACTTCCTGTTTATGGGCAGTGTGCCAACGGATGCGAGCACGGTCAGATGGCAGAGGATCAGACATCGCTCCGCACGAACACATGGCTCGTCCGGTGATGGTTGTCTGGTCATCTGGTCCGACCTCGGGGAAGATTCGATCTGCCCACTTGGTGAAAGGCTTCCCTTCTGCGATGAGGGTGTGACCCTTCACGCGCATCTGTTTGTGGGCGGTCATGAGTCGCTCCTTTCTGTGTTTTCTTCGTCGGTGTCCTCAGACTCCGGTTGCGGAATGGTGTTCATCCAGTTCGACTCGAAGGACTGAGCGAACATTTGCGCGTAGGTCTCAAGATCGAGTTGATCGATGAGAGCGCGGCGTTGATCCTCGCTCAGGCACATGAGATCGTGGTTGACGATCAGCATGTGCCAGGTTGGTTCGATACCCGTGATCTTACGCGTGGTGATGTCTTGATCCGATGGAGCCAACTGAATGCCGAGGCGGTGAGCCGTCATAGCATCAGGAGCATAGCCGTTTGCGATCATGATCGCGTTGGCTACTGCATCGGTGCGCACGACAGATGCATCGCCTCGCTTCTGGCGAGACTCAGCGGTTGTCGCGCTGACTTTCCACGCTCCCGCTGCTCCCAAGGAGACAGCTCCGGGTGTACCCGGTTTCACCACGAACACACGGTTGTAGTGCTGGAGCGCCCTGGGGTTCCTAATAGTCTGCGCACTGTCATCTTCTCCATCAGAGATCGGATCACAGGCATAGTGGAACGTGAGCATACTCGGAGAAGCTGCGATCACGTTTTGGAACAAGAGCAGGGCTTCCACCGAGTCCTTCTGATGCGCAATTGTCTTCATGATCTCGCAGGCTACAGATGTATCAACCGGGCGGTTAATCGCATCGGGATCGGACACTGCGATCGAACGCAAGTACACGGCCATGGCTCGGTCAAGAGCAGCTGGATGTGCCAGTGAGTTCGTCGGAGACGGCTTGCGCCAGCACGCCAGCGAAGATCCCGATGCGCTGAGAATCTTTGCATCCTGGGGTCGAATCGTTCCGTCTGCCTGCGCGGGTGGCAGGGACAATTCGATTCGGTTATTCGAGTCCTTTGAGACGAGAAGAAGTTCTTCAGGTTCGATCAGGACGTGAATGCGCTGCGATTGTTCATCGAGAACGCGATTGTTTGTCTCCAGATCAATGTCTGCCGAGTACAAACCATCGGTGTTCGTCGAGATGATGCGCGCACCCTCAAGGGTTTGAGCCTGTCCGATCATCCACGAGAACAACTGTCCGATCAATCGCATAGAGATGATCATGTTGTTCATGCGGATGGGAGAACCTTCGAACTCAGTGTCGCCTGCGCCTGATGCACTGTTGAGCAAGAGTTTGACGCCGCTTCGCTTGGAAGCGAACATCTCTCGTTCCTCAGCGGTGATCGAGGGATCCTTCATCAAGCGTCCGAAACGTTCCTTGTCCTGGTATAGCTTACCGTAACGGTCTTCACCCAGGGCTTCGTTGTAGAACGCGGACAAGTTGGTGAGCAACAGTGGGTAGTACGACGAGAAATCCTCGTGAACAGCCTTGGCGATCGATGTCATTGCATAGGCTGGGTCCAACTTGTTTGACCCGTCGCTTCGCATGACAAACAGTTCCTTGTTGCGCACAGGCTTGAAGAACGCGCCTCGCTCAGGGTTGGGCGAAGACTTGGTCATCAAGACCTGCTGCCACGGGATCACCTGATCGTTAGGTAGGGTGACACGAATCTGTTTGCGAATCGCCAAAGCCTGCTCAGGCTCGGGTAGATCGCGAACTTGGAGCGTATCGATGATGGTGTCAATGAGATCTTGCAGTGCACGAGCCTCAGCATTGTGGTCCTCGAAAAGGGCCAGGTTTGCTTCGGCTCCGTGAATCCCGCCTGTTGAAAATGTTGCGAAACACGATGTCGGCGTTCCATCTTTTCTAAAGTACGGGATATTCGTCGGTCGCTTAGGAATGTCACTGAGTTTGTATGCAGTGATGACTCCATCATCGTCAACGTTGTTGCATTCTGGGTCGAAACTGTAGTCGGATACATAGGCATCCGATCCGTTAAAGTTCTTCCCACGAATGCTCGCGTAATAGACGTATACCTCGTCGAAAGCTGCACGAGCCTTGGCGTCTTCAATACTTTCGTAGAAGAAGGTTTTCGCCAGTTCGAGAACATCGAACTGCTCAATACCCAGTTCTTGCGCTCGTTGCTTCGAGGGGTACATGAAGGACACGGTTTTTATGTCCTTCAATCGCTCATACGGAGCAAGAACGCGTGCAACGAACTTCGCTGACGTTGAATCAGGTGTGAGCCTGTCGTATCGCACGCGGCTGGGTTGGCAGTCTGGCTTCGACTTGGAGCCTCGAACTGCGTCGTACACAGTCTCGGGGTAATCGACCATTAAGGCGTGCTTGAGGTCGAATCCGCCCGAGTAGGTCGGGTGATCAGCCAGGTGAGCAAGGTTGACAACATCGCTCACGTTGTATGCGATGAGTTCAATCAAATCGTCCATCGTTTCGATGGTGGTTTTGTTGCTCAGTCGGTCAGATTCGAGAATCTGAAATCCGAGCATTCCAAGCAAACGCTTGAGACCCACGCGTTGCTGCTTCTCATTGAAGCGTGCGATATCAAGGTGGCGACCCGATTGGATCATGGCCTGCCTGATGAGATACGCCGACCCTTTGCTGCCCTTACCTTTGGAAACAGCCGTTGACCTCAAATACGAGGGCATTTGACGGATGTAATCATCGGCGAACAGCATGTCGTTGTGCCTGCGAATCTCAGCAGCTGTCACAGGAATGGTTGAGCGCTCAAAAGCGAGTTTGCAGGTGTTTAACAAACCCTCACCGATACGACGCTTTTCTTCGTCTGTCGATGCCAACATAGCAAGTTCACGAGCTTTGCGGATGGGGTCTTGCGTTCGTTCCATCACGCTTGCTAAGTAAATGCTCAGCATGGTCGTGTCGTAGTTTGCCGAGTTGTACCCGCACAGGAACGGGTGGACCTCGGGGTCGTACTGTGGGTCTGTATCGCATACGGGGCGATACATGGACAGATACGTACTGCGAGACGCGGGGTCGCTGACAGGGGATGCATCACTGAGTCCAAAGGTGCGAGCCAAGAGGTGGTTCGCTTCCCATGTGCTGAGGTTATGCAAGCGGAGCGTGGGAATTTCACCAGGCTTCCATAGCTTCGCCCACGCTGGGTTCCGCTTGGCGATAGCAACAAGTACCGCTTTGTGGTCGAGGGGGTGCTGACGGAGTTCATCGCCAACAGGGGTTCCTCGATCAACGAGATAGAACACGTCAAGAGCGCGAGTTTCTCGGTCGAAAAGAGCGATAGTGAAAACGTTGGCTAGTGACTCGATATCCCAGAATTGGAAGCGAGCACGTTTGTAGGTGGTCCGCTTCATAGAGGCTGCCTCCTTTCGTTCAAGTGTTAGAAAAGCGTGAGCTGGCGTTGCGTGGGCCGATAATTGTCGATGTATTCTTCTACGGCACTTTCAGGGCTATCGGCGTAGATACCACAGACGGTCTCGTAGTCCGGGTGGTCGGGGGAGACAACCCACACATCACCGCGTGCCCAGGTCTCAAAGGTGTCGATGTGACCCATGGCGGAGCCGTAACTGTCCTTCACAGCAGCAATAACGGTGAACCAGCTGGATTGACTGGTGTGACGCGTTGTCATCTCGATTCCATATGAGGGGTGATCTAGTTTGGCATTGTGAATCCAGGCTTCCAACCATTCGGTCGAGATGTCGCTTGGGTCATCGATGTCGTGTTTCTCCATGGCCTGAAGAAGGTCATTGATCACAGGGTTATCGTCATAGTCATTGATGTTGTCTGTTTGTGTATGTCGATCCGCATTGATGACAACCAATGCTGCTTCTTCATGGGTGAGCCATGAGCGCGGGTCTTCTGCATCGGTGTCTTGGTAAACGGTGTATTCCACGCCGTCATCATCGGTGTAGACGTCATCGAGACGGATGTAGCCTGATTGCTGAGTATGAGTAAGAGTCATGGCGGGAGCCTTTCTGGATATGTGTGTGTGTGTGATAGGGAAGCGACCCCTGCTCGGTGGATGAGACAGGGGTCGCATCGCGAAGTGATGATCATGCGGACAACATGTCATGTGATGATTCATCGTCTTCTTCGATCTCGTTTAGGAGATCGTCGCTGCACGCGCTTGCTCGCAATAGACCTCGCGTTGAGACCGGTATATTGTGCGGGGTTCCGACTTTGCGGATTGAACCGTTCACGGGTTGGATATCAAACCATTGGTCGAGGTTGTATTCCACGGCCAAAGGTTCTTCCCCGAGGATGCGGTTTTTCGTACGTACAGCAGCTGGGGTAACAAACCATCCATACCCTTCGCCTTCACCGACAGCCTCTTGGAGAATCAGAGTGAGGTGTTTGACGAATTTGTTGTAGCCCAGGGGTGGGTTGGATGGTTGATCCTTAGTGAGCCACGCTCGGTAGAGCGCGTAGAGGAATCGCCATGGGAGTAGATCCCAGACCACGCGATCAAGGAACTCCTCGGCAAAAGCTCGTACGGGGTCGTTCTCGATCTTGTACTGATGCAGAGCTGCTTTGACGGCTGCTGGTTCAGACAATTCGTAGAAGTTTCCGCTCAGTACACGGTAAAGGACGTATTCAAGCACCTCGGTGCGGTGCATGTAATCCTGCTTAATGTACTTGCGTTCGGCCCCGGTGAAGCTCTTGTCAAAGGGGATGATGAGCTGCCTGCGGTACAGTGAGCCAGACTTATCACGGAAACGTGGCGTGTCATTGACACACTGAACCATGAAGCCTCGGAACTGATAGGCGATAGGTGTTTTGTTCTTGCGGTTGATCAAGATGACATCATTGGTGATGACAGCCTTGAGGTTTGCCGCTCTGTCAACATATTCGCCCACGTCGTTCTCATCGACAAGAACAGCGTTTGTTCGAATGAGAGGTTCGAGGTGGAAGTCTTTACCAAAGTCGGCAACAGGGATGGACGTCCAGGCGCGCTCACCGCATAGGTTGCGCATGAGGGTCAGGAGTGTACCTTTACCGTTGTTGCCAACTTCTGATAAGAACCACGCGGTCTTATCCCAGGCAACGTTTGGTCTGATGATGGCGGAGAGAATTTCCCACAAAAGGGTGACGATCTCAGGGTCATCGTTCAGGTCGGCCATCCACGATTCGATATCCCAGTCGGTGCCGTCAGCGTCGTTATGGATAACGGGATTGACGGCGTTTTCATTGTAATTAACCGCTGATTTTGCCGTGAAGACGATCTCAGGGGTAAATGGGAGCAACGCCTTGGTTTTATAGTCGAAAATACCGTTGTTGACAGCAATGAGATCACGATTGGCACTGACCATGACGCGAGGTGCGTTATCGGCCAACATGTCAATCACATGATCGAGTTCTTTGGGTGAAATCGAGAAGTTGTATTCACGAGCAAGCACTCGGATCGAAACCTCATCGGTCACGTAGATGCCGGTGTTTGGACCGTGGTCCATGTACACGGCAAGTACGTCGTAGTTGGGATCGGTGTTCTTCTCCGAAAGCATGATGCGAACAATTCGATTTCGCTTGAGCATACAGCCAGCGATTACAGCTGGAGTGAGTGTGCGTAACGTCTGGTAGGCTCGCGAGCCTTTGAGACCGTATTGGGTGTTCTCGGAGATCAAACGGTTGTTAATCCGGTTGAGCAGGTGGAACTCCACGTCTTGCGCACTTAACGTTTCTTGATGTTGGGTCGCAAAGAATAGTTCAACCTCATCGCTAATCAGTTGATTGATCGGTGGAATCATCGCCTGATGAGTTGCTTGCGACGGGGCGTCATGCGGTGTTGCATTATCCGTCATTGCCACCCCACCTTTACGGTTGAGGCGACAGAGGAAAGAGTGTACGAGGGAAGCAGCATGTGTGGGACCTTCTTTCGCAATGTCAGGGTATAACTCGTGGAACTTTGATCATGTGGGATGATCGGAGTCTCTTCATACACCAAAGGAATCGTATATCATTTCGAGCCGCTCCGCAAGTTCATGCGGGCGGCGGTAAGCATCAATCATGCTACCTGTTTTTGTATTCGGGCACTACCTCTCGACGCGCGATAGCGCGTGTTCGCGAGGTGCAATAGCTCATAGATCCATTAACGCGTTTAAACGGGCTTTAGAAGCCATGGGGATAGGTTTGGGTACCCACATAGCGCTTCGTCCCTCTCAGGGCCGTAGAGAGGCTCCTGAGTGCGTTCTCGTGGGTGGGGAGATTCGTCAGTGGGGTTCGAATCCCATGGTGACGAGACTCGGTCGGCGGTGGTCATGAAGCCGGATGCGCATAGGGTGCTCTAAACGGCTGTTTAAAGCCACGAACATTCATTTGTGCATCCACATAGCTCTTTGCCTCTGTTCGGGCCGTAGAGAGGCTTCCAGGCGCCTTCTCGTGGATGTGGGGCTTCTTCGGCGGAGCTTTATTCTCATATCGGGGGAGCTGGCGGGCCTTTGAGAGGAGTTGTAGCAGTTTTTCTTTCATTTGTAGCAGTTTTATAAAAATATCTGCTACAGGATTTTTTGGCGGTATTTCAAGGAAATGTTATTATATATAATAATTCTCATTAAAAAACTGCTACAAGACTTTTTATTGGTATATCACCAGTAAAACCACTTTGTAGCAGATGTAGCAGATATTTAAGGGTCTCTACACGTGTGCGTGCGCACACACGCGTGATACCCGATTGGTTCGCTTTTGTCAATGCTGAGGACGAAGTTGTTCATACCCTGAGATGGTTACTTGACAGAGATGTTTGGCATGGTGTATCACGCGCGCATACACGCGCACATGCGCGCTTTGTAAAAATGAGGCCAAATCGGTGCTACATCTGCTACAAATGCCATCTTTCATTGCAATTGGAACGAAAAGTGCTGTAGCAGTTATGTTTTTGGGGTGTAGCGGTTTGTGCAACGACTTTTGTTTTTCGTTGGTATCTCAGGGAAAATGCGGGCGTTGTATGTAGCACCTAATATCTGCAACAACTGCTACAACAGGCTTTTTATCGGTTTTTAGAGTGATGGCCATCACATTAGTATGAAATGTTGTTTTATCAACATGTTGCATGGTGTGATGAAATGTGCTCGACGTCACAGAGGGCTTCATCGTCGTTTTAGGTTGTTTTGAGCTGTTCTGTGGCAGACATCACAAACGGCCTCATTGTTGGTTTGGTGTCTTACAGTTGCGCGTTGTTGTTGCAGTGTATATGCTTTGTATGTCAGGTTGATTCGGGTTCGTGGGACACCGAGATTCAGGACGATGTGGGACTGCACATGCACAGACGAACGGGAGCTGGTGGGACGGCTCCCGTTCGTTTTTCTTTATGTGTGATGCAGTGGCAATGATCCACGTGATGATAAAACAAGGGCCACCCCGTTTGGGATGGCCCTTGTTCTTTTCGCGAAAGAGACCCCTTGGGATCTCGGGCTTAGAGACTGTGGGTCTGCAATGGCCACAGTGAGCTACGATCTGCGCAACGTGTGGTTTTACGCATTTGCGCCTGAGCCTTAGCTTGTGCACGTGCGCGCTTCTTAGCGCGATGTTTGGCGGGATTCCATCGTAGAGAATGGTAGTCGGCCCATCGTTCGTCGTCAGCTTGGCGCTGAGCTTGGAGTTCAGCTCGCGTGAAACCATTGTTTGCTTGCCGTTCTCGCCACAGTTTGTATTCAACCGAGGTGACATCTGGCATTGCATAGACGAACTCTACCGCGTAGACGCGTGCTCGCTTGAGGAAGACGACGCGCTCGCGGATGAGGATCGCGTGACGGTAACGTAGGCGATCTTTGATCATGTAGTACGCCAGACTGTGGAGCAAATCTTCCTTTGTTTCGCTCGGGTCTCGGCTGTAGAGCACGTGGCGGATGATCGCATTCGGCGTGTCATCCATAGGCTCGCTACCCTGATCAGGCTCTGGCGGATTCCATGGACCGAGATTCTTCGGCAGTGGTGGAACGACGACGTTTTGCCGGTTGTCGTACACGAGACCGTGTTGAATGATCATGGTCTTACTCCTTTCGCGCCTTGATATAGGTTGCGTGAGAAACTTTTGTTTCTTCACTCTAAACCCCGGTTCGTACTGTGTACGGACCGAGAGGTGCGACGGTTAGGGCGCTTGCTCTACCGGCGCACCTCCCATTGTTCTACTTTTCAAAACAGAACACCAAGAGCTTGTCTATATCACGGTCATCCGAGCGCATCCACAGCGCCCACAGTACGGAAACGATGAGAGCTGTTGCTAGTACTTCTACTACGCGCAATGTGCTGAGGGTTGGAGTATGCGTCATAAACGTGAAGGCGTTGAATAGCATGTGGATCCCAATGCATTGCATCAGGCTGTGGGTTTGTTCGTACATGTACCCACACGCAATCCCAAGGGGTAGCGTGAGAATAATCTGTACGATGTTGCCGTGCAGAAGCGCAAATAGACATGCCGAGAGTGCAATCGTTACTGGCGCTGAGAACTGTTGTCGCATGATGGGGTAGACGAACCCTCGCATCAGCGCTTCTTCACCGATTGGCACGATGAGGATGCTCAGCGTTGCAAGTGCTGCGATGGGTACCTCGTCTGTGACACTTTGGATTGGTGAGGGCGCATTCAGAGCGTTCTTTACCAATAGAGCGATAGTCGTCGCACCCAGATAAATCGCTATGGTCTCTAGTATTGTGGCTAAGACATCCATCGATAATCTCCACCACGATTTGCGGATCTTCGCGATGAGTGGTGAGTTGGCGTGACGCTTTCGCCAGATGATAACGTATGTGGCAGCTGTAGCGTTGGTGAACGTAAGTGTGAAAATTACTTCGTGCGTGAGAGCGTAGAGCACCGTCATGGTCACGACGTATGCCGCAATAGCACTACTAGCTGTGAGTAGGATACGCATTGTGTTTGGCTGCGTGTGCGATTGTGGGTTGTTGCCCATAAGGTTCCTTTCTGTGGGTTTACACAAGGGGGGGGGGTGGCATTTCACCACCCCCTTGCGCATGTGGTGCGGGGTTATTACCCCATGTTTTCGACCTCGTGGTCGATGATCCCTTGTAGCGTGGTACGCCCAGCAAAGGTATTAAGACCTAATGTCACCCTGAAGCGACATGTGGTGTCTTTGATATCCTTGCTGTTCTTTCGCTCCATGAGACCTGGTGCAGCGTCCGCCCTGTTCCACCACAAGAGAGCGACACCTTCTGGCGTTGTGATCTTGAGGTGCTGGTTGTCGTTACCGAGGGTATTGATCGAACACATCGCAAGGTTGATCACCATGTCGACGGGTGGGGCTGGGAAGCCATGGCCAAACGGCGCGAGTTTCTTGACGTAGTCCATGTACTGCGTAATCGCTTGGATTTCATCAAGAGGCGCATCCGCGTCTGCACTCAACCCGAGGGTGAGGGCCGCTGGATCATCTTGGATAAGAATGCCTTGCTGAGCGATCACCGCATCGCGCTGCTTGGGTACGAGATATGCCAGAGCGTCGCATAGATCAGATGGAGAGGGTGCGTGGACACCACATGCGAACTCGTGGCCCTGAGCACCCATCTTGGGATTACCCACAGACGCGAGCTGCTCAATGATTGGGAACCATGTGGGGGAGCGCATTGATCCTGAGCACGATCCGTCGCTATGGATATGAACAACCGCCACAGGATGTCCATGCATGAGCATGAGGTTTTGTGCAATGAGACCGAGCATTCCTGGTAGAGCGTCTGTGACAAACACGTACGGTGCCCAGGGTTGGTCACTGTCCATGATGTCGCTTAAGATCTCACGCACCTGCCGCTTACGTGTTTCGTTGTATTCGACGAGACGTTCAGCGGCCTCCTTTTGTTCTTCGAGAGTGTCAGCCGTGAAGACTGCGAACCCTGTCGTGTAATCTCCGTCCACGCGGCGGGTTGCGTTGAACGCCGGAGCTACCGAGAAACCATAGAGTTGCTCGTCCACTCTGTCATGTGTTGCTCCAATTGCTTGGAGCAGAAGGTTCATCCCCTCGAAGGCCCGCATGTACACCGGGTGGTGGTTTTGGCTGCGGAGCATGGCAAGCAAGGTAGGTGTTCGATCAATGTCGAGGCTCAGGCCATCGAACTCATCTGGTTCTTCGTACCTAGACTTCTTTCTCGGCGTGTAGCTTGGTTCAGGGGTTGCAATGAGCAAACGGGTGAACATGAGTGCTTCACGCACGAGATCTCTGTTCTCATAAACCAGACCCATGACGTCAGCCACGGTTCCGATCCCTGCAAAGGTTTTCAGCCATGTGATCGATGAGAGAGTATCCGGGTGGTAGACGGATGCGTATCGTTCAACGAGCTGGTAGGCAACGTGTGCTCCGCAAATCTCTTTGTTCGGGTATGTTTCATCGCCACGGTTGGGGTTGATGAGAATATGCGCGAGAGATTTACCCTCTTCCACATGGTGGTCGGTCACGAATGTGAGTAGACCAATGTGGTTAGCATAGGTGAGTGCATCACGACTGTTGGTTCCAGCATCGCACGTGATGATGGCTGCGGTGCGCGGGAACTGTTGCATAACGGTTTCAATGACCGAGGGCTGGATCTCGTGGCCCAGGTGGTAGTCCGGGACGTGGAGATTGGTTTTCACGCCCATTTCACTGAGGCCCGCGTACAGGATGGTTCCTGCGCAAATACCGTCTGTGTCAAAGTCTGGAACGATCGTGATCTCCCGATCTTGCGCTCGCATCATCTCTAGGGCCATGACCATTCGGTCAATATCTTTGAGCAGGGGGTGGTGAGGGTCGTTGATCTCTTTGAGGTACTGATCCGTCCAGCCCATCCGTTCGCGCACACGGTTGAACAAGTCTTCGCCGTTCACGCCGAACATGGATTCGTCGATGTCAAGCGGGGGTGCGTCTTGCTGTGAAGTCATGCGGGGGTGTCTCCTTTCGTTGATATTGATGTTGTGATACCAAAACCCCGTAGCGCGGTAATGAACCGAGCTACGGGGTTTCAGTGTGTTAGTCAGGAGCAGATGTATTGGTCTTTACCTACATTGTAGCAATGCATTCCAGGCTTGATCTGCGATCCGTTCTTCACGTATTGTCTCCAGCTTTCATCGCCAGTTTTACTTTGGCTTTGGTTACCAGCGGAGCTAGAGCCACCACCTGAGTTGGACGATCCGCCACCAGAGGTGGAGCCACTGCCGCCATTAGAGTACGAGCGCGCTTGCGATCCGCCGGTCGAGCCGTAGGATCGAGCGGAGCTAGAGGAACCGGAGCTGTAGGACGATCCACCGCCATTAGATGCGCTCTGTTGAGCGGAGCGAGAGGCAGCAGCCGCCTCAGCAGCCTTAGCTTCCTGGTAGGTGTTCACGGCACCCTTCAACGAGTCCAGATCCTTTTTGATGTCGTTGGCCTTCTGGTCGACCTCCTTTGCCTTTGCAATGGATGCAACAGCCTCATCGTAGGAAGAGATGGTCACAGTGGTCGAGAGGGAGTGCGATTCATTGTTGACGTTCTTCAGAGCGTCGTATGCACCCTTGACGTTTCCATCAGAGGCCATCTGCGAGTCCTCGTCAACAGCCTTGATCTGCTCGTCTGCGTTCTTCTGGGCCTCGGCAAGGTTCGACTTTGCAGCATCCATAGTGGAGTTTGCTTCATCGGTAGCCTTGGTCAGACGGTATGCGTCACGAGCATTCACGAACGACTGAGTCTTGTCGTCAACAGCCTTAACAGCTGCTTCGGCATCAGTAACGTCCTGCTGGCTCAGGCACTTACCCTGTTCTGCGTGTGCCTTTGCAGCCTCAGAGGTCTTGGTTTCGGCAGCCTTGGTGATCGCGTCGTTCAGTTCAGCGGTTGCGCTCTGTCCTTCGGGAGCAAGAGTGAAGCCCTGGGTATGTGCAAGACGTGCGCCTTCGCCTTCCTTGACGGACTCATCGACGGTAGCAAGTGCGTCGTGAGCCTTGGCAGTGGACTGATCCAGCTGGGTCAGCTTGTCAGCGAAAGCTACGGAGCGAGCCTGGCATTCCTTCTGGTGCTGGATGCGCGAGGTGATAACAGCGCCTGCGATACTAGCCAGAACCAAAACTGCTGCAACGATGGCTGCAATGATCTTGTTTCGCTTAGACCACAGCTTGGGGTTGGTGAAGTGAATCTTAGGGGTTTTCATGGTTGTTCTCCTTGATGATGATGTCTGTGTTGGGGTGAGGCTGTCAGATCACCCTCATCAAGGGTGTTCTTTGAGATCTTTTGTGGGCCTCAGTTGGAAAGTTTAGCGGTTGCGATGATCCTGATATAGGTGTCTGGATCATTGTTTGCTCGAACCATCCGGTATTCGGGTGGGAGCATGAGTGTGATCATCACGTCTGGATGGACGGCTTGACCGTCGTCATCTCGGCGCGTGAGTTCGTCTTGGATAGCGACGAGAATGTTCTCGTCGCCAGGAACGAGAGCAATTCCTTCGTCTGGCTTGATTGCCAGAGTTTCAATAGCTGGAACCATCACGACAACAGGAATATTTTCATTCGTGATGTTCGTGAGCATATCTTCGTCTTGTACGAGCGTGGCGTTGTAGCCATGTTTGTTTGCCCAACCGTTGAGGTACAGGCTGTTTGTCACGATAGTGACGTCTTGATCCTTCTCTGGCGAAGAGATTGCCTTCTTCGTTTCTTCGATAGTATCGGCAATCGTTTCTCCGAGTTGGAACGTTTGGGTGCCTACTTCCGTGACGACCATGATGGTCATCTGTTGCTTTTCAGCATCGCGGTCCTGAGTCATGTGGGACTCCTGTCTTTTCATCGGGTGTTTTCGTGGTTTTTATCTGGTCATTTATAAACCACGATATGTTTCTGTGAGCGTGCTCGGCTCGCCCCTGGCGAGCTGCTCTCACCTGATGAAATCATTACAGGAATCATTTTTGATTCAGAACAGAACCCCGGTGTCTCCGGCAGGGACACCCGACCCCTTCCTTTGTGTGGCATTTTTTAATGCGATGAAGAAAGGTTTTGTTTCATTGGTTTTCATCCAATGGGGCCTTTCTTTTGAGCGATCTATGAGCCTCATGGCGAGATGTGTGCGTATGTCATGTCGGCGCGATGAGCGCGGTATGTACACAGTCTTGCTCCATGTTTTATGCCAACATTGTTTGGCGGGGCACATGAATTTATATGGGTGGCGCACCCTCTGTATTTTCAGAGGATGCACCACCAGTGGCCCCACCACTTTCTTATGAGCATCACTTTTGTGATACCTGTGGTGACATTCGGTGCAACCTCTGGTTGTGCCATTGTCTGATCCGACTGTTTGCTACTTCCGTGAGCCTGTGTTTTTGAGCTGATACCCTCAAAAACATGGGTTCCTTTTACGTCAACAGGCGGTGCTATCAGGGTCGAAGTAATGAGGCCGTGACTTGTCGGATACCGAAGAGGGTGTTTCGCTTTTTGCGACCCTCTTGGGTGTCTGTACCCACGGTGATTGGGGCACAGCTTTGTGGGTGTTCCCCGCAAAGCAACGACATGTGGTCCATCGCCGTGGTACGCGGGTCTCATTGCCGAGACCCGGTGACACAGACGGGAGTCTGGGTCGTGTTTCAAGCGTCTGGAACAGACGCGCAGAAGGGCACCCGGAGCAGCCCCGGTGGGGGTGCGTAGGGCAAGCCTGTGAAGCAACGCGGAACAGGCGCAGTAAGAGCCTCTCGAAGCGATAGCGTAGAGAGGTGAGGGAGAGATTCAGCATGTGCTGAATCACGACCGAAGGGCTGTCGGCTATGCCGACCGAAGGAGTACGCTTTGCGTACGACTGAGCCAGCCCCTCTTATGCCCTTTTATTCCCACTCCACCGCCAGCGACCTCTAGGGAGCGTAAGGTGGGCAAAGTGGCGTAACAAAAGGGAAAACAGGCGGGACCACCCCCGGTTGTCCCACGGGTCGTTGAGGCGGGACAGCCTCCGACACGCGGGACAACGCCTGCCTGTTTGCCCTGATCAGACGGGACTTAGGCAGGACACGGTGACGAGCTTGCTTGGCACCGGTGTCCCGCCATGCGGCATCAGCCGCGAAACAGGGTGACGAACCGAGCGAGCGCAGGTTTGGCACACTGTTCTGTATCCCGTCTTGTGGGGCCTGGTACAGGCCCGTGTACGCCGTAAAGGACCAGGGTGTAACCATGGTCCGTTGACTTAATTCCAGGCTCTGAGACGGTCTTCTTGGGGCCGTTTCAGAGACGTTTATTCGTCTGTGTACCAACCCTTTATACACAGACTTATCCACAGTGTGGATGAGGCTGTGGATAGTACCCGGTGGGGATCCATCGGGTCTGAACATCCCCGGGTGCATGTCTTCATGTACACAGACGAACATGTCGGCGAAGCCCCCATTAGCAGTCCACCAGATGAGGCATCAGCAGGGCGCGACGTATGTGTAGTACACATGCGGCGTGACATGCTTTCAGAGCTTGCTCTGGACTCATCTGGTGGTGGTGCATTGCCACATGGATCAGGGGCTTGCACAAGCCCTGTCACGGGCGTTGCGCACGTGGCTGTAACAGGGGTGTGTACACCCCTGTGTGCCAACATTTGGTGCCTCACATGAGGCACCAGTATGTGCTTGGCCTGATGCAGGAATCTGCATCAGCCTGGGTCACCTCGCGATGCATCGCGAGGTGCATATGTATCACTCCGCATGAATAAAAAATAGGCACATGTGCCTGTACCACGAGTTGCTGCGTGCTAGAAAATAGCTGGCAACTCGCGGGGTGCATGTGGGTGTTTAATGGGCGCTTCAGCGCCCGTGATCCATGCTTGTCAAGCGCCGCTGTGATGGGGCAGTAATAGCCGCCTGAGCACAGCTGCGCGATGGTGGTGTTCCATCACCGTCAGCGCCGCCCATTGATGGTTATATTGCGCCTGTGGATGCACATCTTGTGGCGCAATGGTGGCCTAAAACTGGTCACCATTGACCGTTATATGGTCACGATTAGACCAGATAAACGCCACGGTACGTGTGTGGTTCTTATCTGGTCATTATTAGACCAATAAATGGTCTTTTAATGGGCTTTCTATGACCATCAATACAGTGTGGTTCTTATCGGGTTCTTTAATGGCCTAATGCTGGTCTAATAATGGGCTTTCAATGACCATGCGTTATGATGGCGCAATGGTGACCAAAGAGTGGTTCTTTGCTGGTCTAATAATGGGTCTATATTGGCGCGTTATTGACCATGCACAAACGCGTCGCAATGGTTGGTCAAAAATGGCGCGATAATGGGTCAATAATGACCATGTAATGGCGCTTTGATGACCACGAATAATCAAGGTAGAGCGTCCGCTCTTTGGTCGCTTCTTGTTCTTCGGCTGGTCTGCACAGTACGTTATAATTCAACGAGCCTGTATGTACTGTACGTAGAGGCCATTGATCATGATCAATGACATAACTGAAAGATTAGAAAGAGAGGTGTGGTCTTGATGAAGACCTCTCGTCAATCCACTCGACCGAGTTTGAGCAAGCTGCCGCTCATGGCAGTGATGACTCTAGCGATGGGCGCATCTGTTGCAGTGATGCCCATATCTGCTGCAACAGCCGCGCCAGCACACACAGATAGCGCTGTGAGTGCAACCGGGCTACCCACTGTTGTATCAAGTGACTACAAGATGACGTTCCACGATGAGTTCGATGGTACCAAGCTCGATACCACTAAGTGGGGCTATCAGTATGGCTGCTTCGATCCCGCGCAGCATTCCCAGGCGCAGTACACTGACAGCCCAGATAACGTCTCCGTGCGAGACGGGTATCTGAACCTGACTGCGCGGTACTCTCCGATGAAGACCAAGTGGGACGGTACTCAGATCCCGCGTACGTGCAAGCACGGCAGTGTGACTTACGATGCGCCGTTTACGTCCGGCATGATCACGACGAAGACCAAGGACGGCAAGGTGCTGTATGCCGCGCCGGGTACGGGCTTCTACGCTGAGGCGCGTATTAAGCTGCCGAGCGCACGTCCATCGTGGTCGGCGTTTTGGGGGACGGGTACTAAGGGTGCATATCCCGCTAACGGCGAGATCGACGTGTTCGAGTCCAAGGGGTACGATCCAACCCACTTGATGAGCAATGTGCATACTCCCCGGATCGGTGACCCGAAGAAGACCACGCAGCACCAGGGCATGATGAAGGGTGACACGGCTTCGTCGCAGAGCGAGTTCCATACCTACGGTGTGCGCAAAACTGCTGATGCTATTGAGTTCTATTTCGACGGTCAGAAGACTCACACCGTGAAGATGAGTGATATTAAGGGTGACAACCCGTTCCTTGACAAGGACAATAACCTGGTGTTGATGCTCAACCAGATGGTAGGCGGAAGCTACTTGGCGAAGCAGAGTAACTGGTCCGATAAGACCTATGTTGATGCGACCAAGTTCGCTGATGACTATAAGAATGCCGATGGCGCGGGCGCGACCATGTATGTTGATTACGTGCGTGTGTACGAGCCGAAGACTGAGTCTGATAAGCCTGCCCAGCCGACTCCTACGCCTGAGAACTCTGTGACTCCGGTTCCAGAGCAAAGCACTCAGCCTGCGCCGAGCGTAACTCCTGCTCCGGCTCCGACTACAGCTCCTGCACCTGTGCAGCCCAAGCCTGAGCCTACGCAGAGCGTGGCCCCTGTTGCTCCGGTAACGCCTGCGCCAGCTCCTGCCAAGCCAGAGCCGACTCAGCCAGCATCAGCGCCTACTCCTACCCCTGTGCAGCCGTCTCCCTCTCAGTCGGCAAACCAGAGCGCCCAGCCTGAGCAGAGCGCAACACCTGCCCAGCCCCAGAAGCCTCAGCCGAAGAAGCCCAGCGCCGATCGGAAAGTGACCACGATTGTCTACTCGCGTTATCACTGGGTTACTACCATTTGGCAGGGTTTGCGTAAGTGGGTTATCACCGTGTGGCTGTGGTGATCGCCTGATTGCTTAACCACGAGCTAGGCGAGTGGTTGAGTGAAAAGAAAGCCCCTGCGGGGTAGCACTGCTTGTGCAGTACCAACCCGCAGGGGCTTGTGTGTGAGGTCAGAAAATACTTTCGAAGAGGCGCTGTGCGACGACAGCTACACCGATGATCATGAACACTAGGCAAAAGCTGAATTCGGTTAATCTGATGCCAGAGGTGATCAATCGGGCGGCAGGGGTTTCTTTGTCGTCGGCTTCGATCCATTTCGTGATGGTCTTAAAAAGGCTCATGGTTTTCTCCTATGTGCGAAAGTGGGTTTAGCTGTTGAGATGATTAGCGATCAGTTAACGAAGTAAGCAATAATATTGGCGGTTCCCATGATGGTCGCCCACACGACAAGCGTGACACCGAAGAGCCTGAGTCCAGGCGTGGTGTCAGCGGTGATCCACTCGTGAAGGTTGTCGAGTGTGGTCTTGATGTTCTTCAGCATGGTGCATCCTTTGTGAGAAGAAGATGTTGATCAATTCATAGTTCGGAGCGTCGATAGACGCTCTATGCGATAGGGGTTGAGATTAGGTATATGGTTCAATTCGGGAATTGAAAGAAAAACACCACCCTGCTCGGTCTGAGCAAGGTGGTGTTTCATCACTTAGAGATGTTGTAGCGTTCGAAATGGGCGGGTCTGCTTGGATAGAAGCGGAGCTGGCGACCCTTGATGAAGTCCCATCCTTCGAGCACCCTGTCGAGATCCCAGATCGTCTCATAGATCTCTTGGCGCAATTCACGAGTGGTGCGTTTGGCGGTGTCGTCCATTTTAAGGCATTGTTCATGAAGCAGTTCAATCTGCTCCTTGCTGGGATGCACATCGAGCACATCGCACGCGAGGTCAGACAGGTGAGTCCATGCAATGATGGGTTTTTCGCATAGAGCATCTTCTTGTGCATCGCGCTTTGCCATCTCGTATGCAATGGGTGAGAAAGCTTTGGTGGTGCGATTGAAGGTGAAACGATTGAATCGGGGAGTACCATAGCCGATCATCAGTTTGATCTGGGGGGCGATGAAACCGTCCATGATGCTCTCGTAACGGTCAAGTAGCTTGAGTCGATCATCACGGTCAGCATCGTGGATATATGGGTACTGATACACGAGGTAAGACGCTTGAGGCATGGTCATGGTGACGCTCCTTTGCGGTTATTGCTTTGGCATGTGAATGATGGTTAGTGAGCCGTGGCTGGCGTAGATGGCGTTGGTTGTTACGGTGATTTCGCGATTGCCAGCCCATCCGATCCACGTACCATCGACCATCTTAGTAATAGTGATGGGCGGGTCGTATAGGGGTGCGAAGATGGCGACGGTGCCTTTGGGGAGATCGCGTAGGTTTGTGTTCAGCGTCTTAGTAGCATTTATTTTGATGGCGGTGATGCGCATAGCGTGCCTCTTTTCTCGGGGGGGGTTGCGATACACAAAACCCCGCCCAAGCACAAGGCTTGAGCGGGGTCTGTTTGTGAACTATGTCTGCAATATTCAGTTATTGTTTGCCTCTACAACAGGAGATAGCATAGCCAAGGCAATGAGCTATACCAATACTATATCCGAAACGCGGTAGCGTTTCAGTTCCTACTGTTTAACCGGCGTACTCGTAGTCGTAGTACTCGCGCGCACTACGGTAGTATCCCTGGAGCGAGCGCTTGAACTCCTGGCGCTTGCGGCGCTTGTTCATGCGGCGAGCTACGACACGGTCTTTACCGGGCGCATCCCCGCAACACGGGCAATCGCGGCCACCGGGACCGCACGGGCAGGCGTCACCGATCATGATGTCCATGGTCGCCAGAGCGAAAGAGTCGTCGAGGTTATGCATCTGTGAACGCTTGTTGCGACGAGGCATGATGGTCTCTTTTCTGTGAGTATGGGAGAGTGTGGGGGTTGGGTTCAGATGGATGTGACAGGGACGCTCGTGACTGACCACGATGAGTCAGAGCACCACTTGCGTGCATCGTCCCAGTCGGGCCTCAGATCAAACGGCGCAAGCAGCGCCGTGATGAAGCGGTGCAGGTGCTTGCTCGTCGTGCGCGAGTGGTCGAACGCGTCTTTGCATACTCGGATCGTGGGGATACGTACCGAGTAGGGGTGGAACGTCACGAACGCGACGATAGTGCGGTACGAGTACACGCGGTACTCACAGATCAGTTCGTCATTAACCGTGTAGTCGTGACGGACGATGGTGAAGCGCCCGCCAGCCATCGGGATGATGTCCTCGGGTCGATCATTGACAATCTCGTAGGCGGCTTCATCGATCTTTTTGAGAACAGTGGTGCGCTTGTCTTGGAAATCAGCAGATGAGTATTCCATAATGGTTCCTTCTGAATAAGAGAGGGGATAGGGATAGAGAATTGTTCTATCAATTCCGTTATCGGGGCGTCGAAAGACGGCCTGTAAAAACACCCCTTCACCCAGCGGAAGTGCTGAGTAAAGGGGTGCGTGAAGAAAGAGGGGTGTCACATCACCAGGATGCCTGGTAGATGAAGGGTCCGGGGTACAGCTCCGGGTGGGTGACGATAGGCTTGAGAGCCTTGACGGTTTTCTTGAGATCCTCAATGTACCATTCGTCGTAATCGGTGCTACCGAAGAAGAACCCTGAGTGTGTCGGCAGGAGATCGTGAGCGATGTTCTTATCGATGTTCGATCCATCGGCATTTGGCCCACTGATGAGGATCGATTCACAGCGCCAGACGAGATCTGCCAGGGCATCGATCGATACTTGGATCGGTTGGCATTCATCGATGCCGTCTGCACATGTGTCAATGAAGAACTTGTGGATCGCATTGGCCTTGCGCCAGTACATGTGTTCATTCAACGCGGGCTTTCCGGGGATATTATCTGCGATGCGCCGGTAGTCGAGGAACATATCAAGTCCCATGGTGTGTGCCTCCTTTATATAGAGATGTGAAGCAACCCCTGCAACAAGGTTTTGTCACAGGGGTTGTATATGTGGTTGTTTGGGCGATGTTTTAGCCCATGACGCTCAGGCGCGAAATGACCTTGTCCAGGCCGTCCTTATCGAGCGGGTATGCCACGTCGCGCTTCGAGATATCACGGTAGGTGAAATCCGAAGGCACCACGTAGAGCGTAGGGCACCTGGGGCTGATGCGGTCGGTGAGGTCAATGATGGGAACATAGGGTTGTTCGTGTGAGTAGATCTCGCTATGGATCTCCAGCTTCGCATCAAGTAGCAGTGGCAAGCCGCTACCCATGACGAAGGAGAAAGGCGATAGTCCTGATCCAAGTTCCCCGTCGTCTCCGCGCGTGAAGGCGCGGGCGAGGATACGGGTGAAATAGGACGGATCATCGACGCGGTTCAACCCCACGTCGCGGCAGGTGGTTAGAGCGTCGAGGATGGCGACTGTACCTCCCCAGTGGGAGTACATGGACAGTCCGGTGACGAGATCGAAGCCAGGGCACTTGGGCAGTTCCTGGCGGTTCGTGATGATGAGGAATGAGGAGCGGTCTCCCATGATGGTTCTTCTTTCTGAGTAAGAGATGGATAGAGGGTGTTCTATCGGTTTGACGATCGGGGCGTCGAAAGACGCTCTGTAACAACACCCCTTTACCCAGGCATGAGCGCTGGGCAAAGGGGTGTGGGGTTGGGTCAGTCGCTGGGCTGAGCGTCCTTGACTAGCTTCATGAGATGGTCGATGCCGTAGCGCAAGAATTCCTTCTCGGCGTGTTCTGGCATACCGTCGATGCGGTAATTGTCCATGACGTCGGTATTGATGAGTGGGTTACTCTCGATAGCGAGCTGGACACCGAGCTGGATGGCAAGGCAGCGTAGCGTAGCGATAGCAGCGCCGCTCGTGAGGTGGTACTCGTGTTGATCACATGCATACTTGTCATTGGTCGTTTTGATGACATCGAGGTTCCATTCCAACGGGATGTATCGAGTGTGGTACTCGGTGTGGTAATGAGCCAGGAGTACAGATACCGACAGCAGTGTTGATCTGCTCGGTGTGTCCAGGTCTCCTTTGATGTCGTTCTTGACGAGGATGGTCAGGAGCGTACGATCGAGGCCACGTAGCTTATGTCTTGGAACGAACTCTGTATGCACTTCGTGTGTGGCGTCATTCCAATCCATATCTGTGATACGTTTGACGTCGAAGTAAAGCTCGTTGCTATTATCGATCATCGGAATTTCTAACAGGAGTATGTCGGTCGTGTTTCGCGTGAGGTCTTGCATCTGAGTCTTGAGATCGACAGGGCGATCGCTCATGTGCGAAAGTTGCATGGTTAGTCCTTTGTTAGTGTGTTGACGTATTGATCCCAGGTGTTTTCCAGAAGGCTATGGAAGTACTCTCCACCGATTCGGATGAAGAGCGGTTCAACGCTTTCGGGAACGCCGTGGTTTTCGACTTCTCGGATAAATGATTGCCCGATGTAGCCTTGCTCAATAGCGAGCGGGATACCACGCTGGATGGTGAGAGAACGCATGATAGCGAGAAATAGACCTTGTGGTACGTGCAGTTCGTTGAGCGCCGAGGCGTCGCTTCCGTCGAACATGTTGATTGTCCATGCCGCTGGGGTGAATACGCTCGGCGCGCCATCTGGTACCCACCTGGGGGTAAAGAGCGCCGTGACGGTGAGCATCCTCTGATTGTCTACAACGGTGATCGTCTGCCGGATGCGAGTCTTTTCAAACGGGGCAATCTGAACATTCATTGTATGCGTGGAATCATCCCAGTCTGCGGTCAGCATCGAGTTCAGTTCGACGTATATGTCCGATTTGGTTTCTGGGATCATATCGAGCATATGAAGCATCATGGTTGATGTGTCGCGCGAGAGCTTGCGCATTTGCTCTGTGTAGAAATCTTGAGGTGGTTTTGGGTAGCTAAGGGGTTGAGATAAGCGCATGGTGGTAGTCCTTTGCTGGTGTTATTGCTGGTTCATAACCTGGTCGATGAATTCGGTGAGACCGCGCTTGGCCCACATGTCTTCTTTCCATGCGCTTTCTTGATCGATATCGCGAAGCTGCGCTGGCTTGCCTTGCGCAATACGCCGAGCGTTCTCGTTGAATAGGTAGCGTTGAGCCAGCAGACGGCGAAGTACCACGGCAACGATTGCCCACGAGGGGTCGCGATCGGCATTCGCATGGCTTTTGCTGGTTTGGTCTGTGACGGTGATATTGACGTGCGTTGGCTGATAAGCGACGACCACGCCTGGGATACATGTAAATGCGGCAATGATATCAACGCGGGTTGTCTGCGTGGTGCGAACACTGATGGTCAGCGTAACTGTCTTGGGGTCGTGATCTGTTGCTGGCGTGACAGTCGTCGCGACCTGGTGAGTCTTCTCGTTCCATTCCATTCCAAGTACATCGTCAATGATCTCGACGGTCTTTTTGTTTTTGCGGGTGGTGTATTGGAACGATGAGAGGATCATGCGCTCGGTAGTGCGGTTCAGGGAGAGAATGTCATTTGCGAGGTCAGGTGTTGTGCTAGGCATAGCTGGTCCTTTTGATTGTGATGTGTGGATAAACCAAACCCCTCTAGCCTTATGCTGGAGGGATTTGGTGTTGGTCTTAGTTCGCGAACATGAGACGGTCGATGGCCTCGGTCAAGCCCTCGTCGGTGAGTGGATAGACGTTGGATGAGCTAAAGGCGTATTGGTAGTAGGCAGAGACGCGGTGCATGAGGTAAAGTTTTGGTTCTTCACCACCTTCGTACTCACACCCTGTGAGGTCAATGACAGGTAGATATGGCTGGTCGGAGTAGACCAATCGGAGCAGGTCGTTTCTTGACTTAAGGAAAGACACACCTTTATCTGCATCAATGGAGTAGGGCATGATCCCCGACTCCGGTTCCTCGTATTCGTCATCTTCACGTGTGAAGGCGCGGGAGATGATGCGAACGAAGCCTGGGTAATAATCCAAATGCTTCAACCCATGCTTTCGACAGGCTTCCAAAGCGTCAATGATCGCGGGGGTATCTCCCCATTGGGAGCACAACGAGAGCACGGTGATCATATCGGTGTCTTCACCGAAAACACGCTTGCGATCTGTAATGATGAGGATTTGAGAACGGTGTCCCATGATGAGGCTCCTTAGATGGGGGCTGTGAGTGGTTAGTTGTAGTTGTTGCGAATAGTTCGCTTAAATTCTTGGCGTTTACGGCGTTTAGCCGCACGCCGCGCCGCGATACGCGCTTTGCCGGTGGGTTCAGGGTTGCAACATGCGCAACCACCATCAGTAGGCGAACGTGGATGTGTTCGGCTCAACATGGGAGCGCGACCGGCAAGTGCCAACGCTTCGTTGTTTGCTGCCATTTACACCCTTATTACTTGGTCTGGTCGATCTGAGCCTGAGCCTCGGCGAGGCGAGCCTTGAGCTTCTTGATCGTCTTACGGCGCTTCTTGTCGAGCAGGTCTTCGTAGGAGAGCGTGACAGCGATTCCGGTGAAGAAACCGATGCCTCCGGCGATGCCGATCCAAGCGAGAACTTCGGTAGAGGTGTACATAGGGGTGTGTCCTTTCGTAATGGTTTTGTTATTTGCGGCGCTTCTTGCCCATAAGCACCAAAACAGTAATAGCTCCAATGGTGCCACTCATGAATGAACGAGAGACGCTGCACGACTTATCGTCTGGAGCACTCACTGTGATGTGCGTGAACTGCTCGTCACGTGTCTTTTCAGTATGGGGTTTTTCCATGTAACCATCGCTGATGTATTGACCAAGGATGATACCCATCAGTAAGAAAAAGAAAGCTGTGATGACGAGAAGTGAGGGAACTTCTTTCAGAATCCACATCAATGTGTAATGCTCCATCAGTTGTCCTTCCATAGAGGATGCTTATTGATGTAAAGGCTGAGAGCCACACCTATAAGCATGAAGATGATAGCTGTAGTGACGAAGATCGGAGCAGTCTCCATGATGAATCGGAACGAGTTAATTGGTTGATGCGACATCAGTCCTCCATGCACTCATCGCAATACATAGCCTCGGTGAGGTCCATGCAGGCGAGGGTCTTATCAGAGACATGAGCAAAAACGTGCTTTCCGCATTCGGTGCAATCAATGAACATGGCGAGCTTCTTTCTCTATATATAAGGTATAGGCGAACACAGGGGAGAGTGTTCATTTTCTTTATCGACGCTGCGTGCAGCGTCAGAAACGAAAACTATTTGTAACATGTGGCTTGTCTCATATAGACAGGCACACATAAACAGATCACTTGGTAATTGAATATATTCGTCGCATACATGGATGTATGTGTGCTACTATTGTCCTTAGTGGTCTTCTCCCTCTCAGAGGACGCAACTACCATCGCCTGGATCGGTAGTCAACCGTTGAATCGTAAGGACTCATCGCGAGAGGAAGTGGGCGTAGCCCGCTGATGAGTATGGCTTTTATTAACAGAAAGTGAGACGAGATGATGACAGCAAAGTCACGGACACGCAATCGAATTGCCGCAACTGCTGCATTGCTTGCGTTTACCGGATCGCTGGGTGCCAGCGCTGCCTTCGCAGAAGGTGGTACAGGTGGTGTCGGCGGTGGCGGCTTCAGCTCCAGCCCCGTCAATGGTTTGAGCGCGACGTTCCAGTTCTTCGATGCCCCCAAGGTTGGCCCTAATGGTCCTGAATCACCTCAAGGTTGGGGTCAGGACTCGATCAATTGGTTCTTGGGTCAGAGGAACCTCCAGGGTACCAAGATGGGTGCGAAGGTTCAGGCCGCATGTGACCAGGCATTGAATGATGCAAGTGATCGTGCGCGCGCAAATGGCGATAATAATCCTAAGTCGCGTGTTGTCGGTATCATGTATGCACTCTACAAGGAGAATCCGAACGTTGAGGCTGCTCGTGGTCAGCAGCACTTCTTCGATCTCATGAATTATTGGCGTAATAACATTGACTATGGCGGTTTTTTTGAACAGTCTAGGGACGCGCCTGGGTTCAAGGAATGGGCCGCATGGTTGGGTGACGAGGGTATTAAGAAGGCTTCTAATAACGGTAAAGACTCTGTGGCAGCTGTGTGTGTCGCGGTGAATAGCCACGAGCCTCGTACTCTTGATGTTCCGCCTACTTACCGTCTGAACATTACGACCAACCACGACTCGCATGTCACCGAGGCCGGTAGCACCGATCCTGTTTACGACATCATTCATGCCTCTCGCGTGGATAACAAGGGTGTGGATGAGAATCTGAACGCCGATATCATTTTGAACTACGAAGGTCCCGAGGGAAACAAGTCGGTGACCAAGCAGGCTCAGATCGCCAACCATGGTGATACCAAGTCGCCTGAGTTCACTCCCGCTGACTTCGGCTGGTCTTCGTGGCCTGCAACCGGCGAGGGTAAGAAGTTCTGGTTCGATATCCACGTTGCCAAGCAGGGTAACTTGGAAGAGGCCATTGACACTGCCGACCGTGAAGAGGCTGAGTCCTGGGCTGTGACCCCCAAGAACCCCGTCAAGTACTTGATGAATGGCGAGAACGGCTCTCAGCTCAAGGATCAGGACGTTCTGGCTGCGAACATGTTCTACAACGCGAACATCACCGCGCACTCCAACGGCTACTCGTCTCAGATGACCATCACCGATACCGTGAACACCGCTGATGTCACGATCGGTGATAAGGAAGCCGATAACGCTGATCGCGTTCAGGTGTTTGGTCCCGATGGTCAGCGTGTCAAGGCTGATATCACCATCGACCGCTCTACCGAGGGCAAGGTCATCATCTCCGGTACTGTGAAGGACATGGAGAAGCAGGGGACTTACACCCTGTCTGTTCCGACCTACACGAAGGCCACTGGCGCTGACTACCGCATCCCGGACGATTCCAAGGCGTGCTACACCGCTGCTGGCGATCACTGCTTGCAGGGTAATTCCGCTGAGACCGGCAAGGTCACCCCGGATCCCGACAAGGTGTGGACTGCTGATGAGGCTGAGGCTCGGCAGACTGCTGACCACGAACGCACCAACCAGAAGGGTGTGGATCAGAAGACGTTCCTGCCCGGAGATAAGGTTTCCGCTGTGGTCAACGACCACATTGCACCGTTCTTGCAGTACAACCTTGAAGAGTACTCCATCGTTGATGACTGGTCTGATGGTCTGGCCTACGTCAAGATGGACGGTGCTCCGAAGGTCTTCTTCCAGGGTCAGGACGTGACCAAGGAATTCGAGATCACCAACGATGTCGAAAAGGGTGTCACCACTGCGAAGGCTAAGCCTGAGTTCCTTGCCAAGACTGGCCGCTTGGCTGAGCCGGGTGAAGTCAAGCTCGTCATCTCCGGTGAGTTCCGTCGTGATTACGAGACCGAGGGTGAAACCAAGCAGCTCATCAACAAGGGCCACGTGACCTGGAACAATGAGATGAAGGCCACCAACGAGCCTCCGATCTTCACTCTGACCCCCAAGGTTGCCATCGACGTTGAGAAGTACACTCTCGACGAGGGCCTTGAAAAGGGCGATCGTGACGAGGCTGACAACGCTCTGACCTTGAAGTCTGCGAAGGACGTCACCAAGATCGGCTTCCTCGTGAAGAACACCGGTGACGCCGATCTCGTCGATGTCACCTTGACGGATAAGACTCACGAGGGTACCACTGGTAACGTCACTGACATCACCTGTGAGATCCCTGCTGATCAGGCTAAGGCAGATCAGTCGAACAAGGATAAGGCTGACAAGACTGACAAGGCCGAGTCGAAGGACAAGACTGCGGATCAGTCAAAGGCTGCTCTGGCGAACGGCACGACCTCTAAGACCATTACGGTTGCAGGCGACAAGATCGGCACCCTGAAGGTTGGTCAGTCTGTGACGTGCACCGGCTTCTTGAGCGGCGTTGAGGAAGGCACTCTGCACTCCGATACCGCTACCGCTGAGGGCAAGTCCATCTACAACGGCAAGAAGGTCTCGGACTCCGATGACTGGCACGCAACTGTGAACAAGCCCGCACCTCGCGGCGCTGTCACTGGTGAAGCCGCTGGTGCAAACACCGCTGGTCTGGCCGCTGTTGGTACCCTGATGGTTCTGGCTGGTGCTGGCGCTGGTGCAACCGTTCTTGCTCGTCGCAAGGAGAAGGTTGCCTGAGTGAGCAGTGAGCATCGGATGATGCGCACTGTGAACTAACCCTCGTAACCCCCGTGGTGAAAACTGCGGGGGTTACGTGTGTTTAGAGCGGGTTTTGTGATAGAATGGTTGATGTACCAATAGAATCAATGAAAGGTTTTGCCACGTATGACTCCGTCCCTCGCAATCCCGCATCGCTCATATGACGATCACCCTCGGCAACGTCCCGATGTTCCTTTGATCGGTCTTATCGGCCTCAAGCGCTCAGGTAAAGACACTGCTGCTCAGGGTCTCATCCAAGACGGCTGGACACGTATGGCATTTGCTGATCCGCTCAAGGAGATGAGCCAGAAGTTGCGCGGCGTGTGGGTACAGGTTCCTGCTGGCGTGGAGCTTGATGCTGTTGTCCCCTCTGTTGGCAGCGGTCTTTTAGGGCGCGGCGGTGGGTTCGCACAGTATCACTACGTCATTGAAGCGCTCGGCATGGAGAAGGCCAAAGAACTGATCCCTGACGTGCGGACGTTGCTGCAAACTCTTGGAACGGACTGCGTACGTGGGACGTTTGGATCTACGGCGTGGGTCGATATCACGAAGCGGAAGGTGCGTGAAGCTCTTTCTCGCGGCGAGTCCGTCGTGCTGACCGATGTTCGTTTCAATGAAGAATTTAATCTCGTACAGCTACTCGGTGGTGTCACGATCGGCGTATGGCGCGGGGACTTTGATTCGCTATGCGATGTATTGGACGATGAGGTTGACCTCGTTGGTGGTGATACACATGAGTCTGAGACAAACGTGTATCATCTGTTGGATCGGTGCGATTATATCGTGTGTAACAACGGGTCTGTTGATGAGTTGCATCGAGGTGTTCGTAGCATCCTTGATTACGAACGTAGTCTGATGTTCTAACGCGCGTGGTCTTTATACGGCGTTTATCTGGTTTAATCGTGACCGGGTAAACGCCGTTTCTCTTGATACATGAGCCAAATGGTGTTATGATGGTTTATAGATGACCAGATAAGAACCATCTGGTCCGTGTAGTCCACACACAGAAGAAAGGGGTGTCTATGCCCAAGCGTTTTATGGGGTCTGTTCCACGGCCTGCTGCCAAGCGGTTCCGCGTGTCTGTTCCTGACGCGGATGAGTCAGTTCTCGCATGGATCGGTGCTCAGTCCAACTTTAGTGAATCAGTGCGAGCGCTCATTAGAGAGTCGATTGAGCGCAACGGATACCGTGATGCGACGTGTTATCCCGTCGTTCAACAGCCTCGTCGTGGTCGTCCTCCGAAGAACAGTGATGATGGATCAGATGTTACGACCGTGCTTGAACCTGTAGCTGAACCTGTAGCTGAACCTGTAGCTCAGCCAGATGAGATGGTCACTGAACCTGTTGTTGCGCCTGCTGTTGTTCCCATGCCTGTGCATGAGGAACCTGCATATGAAGCCCCAGCTCAGACAAGCGTTGAAGACGTACTCGGTACGTTGCGCTAGTAAAAAGACTTAACGAAAGGATTGTCCCTATGACTGCTCAAACCCAAAATCTCATTGGCGGTATCGACGTTGGTAACGGTTATGTGAAGGGTCTCATTCGCTCTGATCGTACTGATAAGGCCGGTAAGCCGATCGTTGATACTGTTGATCTGCCTAGTGGCGTGACTCTCATGACGCGCCCGAACTCTTTGCCTGACCCTGACAATGAGGCGAAGGAGAAGTGCGCTGATGATCTCTACAACAACCTCGATGTATCGTTCTCTTCGGCGATGGTCTCGAACTCGTACCGACATCTGTTTGGAACTCGTGCGCTGAGTGCCAATGGCGCATTCGATGAGTTTAACGTCGTGGGGCGACGCTCGAAGGCTGAACAAGAACTGTCCAAGGTCTTGATCCTGGGCTGCTTTGCGGCGAAGGCACTGCGTGATTACGTCGCTGAGAACAAGGCGCTGCCTGCCTCGGAGCTGAGCGTTCACGCTCGCGTCGCTGTGGCTCTTCCCATTGATGAGTACATGCGTCATCGCACCAGCTACAGTGCTCAGTTCATGAGCGGTGTTCACCTGGTGACTGTTCATAACTTTGAGACTCCCGTGACCATTCGCATCACCTTTGATGACGTGGTTGTTATGGCCGAAGGTGCCTCTGCTCAGTGGGCGATCACTGAGAAGGGTGTGCCGCTCATGCAGGCTATGCTCGCTGACGTGCGCTCCCGGGGTCTTGCCCTCGAAGGTGTCACAGCTGAAGATGTCCTGGCTGCGCGCAACACCATTGGTATCGACATTGGCGAAGGCACGGTGAACTTCCCTGTGTTCACCAACGGTAAGTTCAATGCCGATGCCTCGACAACGTTCGGTGAAGGCTACGGCACTGTGCTCACCCGTGCGCTCGAATCTATGGATGCCGAAGGCTTTAACACCGGCTTTACTAGCCGGAAGCAACTGGCTGATTTCCTCCAGCATGAGCCGTCCCCCTTGAAGCGTAATTTCTACCAGAAGGTTCAAACATACGTTGCTCGTGAGATTGAGTTTTTCGCTCGCGCTGTCTCTGATCAATTTGGCCGTGTGCTCTCTGTCGTTGGGGCTACCACTGAGGTTGTGTTCGTCTTTGGCGGTGGCTCTGGGCCTGTGAAGGACGCGCTCTACCCCTTGCTCTTGGCGAAGGTCGCCGAGATGAACTCAGCGGATGCAATGCCGGTGCTCTACCTTGATGCCTCGTACTCGCGCTCGCTCAACCGAGAGGGTCTGTACTCGATTGCTCAGGCGTCTGCCTCGAAGGGCCGTAAGACGAAGGCTTCGGCATGAGTAGCCCGTGGGATAACGTTTCTCGTCAGTATGGCGTTCAGCCACCTGGCGAGCCTGATGAGGTTTCTGAGGCGGTAGCAGAAGATGCTCCGACCTCAGAGCCTCGCTCTGGATTGCTGACCTTTGATGAGATCATGCATAGCAGTGGAACGGAAGTCGCTCAGGCCAAGGCACGCAAGAAGCGAAGCGCTCTTGTGACTGTCGCCCTGAGCGTGCTTATTGCAGCTTTGCTGGGTGGCGGTGGGTACCTGGTCTACCGTGCCTATACCGATGCTCAGATCGAAGACACTCTGTCTTTGCCAAGCGACACGTACCAAGATGCTCAGGTGGATCATGGCCCGGTTGATGCAACCACTGAGATGTTGAACCACGAGTGGCCGGTCGTGAACGCTGATTCGGATCAGGGGTCGAACACCTGGGATATCAACACCGAGGATCACCGGATTCAAACCATGTCGATTGCACGCATGGCTCCGGGATCGGTGTTTATCCCCGAATCCGGGATTTATATGGAAGTGCAAGGCAGCGACAAGTTTGAGCCATCGAAGTATGGCGACCTCCAGACGATTCACGTGCCAACGAACGTGCATCGTGGCGTCTGGTACTCTGATGGCGCTCCTTTGACTCAGTCTGATACTGGCGTGCTGACTAATGTCACTGTGCACTCTGACCCTGTACCAAGCCATAGCACCAACCCCTCTGTCTCAACCTCTGCTCCTACCTCCGCCCCCTCCCCCTCCTCTACTCTTTCCGAGAATCAGGGAACGGAGAATAGTACAGATGCAGATTTTGGACAAGGAACAACGTTCATTGCCTCCCATGTTGCCTGGACGAAGAAACATCGTGGAGCTTTGTATACAATGGCGACTGATGTCAAGCAAGGGCAGCTCATTTGGGCCAAGGGCTTTGATGGCTCTTTGTTCACATGGCGAGTGAACGGTATGTGGACTGCTGAACATGAGGCATTCCCGCCTGAGTATTTCAGCGCAAGTGGGCCGCGCCGACTTGTGCTCACCACGTGTGGTGGTAGAGTGAACAAGCAGGGATACTACCAGCAGAACGTGTTTCTTGTGGCGGCTCCTGTGCCGCTTAAACAAGAGCTACCGCACTGATAGCTTGCCGCGCTGATCAGGAGGGGACACAGCGTGGTAAGGCAAAGCCCCGTAGTAATGGTGTGAACCATGCTACGGGGCTTTGCTCTATGCGCTTTTTAGAGAGAGAAGCGCTTTCGCACAGCGAGAACTGCGCCACCCATAAGGGTGAGAAGGCTTCCACCGAGCAGAGGCAGAGTTGCCGCTCCAGTGTGAGCTAGACCTTCTTGGTTGTTCACAGAGGTGGAACCGTTAGCAGACTTGGAATCGTTCTGAGGTGCAGACGGAGTGTTACCGTTCGCGTTCACTAGGACGTCACCACCCTTGTCACCGGACTTGTTATTGTCGGTAGCAGCGTCGCCCGTACCGCTTTGGTCTCCAACCTTGTCCCCAGCCTGATCATCGGCCTTGTTCCCGTCCTGAGAGCCAGGAACCGGGGTCTCAGTGCTTCCATCGGTAGAAGGAGCCGGAGCGGGGTCCGTGGTCTCGTTACCCGGAGTAGGTGCTGGAGCAGGAGTGGTGCCATCTGGAGCAGGAGTCACTTCACCAGGGGTGGTTGTGTCTGGAGCAGGAGTCGTGTCACCTGTGCCAGGAGTCTCGGTGGTTCCACCAGGCGTTGGGGTCGGATCAGGGAGTGGTCCCTCTGGGGTTGGGATGTTCGGAGTCTCAGTGTTGTCGCCCGCGTTGTCGCTGGGAGTCGGAGCCGGTTTTGGATCCTCAGTGGTCCCACCAGGCGTCGTTTCGTTCGTATCCGGCTTAGGTGCTACCGGAGAATCACTCTCGTCAGAAGGCTTGGGGTTTTCGCTCCCAGGCGTCTCGGTAGATGGAGCAGCAGGAGTTGTCTCGCTTGGAGCAGGTGTCACAGGTGCGGTCTCATCTGTCGCCGGAGTAGGTGTCACAGGAGCTGGATCTACGGGCGCTGGGTCAGCGGTCGGCGGGGTTACTCCATCACGATCGGGGAGTGCTGGAGCTGGAGTCGCTTCAGCAGGAGCCGTTTCAGCGTTAGTCGAAGCCGCAGTTGCTTCTGTATCGGCAGCTGTACCAACAGCTCCATCGCAGATCAGACCATTTTCATATGCCACGCCAGCGCTAGTACCAGGGGTGTAGAGCCGTGCGTCGTCTGCTGCGGTTGGAACTCGGCAGTTCTCATTGCCAAGGTGATCTTCTGCGGCCATAGCCCCGCCTGCCAAAAGCATGGTGAGGGCTGCGGTTGCACCAAGGGTTGTCGCCAGCTTCTTAGCCGGTGTCATTCCATTCATGAGGATGTCCTCTTTCTCAATTGCGTATTGTGACGGGTTGACACAATAAAAATAAAAGACCCGTAGGGGTAGTATACCTGGATTACGAGGCTTTTTGTACTGTGATGTGCTGAAATGTCAGTCAGCATGACGTTTAGTCAATCCGTCCCAGTTATCAGAAAGAGAGATGTGTGAGTTGGCGATATAAATAAAAACCCCTGTAGCACCAGTTTATCTGGTACCACAGGGGTTTAGTGTCGTTGTGTGACTCAATATTCAGTTATGGTGCGAAGATCAGAACGGGGGATTGTCCTGATCGGCGATCCCGACGAACGGCGACTGCATGTCGTCGTAGACGGGAGCCTGGGGCTGGGCCGGAGCTGCCTGAGCGACCGGAGCGGGAGCTGCGAGCTGTGCGGCGCGGTTGTAGGCATCCTGAGCGGCAACGCGCTTGGCGAGGCGATCAGTGGTGGTCTTGCGCGACTCCAGCATCTGAACGTCAGAGACGATCAGCTTGGTGGCGAAGTGGCGCTCACCTGCGCGATCGACGTAGGAGTCGGTGGTGGCGCGGTAAGTGACCTCGACAAGGTCACCCTTGTGGATCATGTCGAAAACGCCATTGTCGCGGTCAGCGGGAATGAAGCGTTCGACGGGCACTGCATCGGTGCCACGTTCACCGTTGCGATCAGTGAAATCCTGATCGACCAGAACGGTGAATCGAACGGTGCGAGAACCGTCAGAGTTGTCGAAGAAGCGGGGGTCTGCTGCCAGGCGGCCAAGAGCGATACCGTGGTTGCGAGTGTTGATACGAGCCATTGTTATTCTCCTTTTGTGTGTAACACGTAGATCTTTGTGATCTTGATCAGTATATCTTTGGGTGCATCTGCGATGCACTAAGATAAGCTCCCAGACTAGGATTCGAACCTAGACCAACAGATTCAGAGTCTGCTGTGCTGCCATTACACTATCTGGGAAAAGAGCCAAGAAACGAGGGTGTTTCTTGGCTGTGAGGGTTAGTATCCTTCTTCCTCGTCCAGGTCAAGGTAGATCTCAGGTTCCGTGGCGATGAGGTAGTCGCGGAAACTGTCGATGATGTCTTGCCAGGTGCGACGCGATCCGAACAGGCGGTCCAGCTCAGGCCAGTACTCGGTGTTCTCGGAGTCACCGACGACGTGAGAGGTCTGCTTCCAGATGCTGTCGCCGATGTTTTCGACTTCGGTGACGAGCAGGGAGATGTGTGGGTAGTCTGGGTTGTTGTAGTCTTCCCACAGCGACACGTGGTAGTTGTGGTTGTAATCGTCACAGTAGGTCTCGTACCAGAGGCGGGTGTCTTGGAACAGGCCGTAGTCGGATTCGACGAGGCTCCATTGTTCCCAATCGAGTTTCAAGGGTTGATGAGGCATGGTTAGTATCCTTTTGTGTTGTGGTGAATGTTTGGTTATGAGAGAGGCTCCCAGACTAGGGGTCGAACCTAGATTCTCGGGATCAAAACCCGATGTGCTGCCTTTACACTATCTGGGATTAAAGCCAAGTGTTGTACTTGGCCGGGTGAGTAAGACTTGGTTTTCTCAGATTCCCCAGTGGATGATCTTCGGTGGTGTGCGTCGGTTACGTGTCATTTCAGCGAATGTCTCGTGTGACACTTTCACACCTGTGTCCGTGATCCATGGTTTCTCATTATCGAAGAACACGGCCATACGAAACATTTTCCAGTTGCGATCACCAATAAGTGTGCCAGCTGGGATGCTTTCACTGTCTAAAATAGTCATCTCACCATTGGTGTCGATGCACATGAACTCCGTAGGTTTGATCGAGATCAGCCCGTTTTCGAGCTTCTGTTGGAACTCTTTTTGTTGAAACTCGTGGAGCGTCTGTTGTAGTTTTTCGATAACTTCGTCAAGTCTTTTCTGAATGTCGTCCATTTTCTTACCTTTAGCAGTATGAGTGTGATGGATGGGCCAGGTGTAGATGTTCAGCCACCTGGCCCTACCCCAAGGCGATGCAGATTATCGCATGAGAGCGTCTTTTGTTTCTTCCAAGATCTGTCCTAAGTGGTTAGAGCCGGTGCCTCGGCACCTACCCCAGTAGGTATCGCCCCAGGTGTTATCTTCAACAATAGGATCACTTACAGCCAGGAGCATCTCTTGTAACCCAGGGTTTTGTTCAAACTTCGCACGCACAACACGTCGCATAGCATCTAGCCTTCGTGCATTCCATTCACGGACGTTAATGGGGATGCGCCTACCCAGCCGCTTTGCGTCAAGGGTTGTAATGTGGCCTGCAAACATATGCGCGTGCTGTCGGCTCTTCTGTCCCTGGAAAGCGGCTTCTGCGCTTTCGTACCGGACCCCGTCAATCTCAATAGAGCACGGGTAAAAGTTGGACAGAAAATAATAACGATCTCTAAACCGCATGGTTACTCCTCTATAGCAAAGGGTTATTTCAATCTTATAACCGATGCAATTTATTGCATGAGAATTGATGTTGTGGGCCAGGCAGGAGTCGAACCTGCAACGTTTCTGATGTGCCCGATTTACAGTCGGGTGCCTTCAACCAGTTCGGCGCACTGACCCTTTTTTGATGCATTATGCAATGCGTCGGAATGGCGGGACTCGAACCCGCGACCCCCTGGTCCCAAACCAGGTGCGCTACCAACTGCGCTACATTCCGTTGTTGGCGGGTGTGCTCCCCGGCCCCAGATCACCTCTGTTGGCAGGCCGAGAAGCACACCGGATGCGGTCTACGTTGAGGAAGGTGATTCCATCAGCGTTCCGCTACTTCTGGGAGAGGTGGTTTGTGGGGGGGATGCTATTTGACGAGCCGACAGAAACACACACTATATTAAATTATGTGCTCGTCTGGGGTGCGACCCCATGCGTGATCCCCCGATCACGGCGGTTGGTCTAGCCATTGAACCGAGGCAAGGAAAGTTCAATGGCAGGAGAGGGTAGCTATCCCTCTTCTATTCATCCAGCATTATCCAACCGCTGGGTGGTCCCCTCAGCGGGACTTGAACCCGCACGTCCTTATGGACACCTGATTTTGAGTCAGGCGTGTCTTCCAGTTCCACCACAAGGGGAGTTTGATTGGTATATCAGTATTATATACCATGTGTCAGTTGTTCGCTATATCTCTTGCGCGCGAGATGATCATTGTAGTATCGGGACTATGTGCGGCATTACAACGTCGAACAATTTCTGCGAGTTCATCGTTCGTGTAATAATTGTTCAATGGGTCCACCCAAACGCAAAAAGGTTCATTGGGGTTGTATGGTCGATGGACGTGATAGAACGTATTACACCCCGGTGGATCAATGATCGTACCGGCGGAGAAACTACTCGCCTTGAAGATATGACGAGTACCATCAGGACCTATGGCTTCGAACATGTCGCCAGTGAGCTTTTCTGGCTCGCTCTCATTTTCTGTCATTGCTTTTTCAGCCTTTTCGAAGGTATCAATGGGATTATCCCCATTGCCCCTATCGGTGATAAGAGACTTATCAATGTCGATGTTGAAGATGTTGCAGAAGCAATCAAGAGCGTAGTCGAGATCGGTCTTGACATCGAAGTCGGATTCATTTTCTTCAGAGATTTCATCGGAAAAAGCATCGTTGAGCATGTCGTTGAGAAGTTCAATGAGAGCTTCTACATTACCTATGAATTTTTGATGGTTAGTCATGGTGTAATCCTTTTCGAACCTTGGATTTAGTGGCTAATCTCAGCGGTGTTGTAGTCGATGGTGTAGCCGTTTGCCGTGTTGGGCACAGTGACGTGCTCAGAGATCGACTTGTCGCATGATTCGATGTCCACAGTTACGGTGCGAGGGATGAGTTCATTGCCGTTGTAATTGGGCGTGACTGCGTAGTAGAGCGGGCAGGAAGCATGGGCCTGGTTATCCAGGTACGAGCGTGCCTTGGTCTCGGAGTAGGCCATGCCGCCATTGTGAGCAGAGCTGATGCCGACGTTTTGGGTGCGAGTTCCGGTGACAAGGTTCTCTTTCACCGGGTCGCCACCCAGGGAATCAGCGATCATGTGTGAGCGGTTCCAAAACCACCCTGTGTATGACTGCGAGCCATCGGTGATCGTAACCTTCTGGTTGTGTTTCGGCCAACCTGTGGGGTTGACCTCGATCTTTTGACGGCCCCGAGCCTTGGCCTTTTGGCGCATATCAGTGGTGAGCAAGCTGTAGGCGCATGTGGGCCTACCTAGAGAGTCGAGATCACAGTAGGTGATCTGACCCTCCTTTGCGTCTTTGTATGAGCGCTGGGCTTGCCCGTCCACCTGATAGTAATCAGCGTTGTACGTGATGCGCGGCGTGGGCTGGGTTTGCTGCGTTTGCTGTGGCTGGATATTAGTGTTGTGCAGTTTGTGCGCAAAGGCGATGTATCCAAAGATCATAGCCGCACAGATGATAAGTGCGAGGGTGATGGTTCCAATCAACCCGAGATGTTTCTTTGACATGAGAATTATCCTTAATCAGTGGCGGTATTTGTGCGAAACGGGCGGGCACCAGCCATGGCCGGTGAGTAACCATTCGACATCAACATGTAGCATGTCTGCAAGCAGATCGAGGTCTCCAAGTGTGTGATCCAAACACTGACCAACAAGCGTTCGGATGACGTTGTGGTCAGTGTTTGGATGGGTTTGGTCATTACGAGAGATCACTCGATCGATGAAAGCCTTCTGAGCACTTTCAGCTGTGATGTAGTGGATGTCAATAGCCATGGTGGTGGGGCTTTTCTGAATTAGCGTTTCCAGATTTCTCCAGTGCGATAGCTAATCGCTTCCTGGGTCGAGTAGAACACCGTGACGTTGTAGAGGGTGTGACGCTCGGAGAGCACATGGTCACATGATTCGATGTCTACAGTCACGGTGCGGGGGATGAGTTCATCATCTACGTAAGATGGCGTGATGGCGTAGTACAGCGGGCACTGCGCGTTGCCGGGATTGCTCAGGTAATCTTTGACTTTTTGTTCAATCTCATCAAGGTTTTTGCGGTAAACGCGCGTGGCTGGAATGAGATTGTTCTTCTGGATGTCACCACCAAGAGCCGGGCTGATGAGCGGTGTTTTGAGCCACTGGGCATTCTGCGCGGGCCAGCCGGTGGGGTCAATGGTGATCTCAGTGCGCTGGTAGTTGGCGCCCGCTTGAATGTTCGCCTGTGTGAGCAAGCCATAAGCGCAGGTGGGACGGTTGTATGCGTCAGGATCACAGTAGGTGATCTGACCTACATCTTTAGGTTGGTACAGATGCTTGGCGTGATCGGGGTATGGGTCACCTTTGGTGTCACGGTCATGAGATAGGATGACCTCTTGCCCTGTAATGAAACCCTTGGGGGGGGGTGTTTTAGTTTTAAACGTGTGGTAGGCGCTGACCCCTAAAAGGATCAGGGTGCAGGCCATGAATGCGGCCAATATAGTATCTAACAGGCCGAGGCCGCATTCCTCGTCTTGCGATGATTTTGAGACCAATGAAGTATCGGGTTGTGTTGTCATGATGAAGTCCTTTCATATCAGTGTGAGATCGGCCCGCACCATCCGGTGCCGGTGAGAAGCCACTGCGCGTCCACACGAAGCGCCCCGGCGAGTCCATCGAGGTCTGCAAGAGTGAAGTCCAGGAATGGTTCAATGTAGGGCAACACATGGTGTGGATCAGCAGCGGGGTTGAGTTCTTTGATGCGACTCATGACGCGCGTGGTGAACGCGGTTGGAGCATCAGTGTCTGTGATGAATGAGATGTTGACTGCCATTGTGACCTCTTTCGATTAGGAAAGAAAAAAAGAAAAGAAGCACCCCACCCCTCGTAGGCAGGGAAGGCGATGAGGGGTAGGGTGCAAGGGGAGAAAGTGTCATTACTGTTTTCGGCGCGAGACATCGCGCCACAACCTTCTACCTTATCCTAATGAAGGATTGGATGTTCAAAGTAGTAGACGCCCATCGCTACTTTAGGGATGAGTGCGCTAGAGGGTTGGGATGGATCTAGCGCTTTGCGTGCATCCTTCCACGGGTCTTCTGAGCACACGCGTTCACTGAGTTCAGTGCCGATCCCGGTTGTCTCACCCAAAGCAGTACAGATGCGAATGATGAGGTTCTTTTCCTCGTCGCTGAGCCGATTGGGGTCGCCTTGTGGAAGCTCACCGGGACGGATGATGAATTTATTCTGGTGCAAAATGAACAGCAGTGGGCACACAGGGCCGCTTCTCCAGGCGTAGAAGTCTTCTGGGAACAACGGCGCGCCCTGGTGCTTAACGAGGTGTTCTGCCTGCGCATAGAACGCGAGCCTGTGTAGTTGCATCGTTGCGATGGTGCCTGTGCGGGTGAGGATATACGCTGCTACGTCTGTGATGGATTGGGCCATGGATGAGTCCTTTCTACGAGCTGTTTTACAGGATGTATGCAGTCTCATGATCAGGATGCGACGGGTTGTAGACCCATATGCGACGGTTCCATACCACGTAAACGGGGATACCCGCTTGGTGCGCGAGGTCGATGCATCCCCATGTGCCGCGTGAACCTTGTCCCTTGGGGTGGTCGGGGAAGGCCAGGCAGAGGTTGGCTCCAAGATTTACCATTTCTTTGTTACGGATGGGACCAGCTGCCTTGCCGTAGGTGTTCCAGTCGGCTCGATGAACCTCAGTAGGTAGGTTCAAGAGCTGTTGTCCCATGCGAGCAGCTTCGGTGTCTGCTCCGGTTGCGCCGCCATGGACGAGAACGGGGAGTTCATGGGTCTTTTTGAGGATTTCTCGTACGGCGATGAACAGAGCGTGTGAATCATATGATGTCCATTGATGAGCGCGAGAACCCGTGATGAGTAAGCGTGACATAGAGGTGCTCCAAACAAAAGGAAGGAAATAAGAATCTGTATTATTATCGGCACACACCAGTGTGCCACAGAACTATGTTATACTTAAGTATCAATGGAAACGTAGAGCCACGAGGCTTTGGAAGGAGAACTTAACGGTGAGCAACAATGATGCAGGCGAGCCGATGGTGCGGCTCAACGTCCGTATGCCGCAAAGCATACGTGACAAGGTTGCGTATTGGGCTGAGAAAGAGAATTTAAGTGCCAATGATTTCATCATTGAATGCATCGAGGGACATATCGCACGTGCCAATGGCGATTACGATCTACCGACTTTGGAGCAAGCGCGCCTGGCTCAACTCGTTGATGCCCAGGTCGTGCTGGCGAGTAATGTCGCCAATCTTCATAAAATGGTCGAGTCAATGGCGGGTACCATTATTGGCCTCACTCGTGGCGATAGTTACTTGCTCGATGACGAGGATGGAGAAGAATAATGCCTGAGTACGATTACGACGGTAGGACGCCTGAGATTTTTGACCCTCGCGCTGCCATTAAGAAGCAGTTGCGCGAGCGAGAACGTAGCAATCAGCCTGTTGTGGTTTCAGCGCGTGGACAGCATGGTGGGAGCGGTGGTCACAGCGGCGCTGCTCCTGGAGCCACGTCTGGTATCGGTGCGACCCCGCCACAGCCTCAGCGCGATGAGCCAGGGGATGCGATCACGGAAGCAGAGGGTGCTAACTCGTCTGCTCGTGAGAGTGAGACCCCCAGTGAGCCTCAGAAAGAGGTCGGTGAGCAGAGCCATGAGATGGTTCCGATGACATTGCGTCATCGCGATGGCAGCGAGATCCCTGTGACGATCGAAGGCGATGTTCGTTTTACATTCGACGGTGACTCGGTGCGGCCACAAGGTATGCCTTTTGTCATCGGGCAAGCCGTTCGTGATGAACTCACGAGACTCGGTGCCCCTGAGCTTGGAGCAGAACCCACGCCGAAGACTCAGAGCAAAACATTGTCATATGGCGCACTCATCACGGCGCTTGCAATGAGTTCTCTGGATATCGAGATTCCAGGCGTGGACGAGAACACTCGTCGCGCTGCTGAAGTCTTGCGCACGGGCCAAGGCCGTGTCGCCGCCATTGAGATGAAGGTAGAGCAGGTGTTGGATAACCAGCGGCGTGCTCAAAAGGATCTCGATGCGATGACGAGGCGGGCGCTCAGTGCTGAGAAACAGCTCTATGAGCTGGAACTCATGCTCACGTGGCTGCTCGTCGATAAGACTGAACCGCTTTTGTTCAACCAGGTGACATCTTCCGCGATCGATTTGACGAACAAGACTGTGCTTGACGCACGGGCGCGTCTTCGAGAGAAGGCTCGCGAGTTGGACCGAGCCGAGTCGGTTCAGCGTGGTCAACTGCGGATCGTGGAGTGAGGTTGTCATACCCTTGAATCAATGATAGAATTGATTCATGAACCAATTGAAACTGTTTGATGAGAATAGCGTGCTCGACCTGGTGTGCCGGGGTTGGTCACGTGAGCGTATTCTTGAGCGCACTGGTATTGATCCCGGTTATCACAACGCCTCAGTGAAGACTGAGCTGAAAGGTGTGGATCGACACGCCTATAAGATCGAGCATGTGAAACAGCGTGTCGGATTGCCGGTGGCACGAGATTTGGTGGAACAGTTTGGGGCGTGTGAGCGGGATAAGGCTGGTGTTTTGGAGCAGCTTGGGTTGCACGACGCTGTGAATTTGATTAAGCTCGCTGATCTGTTCACAGGGTTGGGTTTGAGCGAAGAGTTCACAGACGCGGATCGCCGTGCGCGCCGTAGTACGATGCGTGCCGGTATGGTTGCTCAGTACGGTACAGACAACCCGTTCAAGCTCGACTCGTTCCAGGAGAAGGCCGCTCAGACGCGTGAAGAGCGTTATGGTGCTCGCTACACTTTGGCTGAGGGATCGGTGTTCGCTGACGAGGCTCGGAAGAAGGGTCAGGAGTCTTTAGAGCCTATACGTCGAGCTAAGCGTGAGCGAACTTTAGCTCGCAAAAAGCGCGAACGTGAGGAACGTCAACGTGAGCGCGCTCTTCATGGTTATCATCGTCGCACTTTGACTGATGAAGAAAAGATTGTGGCAAACGAGCGTCGTATTGCGACCTCGCAATCTCGTTATGGTGTGGACCATCCTTCTCAACGAGCGTCGTTTAGACAGAGCGTGTCGCAGTACATGACTGATCCTGAGAACCAACGGCGCATACGAGCAAGAACCGTTGCCACTAATCAGGAGCGGTACGGTGTTGCCTATTTCACCCAGCTACCTGAGCATCGTCAGGAGCAATCGCGTCGAATGAGTGATCCGGCGCATCAGCGTCGTATTTTATCCGCAAAGTGTGAGAATGGTACGTTAGCTACGTCTGCACCAGAAGATGCTCTTTATGAATTGCTCGTTGAGTACGTGAACCAGCACGGTATGACCGTGATGCGACAGTATCGCGATGAGAAGCGCTATCCTTTTGCAGTCGATTTTTATATTCCTGAGCGAGATCTGTTCATCGAACTCAATGGCTCGTGGTCGCATGGTGGACACTGGTACGAGTCGGATCGCGAGATGGATCAAAAGACTGTTCAGACGTGGCTCAAGAAGGGTAAAAAGTCCAAGTACTATCGTGTTGCCTTGGAGACATGGACCAAGCGAGACGTACGTAAGCGTGGGGCAGCTCGCAAAGCACAGCTGAACTATGTCACGCTGTGGGACGGTTTGGAGTCTTTGTTTGATGCTCATCTATGGTTTGCTCTAGGCGCACCAGATGGTCGGGATTGGGAACATGAGTATTCTTGGCTCGATCTACCTGAATCTCTGGATGATCTTAGGAGTGGGTTAGAGGGGCAGGTCCAGCAGTGGGCTGATATTGATGTGACGAACGCTGGCCCGAGGCAGATCTCCTGGCTGGCTCGAAGTGCGGTATGGGAGACGTTCTATGCCCGTGAGTTGCAGATGTGGGAAGCCGACGAGGTTCATCATCGTAAGTGGGGACGTTTGCGCGCACGTCTGCTTGCCAACCGATTGCGCTATCTAGGCAGGCTTCCTGAGTCGGCTCTAGAGGTGGTGCGAGGTTTGTCGATCAGCGGTGAGATCCGGTCGTACTCGACTTTCACCAACACCGCGATGATGGCTGTGCTCGATCGATATGAGCCGACGAGTTTGTATGACCCGTGTAGCGGGTGGGGTGAGCGGATGCTCACGTGCGCTCAGCGTGGCGTGACGTACACAGGTACGGATATCTCTGAGGCTGTGGTTCAGGCTCACCAGAGCCTGATTGATCGTCTGGGTTTGACTCATGCTGACGTGACGCTTGGCGACAGCGCCACTCGTGATATGCGAGGTGGTTCGCATGAGATGGTTCTAACCTGTCCGCCGTATGGTAACACCGAAGTTTACACCGAGAATGGAGCCGAGAATCTGGATGATGAGGCGTTCTTGGGGTGGTGGGGGAGCGTTGTTCGCATGAGCGTTGCTCCATCTACTCATGTTTTTGCCTTCCAAATCAGTGAGAAATGGCGTCAGCGTATGACAGACATCGCTGGGCAGGAGTTAGGCGAAGGCTGGCGACTCGTATATGAGATTGATGCATCCACATCGGATAGCCATTTCCAACGCGTTCAGTCAACCACAAAGCGTCGTGGTGAAACGATGGTAGTCTTTGAGCGACTCTGATATACTTGTTATATTCGTATACGAACGTTTTCGACGATTAGGAGGATTTATGACAGTCGGTATTTTGACTGAGAAACCGAGTGCTGCGCGTAACTTTGCCAAAGCGCTTGGTGGTCAAAGTGGTACCTGTAACGGTGAAAGTTATGTCATCGCTTTTGCACGTGGCCATCTGTTTGAGCTGAAACAACCTGTGGATCAGGTGGATCCGTCGAAGCGTGCAAAGTACGCTTCGTGGTCACTGAGTGAGCTTCCGTGGGATGTGAACGATTTCGCATTTGAGCGTGAAAAGAAGAAGGATACCTCGAAATTACTCGCTGATATTAAGAAAGCGCTTGGTTCTTGCGATGAACTGGCGATTGCCACAGACTCAGATGTTTCAGGTGAGGGTGGCCTGCTTGCTTGGGAAATCATCTCTGAATTAGGACTTGATCATAAGCCGATCTCACGTATGTATTTCACCGATGAGTCCCCAGCGTCGATCAAAAAGGCGTTCGTTTCTCGCAAACGTTTGACCTCGATGGAAGATCACGACGAGTATCGCATGGCGTGGCTTCGTTCTCGGTGGGATTTCCTCTCTATGCAATGGACACGTATTGCTTCTGAGCTTGTTGATAAGCGTGCGATCGTTCGTCAGGGGCGACTTAAGTCGGCCATGATTGTGCTCGTTGGGGATCAGCTTAAGGCACATAACGAATGGAAGAAAGTTCCATTCTACGAGTCTCGGTTCCGCGATGAGAACGGCGTCATGTACATTGATCCCGATGCTCAGAGGTTTGCACACGAGAGCGATGTGGATCTGAGCGGTTTGCACGCGTCGAGCGTGACGGTGGACTCCAAGACCATGAAGCGTTCTGGTCCACCTCGGATGCTGGATCTTGCAGGTCTGTCAGCACTGCTGAGCGCAAAGGGCGTGAAGGCTGCTGAGGTGCTGAAAATCTATCAAAAAATGTACGAATCTCAGGTAGTATCGTACCCCCGCACAGACGACAAGCATGTTACCAAGGAGCAATTCGCTGAGCTTGTTCGCAATGCTCCAGCCATTGCGCGAGCTGTTGGTATCGACCCATCGTTACTCACGCACACTGCTGCTCGTTCCACCCATGTGAAGGACTCAGGAGCACATGGTGCGAACCGCCCTGGTCCGAACATTCCGTCCTCTCTTGCAGAGGTGGAGAACAAGTACGGTAAGGTCGGTGCCATGATCTATGAGTTGCTCGCTCGTTCTGCTCTGGCTGTGCTCGCGGAAGATTACGAGTACGAGGCCCAGAAGGGTCACGTCACTGATTTCCCTGCATATGTGGGATCGTGTTCCGTTCCTAAGAAGCAGGGCTGGAAGGCTGTGCTCGGCGATGCATCAATGGCAGATGATGATGATGATGAGAACGACGTGACTGGTCTCGGTACTAAGGCACAGCCTTTTGTTCATGAAGGTGTGCCGTCTCAACCTGTCGCACCGACTGTCAAGTGGCTCATGAAGCAACTGGAGCGGCGCGATGTAGGTACTGGTGCGACTCGCACGAGTACCTTTGCTGAGGTGTCAAGCTCGAAGGCTCGATATCCTTTGATGGACGAGACGAAGGGCAGGATTAGCCTGACCGAAACAGGCGAGATCAGCTATCGCCTGCTACCGGGAACGCATATTGGAGACCTGTCGATCACGGAACGCGTGTTCTCGGACATGAAGGCCGTGGCAAAGGGTGAGAAACAGGCAGATGATGTCCTGGCTGAGGTGGCTAGGCTCGTAACCGATGATATTGCCGTGATGACGGCAAACGCTCAAACGATGAGAAAGGATTTAGGAATGGGCGACTACGTGGAAAAGGAATACTTCGAAGGAACGTGGGACAAGACGGGTGCGCATGTGCGGTTCAACCGTACGTGGAGCGGTCACCGTTTCACGGATCAGGAGTGCATGGATCTCTTGGCTGGTAAGGACATTGAGATTACTGCAACGTCCAAGAGGACGGGAGATGACTTCACTGTTATCGGTTCGTTCGGAGAATATGAATTTGAGGGCCGTAAGTGCATTGGCTTTATTCCCGATTTCACTAAGCCGACCTCGGCCGCAAAGCGTGGCGTTGCACCCAAGTCGATGCTCGGCGTGAAGCTCACCGACGAACAGCGAGAAAAGATCGAAGCCGGGGAAAAGGTCTTGGTCAAGGGCATGAAGTCCAAGAAGTCTGGTAAGAACTTTGACGCCTACTTGTTCCTTGAGGACAAGCCGGATGGTACTCGCGGGATCGCGTTCTCGTTTGATGCGTGAGTCGATCTAGGGGTTAGAAAGGAGAGCGCGACGTATGGCGAAAGATCGGTATGCTGTTCCTGTATCGCTCGATCGGTCTATTCTCGACCATGAGATCAACCTGTCGAATAAGTCGTTTCAGGTTAAACCCTTGCCTATGAAGGTGATTTTCACCTACCTGGGAAGCGCGATCGTGCTCATGTGGGTATTGACGAGTACACCGCTTAAGGGTGCGAACTTTGGATTGCTCGCGCTCATCACCTTGTGGTGGATTGCGGCGACGGTCTATTTCGCTGCGTACTCGAAGACGAAGGAGATGCGAGGGAGCCAGCTTTCCGCTTTGTTCGACTATCTCCCGAAGACGTCACGCCGGGTGGTCACTCGGTCAGATTCTCGCACGGGACCATTCTTGTCCATCGTCGGCATCAAGGATGTTGATCAGGACACAGGTCTCATCACGTATGTTGATGGCATGGTTGGACAAGCCTACTCCGTCGTCGGATCAGCCTCGCGCCTGCTCTTTGATCAAGATCGTGACGCGATCTTGAACCGGAATGATCGGTTCTACCGCAAGCTGGAACCGGGTGTGGAATGGGTGTTTATCACCACGAAGGAACCGCAACGCGTCTATGCTCAGGTGGCTGCGCTGGAAAAGCGTAACCAGGCTCTGCCCCTAGAGGCTCGCGATCCTGAGCTGGTCGCACTGATGGATGAGCAGTATGAGTCACTGCGCTCATACGTTGGATCGAGCTTTTTCAGCATCCATCAGTACCTCATTCTCATTGCTCGAAACGAGGAAGAGCTGCGTAAGGCGCACAACCTGCTCGACTCAGAAGCGGCGGACTCGTCGCTGATGTTTAAGCAGGTGTCGATGCTCACCTATGATGAGACGATCGATCTTCTCGCAACCCACTATGGGCCGGTAGCGATGACGAAATAGTCATGTGAATTGTTACCTGGCGCACCCCTGAATGATAGTGTTCAGGGGTGCGTTTCTTTTGGTTCTCGTGTAGAATATATTGAGTAACCACTATAATCGAGTTGTTCAATACGAGGGAAAGGAGTGGCATTGGCGAAGGGTAAAGCGCAAGCTGTACAGACTGGGGCGGTTGATACCTCAGTATGGGGCGGGGCTGCTAGGCGCGTACGCGAAGTGAGTGAAACTCATGCAGCATCTGAGGCGCGCGATAGGGCTGAGTCAAGCGAGCGTGCCTTGAAGGGTATGTCGCGTAAGGAGCGTCGAGCGTTCTTCTCACGGGCGAATAATGGACAGGTGAGGGACTATGCTCATCTCTTGGCCGTTAAGCCCAGACAGGGCTATGTGTTCCATTCCGACTATTTCGAGATTGATGGTGAAGTCGGATGCATTCTGAGCTATTTCCATGACGAGAGTGCGCGCGATGAACTGCCGCCGTTTTGGGGCGTGAATCTGATTCCGTATCTTCCTCAGAACGTGACGGCTATTCTCCTGGAACAAGTCTCTCGCGTGACTGAATCGTGGCTGACGAACAAGATCAAAGAATCCGAACGTCTTGATCGCCTTGATAGTCAAGAGCAGAGTGAGAATGGAACAAAGTCAACGCGTCGTAAGGCGTCGAAGGTCTCTGCTGACATCGAACAGGTGATTGCCGAGATCCAAGACGGGGCCGCGTACCTATCTGTGCATTACCGTATCTTGCTCAAGGCTCCCTCCCTAGAGGTGCTCGATGACGTGATCGATGACTTGCGACGCAAGTACATCGACGCTGTGGGCAATCTGTCGATCGCTGGTCACCACGGTCTCCAGCGCCAGGAGCTTGCAACGCTCTTTTCCCCGAACGCCTCGAAGAAGGGTAAAGGCTTCCACTTCACCTCAACTGAACTGGCTGGTGCTTTCAACCTCGTCACCAACGGTTTGAACGACCGGGGCGGCGAGTTCGTCGGCTACATGGTGGGTGACGTCAATAACTCTGGCGTGCTCATGGACGTGGACATGTACAAGCACCACGTCGTGGTTGCCGACGATGATAAGTCTCGCGCTCAAGCTATGGGGAATGCTCAGGTTGCTGATATGTGGGCATCGAAGATTTCCCAGGCAGCACTGATCAATAACAAGCGCGTGGTTCATATCATTCTTGATGGCGCTGATCTCACCGGCGTTCTTGGACCTCGCATGGAGACGATCACTGCTCGCATTGATATGTCTCAAGGCGATGTCAACCCCTTTGAGGTGTTTGGTGAACGTAAGGATCAGCTGTCGCTGTTTTCAACGCACTTGGAGAAGCTCGTGCTCATGACTGAACAGGCGTATGAACCGACCGATGCAGATCGTTCGATTATCCGAGCTTCGCTCAAAGATACGCTCACTCAGTTTTATGTTGATCAGGACATGTGGGTTCGAAACGCGAAGCACAATGTCGATCGCTTGCGTCTTGTGGGGATTCCTCATGACCAAGTCCCTCAGCTCAAGCTGTTCGTCACGTACCTGGATCAGCGCTATAAGGCGCTGACTGGTAAGTCGAACCGTGACGATGAGCTGTTGCACGCATACTCCGTGCTCTCGGCTGTGTTCAAGGACATGCTTGATGCAAATGGCGACTTGTTCAACGTCGTGACGAAGGATGCAATTGACGGAGCGCAACATGCTCGTCGCGTGATCTATGACTTTTCCTCTTTGATCAACCGTGGTAAGGGCGTGGCGATGGCACAGCTCGTCAACGTACTGGCGTTCGCGGCTTCTGCGCTTGGTGAAGGCGATACTCTCATCGTTCACGGAGCAGAACTGATCGACGAGGGCGTCAAGCCCTACGTCACTGATCAGTTTGAGCGACTGTACCGCCGTAACGCTCGTGTGGCCTTGTGCTACAACGGTGTGAAAGCGATGCTCGATGACTCGGAGTTCAACCACTTTGACGAAGCTGATTGGACGGCTCTGGGGGCCATGAGTGATGCTCTGGTTCCGGTCTACGAGAAGAAACTTGCCAAGCGCATTCCTGTCGATATGACGAAGGTCATCACTCGTCGAGGCGAGGGGTTGACGTTCTTGCGACGCGGGACTGTTAACGTGGTGTTTAAGCGCGATCTTGCTCTCGGAGTCAATGCTCACGTGCGAGGGACTACGTATGATGGATCGGTTGCACCTGGTCGTAACCGTGGTGCTGTTATGAAGAAACGCGCGGGTGGTCAAAAATGATGAGAACAAAGGATAGGAAAGGATTGTTGATGAAACATCGGAAGGAGATGGACAGTAACGTGCGCGGGAGCGTACGTGTGCTCACAGGGTTTACCCGCGTGATCACACTGATGATTGCAGCTCTTGTTCTCGCCTTTGGTGTGACAATGATCGGCGGGAGTACTCACGCTGATCCGGGTAAGACGGAAAAGTATGACTTTTATACTCTGTCATCAAACGTTACCGCGTATTTCTCCGATGCCGTGAAGCCAGGGGCAAAAACGGGTCTATCTGCCGATGAAGGGTGGACAACGATTGCTCAAAACGCAAGCGAAGGTGGGGATTTTCTTGGTTACGGCGATGATAATATCTCCAGCTTTACAGGTTGGTTAGTTTCTAAGACTACGGGCGCATCGAATACTGTCGGTTATGATTCATTGCGCGCCATCAGCAGCGATTCCGATGGTAACAAGACTTCACTTCAAGGTGCTCTTGGGTATGCTCAGTATGGGTCGCTACTCAATGCTATGGGCCTAGATTCAACATCGACGGGTATTGGACTCCATTTGGAGAACATGATATTTGGCTTTGTCATGATGTTGCTCTATCTTCTCGCTGGCGGCATTGATACGATCTTCTCGGCTGTTGTGTGGATCCTTGACCTGCTCAACCCGTTTAGGATGTTCTTTCAAGCGGTGTCTGTATCGAGTGCTTCTTTGGCTGACGGAATGACGGATGGGCAAGGCGTTCCTGTATGGATGCAGAGTCTGAGTACATGGGTGAGCGATTGGTATCAGGTTCTCGTTAATATGTCGTGGACAGTACTCATGCCGCTTTTCTTGATCACGTTCGTCACTTCCGCTTTTTTGTGGAAGAAGGGACAGGCTCTTAGTGGTTTGAAGAAGCTACTGGTACGTGTGGTATTTCTTGCGTTCGGCTTGCCTCTTATCGGATCACTGTACACAGCGACGCTTTCAACTATGAAGGATGCATCAGCTGGGGCCGGTATGGGCGCAACTCGCGTTGTCGTTTCAACGTTTGTTGATTTTGAGAATTGGGCGAAGAATAGTCGCCTCGCTGTACCCCAAGGTGCGACGTTGGCATGGGATGGTTTGACCCAAGCGCCTACAGGCTATTCTGTGAATAAGCTCCGTCAGACAACGGCTGCTATCAATGGTCTTGCACAGCATGAGGCATTTAAGGATGTTTCTAGTTTGGGTGTTTCTAGTCTTGGTTCAATCACCATCGAAGCTGCGAAAGCAGATGAATCGCAAGACAGTGGTGTGAACTATAAGACGTATGGCGCAACAATGGGTATGTTGCTGCGATATGCGACAGCTCAACGCTATGAAGCCTCGGATTTTGAGACGGCTGTTAAGGGTACGCTTGGACAAGCTGCGGCGTCTAATTCGGATAACGGCACACTGGTTAAAAGTTGTGCAACGACATGGTTTGGTGTCCAAACTGATGGTTCGACGAAGGCTGGCGAGTCTGGCGATAATCAGAAGTGTGACAAGCTCAAGGCTTCTGATAACCCTGTGTTGACGGTTGCGCCTGGTTCTGGTCTTAAGGCGGATCTTGGCGAAACAGGTAGCGTTTATACGTTTACGACCCCAGGGGGAAGTGATTCACCAGGCGCTCGTGTTGTTAAGGGTGGAGAGCGCGTTAATGCCAACTTGTCAGCTCTGTCGATGTACAACTATCTGAACACTTCATTCGATAAGAATGCTCTCACGGTGTACTCGTCGAGTAATGCTGTGTCACAAGCAACTCGTGAGTATCACGCATCGGTGAACCTTGTAGGATCCTCTGGTGTGAACTGGCTCTATTGGCTCAATGCATCGACGACGCTTTTCTGCTTCGTCGTGCTCGGTTTGGGTTACGCCCTTGGTATGCTCACGGGAGCGGTGAGGAACACGTTGCGCATTATTACGGCGGTTCCGTTTGCGACCCTTGGTTCTTTGGCAGCTATCGCCAAGGTGTTGATCTACACCTTTACGATGATCACTGAGATCATCGGTACGATGTTCATTTACCGACTGGTCCAAGAGTTCATCGTGTCGGTTCCCAGCATCTTCGAGGGTGGGTTGGAACATATGTACAACTCTCTCGGTGGGTTCGGTGATTATCTGCGCAATAGTGGTTATGTCACGTTGTTTACAGCGATTGTGACAACTGTTGTTTTGCTCCTTTTGACCGTGAAGATGATGCATTTCCGTGGCGCTTTCGTTAAGGGTCTGAATGAGGCCGTAACGAAGATTGTTGATAAGTTCCTCGATGTGAACGTTTTGCCACCGGGTGGGGGCGTCAAGGGTATGCCGTTGATGAGCGGTGTTGGTGCAGGCGTGGGTAGCGCTGCTGCGAACCGTTTGATGAGTGGTCGCGGTGGCCTGGGATCAGGTAATTCTGCTCGCGATGCCATCTCGCGTGGCCTGGGTGTTGCAGGTGGAGCTGCTGCCGGTGGTTCGTCGATCAACGGTACGGATAACCCAGATGAAGCAGGACCGGGTGCATTGGGTACTGGACCCAGCAGCCCAGGCGGAAGCGGCGGCGGTGGTCTGCTGCTCAGTGATGGAAGCGGTGGTATTACCTCTCGTGATGAGGGGTTGTCTGCTGGTGGTCCTTCCACAGCACTGACAACCTCCGCATCGGATCGTCAGCTCGCTCGTGAGGTGGATACTCGCGGTGGTCTCTCTGAGCCTCGTCTCGAAGCTGGCCCGAAGGCTGATACAAAGGACGCTGCTGCATCGAGCACTGTGGCAAACGGTGAAGGTGATGGCGTGAGCGCGTTCACCGGATCGATCCGTGAAACCATGGATGCTCATAGCAAGGCTGATAAGGCCCGCCGCTCTCAGCTGACCTCGGGTGTGAAGGCTGTGTATCACGGTGGTAAGGCAGCGGCTCGCGCATCTGTTGGTGACGCGGCTGGTGCCGCCCAGGACGGCAGCAAGGCTGTTGGTGAGTTGCGCCAGGCTCAGACCAAGGGCCAGGAAGCAAAGGCTCACCGTCAGGTAGCCGAAGCTCCGCGCCCTGTGCGCCGGGTGCAGCCACAGGTCCAGCAGAGCAGCGCTCCGGCGCAAGCTCCTGCTCAAGCCCCTGCTCCAAGGCCCGCACCTACGCAGCCCGCTGCACCGGCTCGTGGTCGTGCACCACGTCTGGCGGCTCAGCCATCTAGTCCACAGGCACCTGCGTCACCCCACCTGCCTCCGACTGCTCCACGGGGTGGGACAGGGATGAAGCCTAGCGGTGGTCCGTCTATCCCACCGATTAAGAAGGGATAGGTATGTGACACACACACAACGCCCTCGGTTGTATTGGAAAGCCAATATGATCGAGGGCGTTTCTCTTGCTTGATGACCTCAGATTGTGTACAATGGTTGTAGGTCATGAGTGGATGTATCTGACAACCAGATGATGCTCTGGCCGTCAAAGATACGTACGTACGATTGATGAGAAAGGAGACTTAATATTATGTCTCTCAACGTTCTTGCATCTGAGGCGATGACTCGTCTTATGGTGCCTGCATCCGGGTGGAGTGCAAAGACTCTCTTGGAAAAGATGTTCAGTGAAGGAAAGACCTATCTCGGTCTGGCTCTTGGCATCTTTGGTCTGGTCTTGATCGGCTGGTCGATCTTCAAGCTTGTTGGTAAGTTCATGCAGACCCAGGGTTCACAGCAAACCTCGTGGTTCATGATCCTTCTGGCATTCATGTTCGGTGGCTTGCTCCTGTTCGGTGGAGTTTCGATGGTGATGAATATTGCACAGGGTGCAAAGGAATCATTCGAAGAACTCGGCGGCGGAATGATTCTGCCCTATGCGTTGACGTTCTTGCCGTAAAGACGGCGTGATGTCACGACCTATCAACAACAGCCGGGGCCGGGGAACCGGCTTCGGCTGTTGTTGTTTTTATGTGCGTCCCTTGATCTCGGTTTATTTATGCGAAAGGATCCTATTATGGCGTGGAATCGTCGAAAGAAAGCTCAGGGAGAATCCGCCCAGCCTGGCACAGTAGAAAGTATTGGTGGCGAGGAAGTCCCGTCAGGTTTTTCCCACAAAATCAAACAATTTCAGACGAAGTATAAGTTTGATTCCCATCATGCGATTGAACGTTTTGGTGTAGCTGTTGCCATCTTTGGCTTCACGGGTATCGCCCTTTTTGCAGGAGCGGGTGTGTCCTCGTATGCAAATGGACAAGAAAAGCTCGGAGCAACAGCTCTTTATACTCAGTCGTTTACCACCTCGCGTACCCAGGTGGGTGGCTCTGTTATGGGTGTGTACACCGATCCGTCGAAGACGCGCACGATGGTCTTGCTCTCAGTTAAGGACGATAATCGACTTCCCTCAAGTGCTGATGATTACCAGGTCTTCCTCACCGGCACTGACACCGAGATGGGCCATCACTCGCTCAAAGGTCAGCCGATTACGGCACGCTATGTGACCTTTGGAAATAATGCGAAATACATGGGTGTCGTGCTCGATAACCCGAATAAGTTCGATCTGCGTATTCTCGATATGATCGTGCGTATTAACCGTGAGGTTTCGTATAAGGACACGGGTGATGGTTCTGGTGCTCAGGCTGGACCGTCGTCGGATTCAACACAGAATTCAAACACCAAAGGTAAGTCGTTTGAGCGGTACGATCAGATCAGGATCGCGTTTAACCCTGTGGCAACTGGGTCTACCGAGATGAATCTGGGTGTTGCTGGAAGTGATTTCAACGCCGGTAACGTCTACCACGAGGCTGTGACCCGCGATGCTGAGCAAAAGTTGCGTGACAAGATGGATGGTCAACTGCTTCAGATGCAAGCTGACTTGGCGAAGATTGATCAGTACAATTCCCAGATTGCGACGACCACTGTCAATGACCGTGGAACCATCTTGAAGTTGAACGATCCGCCCGCGCCGGAGATTATTGCAGGCGATCAGGTGACGGGTCAAGACGCCAAGAGTAGCAAGACGGGACAATCGACGCTGGCACTTGTGTCCAAGAAGGTTGTTCCCGGTGGTTACGATTTTGACTGGCGCAATGGTAACGTTAGCGAGGGATACCTCGATCGGATCGTTCCCAAGCGTATGAGCTATGTGGACTTTATGAAGGCTCAGTCAAAACTCACCGCTCCTGCGCCCGTCTGGGATAAAGTCGAGTTTACGTTGAATAACGGAACACCACTCAGCGTTTATACCAATCGGGATACTTTTATCAAGCCCTTGCTTGACTTGCGGAGTAATCTTATTGCCTCGTGGCAGACATATTACGAGCACAAGAAGGAGTATCAGGTGACGTCGTATTCTGACTTGCTCAACCTAGAGATTGAGTTGCGTAATGTGCGTTCGAATACGACTCAGAACGCAAACGCGAACGTTTTGACACTGTACTGAGAGAAGGAGATTTGTGATGACAGTGAGTAAAGGCGTAGCTGGTGGGTTAGACCCATTGAAGGGCGACGCTTCTACCCCTGAGACGATTGATAAGCCTGATCGTTCTCCATCTCAAAGTGATGCGCCTGAAAAGGTTGATACAGGCGCTAATGGTACCGACGTGATGGGATCGGGTGGGGCAGCTCCTGGTGGAGCGCCCTCTGGTATCGGCGGCGCTCATGGTGTGGGTAAGGGCGGCAAGGCTGCGACAAGTATGGCTGCTGGAGCTGCTGCACCCGTTGCTGCCCAAGCTGCTGCTCTGGCGACGTTCCTCAACTGGTTGAAAACCGCGATGATGACAGCCGTTGCTGCTGCTCAGTCACTGTGGTCTATGGCAGCAGGCGCTCTCGTTGCTGCTGGTAAGTCGGTCGTCGGGTTCTTTGCCGGTCTTGGTACGTCGATTTCAAGTGCGATGGGTGGCATGGTCTCGGCGGCAACAGCGGGTGTTGCCTCATTTGTCGCTTTAGCAGTTGGAGCGGTCGGTGTGGTTGGTGGCGCTCTTGCGATGCGCGATGGCGACACTGCCTCTCGCGATGGATTGCTCCCTTCATGCACTGTTGAAGTGAACAATGCTGTGAAAGCATCTGAGGGTGCTCAAGGCGATTTCTCGGCTCAAACAGAAGAGAATGCCAAGACAATTTACTCTGTGCTCTCGGCATGGGGAATGTCGAATGAGAATATCGCTGGCATTCTTGGTAACTGGTCGCATGAGTCAGGTATTGATCCAACGAGTGTTGAAACGATCTTTGACGAGAAGTTCACGATCGGGCCTCGAAAGCAAGACGCTGAACTCAAGAACTTCAAGATGGCTCAGGTTGATCCAGCCTACGCTGCTCGTTTCCCTGCCATTGACCTCATGGGTATTGGCCTTGGGCAGTGGACGAATGGCCGTAACACGCTGCTCACCGAGTATGCGAAGTCGATCAACAAGCCGTGGTACACGCTGGAAACTCAGCTTGGCTTCATGGTCTCCAAGGATGATCCAACCCGCGTGGGTCAGGTGAAGGCGCTCATCAATAATTCTGAGGGTGGCAGCGTGTCTGCTGCAACCTCGTACTTCCTCACGAAGTGGGAAGGCATCAATGATGGAACGCTGGGAACCCGTGAAGCGGCTGCTGGCACGTGGTTTGCCAAGATGGGCGGTTGGTCGAAGAATCAGTCTCTCGCTGACTCGATTCTTGCTCAGTCCGGGAGTGCAGTGACAGGAGCGAACAATACTTCTGTTGCTCAGGCGGCAAGTCAGTGTAAGTCTTTTGCTGGACACGTTGATAACTCGTCCCTTGTCAAGGCTGCGCTGTCCTACGCATGGCCGTACAACGACGAGGGTAAGGGCAATGACGGTACCGATCTGTATAAGTACCTCCACAAGGAAGTACTTGGTGAGTCGGATCATTTCTATGCCTCGTGTGACCGCACTGTGGCAACAGCCGTGCGCTGGTCTGGAACGGATGATAGTTACCCCGCTGGCGGCGTGTCGAACCAGCTTGCCTACCTCCAAGGTGAAGGCAGCTCGAAGTGGAAGCCGGTCGATTACAACGGCGACAAGTCCAAGCTGCAACCGGGAGATATCCTCTTGCGCACAACCGGGGGCGTGTCGCACACGGTCATGTACGTGGGTGAAGACTCGGTGAAGGAAGTTTGGGGCGAAGGAAACTACGAGGCTCATGGTGAGATCGTTTCCGGTTCGCTCAACGACCGTTCGCCAACAGTTGGTCAGTTCTACACTGGTTCAACTGGTCTCGATACGGATTACTTGGCGTTCCGTAACGTGACGAAGGAGCAGTCCTCGAAGTTCACGTCCGTCACGGTGCCCTCTTCTATGCAGAAGGGGCAGGGGGATAAGGGTACGCGCCTGACCCCTGGACCGTGAGTAAGGGATAGTTACGGCAAGCCCCGGGCTAGATTGTGTATCTAGTGCGGGGTTTTGCGCTATTATGTGATACAATGGTTGTATTGATACACGAGTGAAATCGCATCAAACGAAAGGAAGTGATAGCCGTGTCGAAACTTGATGACTTGATCGAATGGTCGCGCACCCCAACTGAAAAGCCGAAGCGCACAACCCGCTCAGACGTTGCCGAAGAATGGGAGCGTCGTCGCGTTGAAAAGGAGCAGGATTCTGAGAAGAACACTCGCTCTCGCACTGGCCTCAAGGTTGGAGCAAGCATGGGTCTTGCTGCCTTGGGCATTGGTATTGCAGCGTTTGGAATGCAGGCCAAGCCTGTGGACCGCACGGCCGAGATTAACGATCTGAACGCTCAGATCTCTAGCGCACAGCACACCGAGCAGGCTGTTCCCGATGCAAACGTGGCAAAGAAGGCCGTGAGCGCTCTGCAAGAAAAGAGCCAGAAGGTTGCCGATCTCCAAAACGAGTACCGAGGGTGGCAACCCAGCACTGCTGCTGCGCAGGCACAGCAGGATGCACAAAAGTCCAAGGCTCTGTATGAGGTGTTGGCTCAGTTGGTTCCGAGCAAAGCTGCTGGACGATGGTTCTCGCCTTTGGTTAAGGACGGGTCTGGCGGGGCAAATCCGATGCCCGCCGATCAGTACAAGTGGGAATCGGTTGTTACCTACGATGTGACAGACACATCTGCTCTGCCGATCGCTTGGCTGTGCAAGGGGAGCGACGGTACGCTGCTCGCATGGACGACAGCCACGTATGATGCCGGGTCTGGAACGTTCTCCAAGCTGCATACTGGCGTGACGAGTGCTGGAGCACGCTTGCTCATTAGTGATGACACGGCACACGCGAACGGAGTTGGTTGAGATGACACAAGAGAATAAGCCCTCATGGGTCGTGCGCTTTGGTGCGCTGATCGCAGGTGGCGCGATTCTGTGCGGTGGTATCGGTGTTGCAGCTGTTCACGGAAACACTGTGAGCGCCGAGAACGCACGCACGGAAGCCTATGTCCAGCAGTTGCGCTCTCAGCTTGGCTCGACTCAAGCCTCCACCACTACCGCGCAAGAGAATGTCTCGACTGAGACCACTGGTATGTCTCCCGCTCGTAAGGCCAAGGATGACGAGACTGTTGAAGCCATCATGAAGCAGGCGCTCACGTGGTCAAGCGGGCAGCAGTACATTGATGCGCGAAAGGCACTCATCGACCGTTGGCACTTGGACGAGAACTCTCAGTTCCTCAAGGTGTTTATGCCGGGTGAAGATGCAGGCGCATGGCGTACAGACTCGTCTGGAAAGACGTACTTTGCCTATGAAGGTGCGAATTCGACTCTCGATTCGTTCACGAGCGCTGTGACGAACATTAACGGCACGAAGTACTCCTACTTTGCCGTGGTCGGCATTAAGACACGAAGCGTTGACGGTAAGGCGACCAGCACTTCGTACTCTACGATGAGCTACACCGTGGATAGCGATGGAAACGTTACTGATCTCATCGGTTGGGCCGGTTCTCCTGGTCACGATCGGACGTACTAAGCATGTGCAGTCCCACATGTCATTGTTTTATTGAAATAATCTGAAAGGAAATCTCGAATGAATCTGTTTTCCCTGGCTAAGACCTCCCGCACTCCCATGACTGACGATGAAAAGGGCGCAATCAAGCGAAGCGCCCGTATGGGCCTCTACGTTGTTGCCCGCGTCATCGGTTTTGTCTTATGGTTGTTCATCAGCTTGTGGATCACGATGTGGGGAGCACTGAAAGTTGTTCCAAACATGGGATCGTTGATCCAAAATGCACTGGGCGTGACGAGTGCAAATGCGCCGAGCAGTGAATCGTTCATCACGTACTGGGTTGCTCCGATGTTGCTCACAACTCTGGTGATCTCTGCTGGTGTGATCGCGCTGTGCACATGGATGTGGCGCGTCATGAACCGAGGTTTTGATTCGATGAAGCGATGGGTTGACCGCGTGGGTGTTGTTGTTGACGGTGAGGTAACTCCGTCACAGGGTCGTACCAAGAAGGTTGATTCCCTCGACGAAGACGAGCCAAAGAAAAAGAAGAAGTCGCGTCGGCGCTAAGAGCCGATCGTTTGATCCCTACTCAAGAAAGAGAGATTATATGAGTACCGTTACCGGAATGCGTCGCTCGAATCGCTGGGTACAACGTGCCCTGTCGATGCGAGACGTTGAAACGCGTGAGGTGGAAGGCGAAGCCGACATCAAGGTTCTTGTGGACACCTTGTATTTCACCAACCATGGACCAACCTCTAACTACCGACCCGTTCTCCATGTTCGTGGCCGTCTTGTTGGATTGGTTCCTTATGACACACCTGAGATCGCCTACGGCGTGACCGAGGTGACTTTTGATCGGAATATGGATGGCGGTGACTCAACGGTCGATGCGTTCTATGAATTTTCCGATGAGCAGCTGGTCGCCCTTGTTCAGAAGGGTTTCTTCAACGAAGGTTTCGAACCCCCTGCCGATCTGCTCAACCAAGTGTGGCAGCTCCCGGCTCATTACAAGGGCATTGCGATTGCACCCCGAAACGAAACGGAAGCACCACTGGTGTTCCTTGACGTTGTAGACCGAGACGGACTTGTCATTGACTCCGAGAACTCCGGTCTTGACCTTTCCGACTACTTCCCGGATTACCTCAGTGAGATCCGCTCTCGTGAGAGTGAAAACAGCTTGTCTGCAGATCGGAGCATGGAGCGAACCTCTCAGGTGAACGACATGTTCGCCGGTATGGATATGTCCGAATACGATGAGGACGGCTCAGAGGGTCGAGTCAGCGAGGCAGAAGGTGCGTCGATTTCTCAGGCTTTGAGCGGTGCCTCTGTGAGTACCCTGCCTGTTATGGAATCGCCTCTGTTCGATGCGCTCATGCGCAACGCTCAGAACAAGGCAGCAGCTCAGGTCGAGTCCGAGGTTGAAGCAGAAGAGACGCGCGAGGAAGAACCGAGCGTGGAGTCTGCCAAGGAGAGCACACTAGACTCGACGTTCAAGTCTGTGCTCGGTGACTTCGTTGCTGCTTCGATTGCCGAGAACAGCCCCGCTGTCACCGAGGCTTTGAACGATGACTCGATCCGTGAGGACATCGAAGCGCGTCTTCGTGAGAAGATGCCTGTCGCGGATGAGAGCGACGAGAAGGACACGAGCGCGGGAGACAAGACGATTCACGCTCTCGATCTTGACATCGAGGACGAGGAACCCGAGTTCTAAGGTGTCGTCATGCGGCAGGGGTGGTGGGATTGCGCCGCCCCTGCCCTTATATTCAGACGTAACAGAAAGGTTGAATGGTGAGCCTTAAGAGCAGCATCGTTGTCGTCAACGAGTTCAGCGTACCCACTCCAGGCTCTGGCAAAGGTGGATCACGTGGTGGCACCCCCGGCACCTACGTCATGCGCTATATGGCTCGCAAAGGGGCAACCGAACCTGTCACGCCGATCCGCAAGCGCGATACGGAAGACTTTATCCTTCGTTACATGGCCCGTGAGAGCGCAACGGAGAAGGCTCATTCGCGCTATGAGGTCAAAGAGAGCGTGCTCCATGTCTCTGGCCTGGGCGGCGTTGCCTTTGGTTACGGCCAGCCCTCGCTCTCCGATGATGGTGTGAGACGAGCAAGCGCTGACATTCAACGCCTGTTCGATGAGGGTCACACGGTGATGAAAACCGTGTTGTCATTTAGCCCCGAGTATCTGCAAGAGATGGGCGTGGTTCCCAAGGGTTTCGTGGCGACAAACAAGGGTGATTACCGAGGCCATATCGATCAGATGCGTCTTCGTATGGCAATTATGCATGGACTAGAGCGTATGGGGCATCGTTTCGATGACCTACGCTACGTGGGCGTGATCCAGGTGGATACCTTGCATGTTCACTGTCACCTCGCAATGGTTGATGCCGGGCGCGGTCGGAGAGTGCGCACGGGCAAAGGTGTTCAGCAAAAAGGCAAGCTCACCAGCACTGATATCTCGGTGCTTCGCCGAGGCGTGGACTCGTGGTTAGACGAGAACCAACACGTGGCGCATATGTCGAGTGCCGTAGGGTATGAACGACTCAATGTGGCAGCGTTTGTTAAGCGATGGGCGCACAAAAAGGTGCTCGAAGAGTCGCTTCCACAGCTATTGCTCGCGTGCTTGCCTGCTGACAAGACTCTGTGGCGTTACGGATCAAACCGAAGCGAGATGCGACGTGCCAATAGCGTTGCCACAGAGCTGGTGAGTGAGCTGCTTGAACAAGAAGGCTCACCGATGGCCTCTGCCATGCTCGCTGTCGAGACTTATGCGAACCGACGAGCACAGCGAGAAGGTTTGGGTGAGCAGGAGCGCAAGGCACTGGTTCAACGTGGGTATCAGACCATTATGGAGCGAGGTGTCAACGGCTTGTATCAAGTCCTTGCCTCGTTGCCACCAGAGATGACACACGTGCGCACGCCAACGTTGGACGCGATGAGCCAAGACGTGGAGACCCTGATGGCTACCCATGCCCAGCAGATCAAGACGCGAGCTGGGGGCGTGAGCGCCGAGGATGATCTCGTGGGATTCTCTCTGCGACTGCGCTCGTATGGAACGAGGCTGAGGGAGCATAACGCCCAGCGTGAGATGTGGCGTCAGCGTGCCTCGGAGTGGGAGTCCGGCTTCCAAGCAGGAATCGTTTCGTCAACATCTGAGGCTATGCACAGGCTCTATGTTGAAGAGGAAGAGTACCACGCCCGGTGCGTGAGCAAGTACCGCTCGTTGCTCGGTCCCCTTGCCACAGGGGTTGATGGTGAGAGCGGTGATGAGACGTGGAAAGAGGCGTTGTCCGCTGTCGATCAGGCACGTGCGGGTGTCTTTGGCCTAGAGGGGTTGCTGGGGGACCGCTCCATCCCGAAGATGAAAGATGCGAATGAAGCCGAGCGTTTAGGGATGGTCTCTCACGGCGTGAGCGGGGGACGCTTGCTGGTGGCCGGTGGCTCAGCAGGTCGCCAGACGCTCAAGCGGCGCCTAGAGAAGGCGCGTGAGACGCTCAAAACCCGTATGAACGATCTTGTGTCCACCCTGTCGGGTCAAGGTCTTGTTCTCAAATCTGTGTCCGATGAGTCTGCTCATGAGAGTGAGCAGACAGAAGGTGCTCTTACTGTTGTGAGCGGGGAGCGCTGGACATTGTCTGAAACCAAGGGTATGGATCTTCACGACGTCAGATCGGACACGGTGGTGGATATGGCCCTGGGACGCCACACGGCTCAGGGCTTTGTTCAGTGGGCGCGCAGAAGGCAGCGTCTGGTTGATGAGGCTCGAACCTACCTGGAGCAATCAGGACAGAGCACCATCGTTGATGCCGTGTTGCCCCTGGGTGACGTGCGCCGGATGAACAAGGTGGCTGATGATCTGGAGAAGCAGATGAGCGCTAAGAGCGGCGACCTGGTTCTCACGAGCGCGCTCAGCGATGTGGTTCCGATGAAGAAGAGGGTGCGTCGGAGTGCAACGGTCAGCTTTGACGAGGGTTTGGCTGGCATCGTTCGTGACAGTACATGGCGCGAGACAGCAGACTTGGTTCCTCAGATTGAGGCTGTTTTGGACACGCCTGAGAGTGACACCATGGATGCATCCGACGATATTGAACTTGGTTGACGTTCTACTTGACACTCAGTGTTTTCTTCTGTTATGATGAAAGAGCGTTGCACGGGAGGGACCCGTGTATATGAGAGGGCTGATTAACCCTCGACTGACGCTCTGCGGAGCGGGATTAGGAAGGAGAGTGGCGCAATGGCTATTCTACGTGGTAAGGGTTCGATGTCGGGTGTTGAATTGGTGGTTGTCGAATACCCCAACGCACACTCGAAGGACGGCGCTCGTTTCTTCTTGGATGCACAGGTGCGTCCTGTTGAGGGTGTTGCACCCCAGCAAGTTCCTCACCTGGTGTCGAAGAAGCGCGAGCTTGATGGTCGAACGGTGTATGATCACCAGGCCGGTTACAGTGTGTCTCAGCGAGATGCTATTGTTGCTGCGGCTGGCGATAACTTCGTTCAGATGCCTGAGCGTGACGGTCATCCGGGACCTCGCGTTTACGCGGTGAAGGCAGACGTGATGCCTGCATCTGGTAAGCAGACTGGTCTTGTTATCAACACGAAGACTCTTGAGCCTTCGGAGTTGGCGATCGACGATAAGATCTTCGATGAGCTGCGTGCAGCTTCGAAGGCAGCTAAGGAAGCTAATGAAGCTCGCAAGGCTGCTCAGAAGGATGCCGAAGCCGAGGTTAGCGCCGAGGCACAGCTCGAAGAGGTCGAGATCGAGAACGACGAACCGGAGTTCTGATCGTTTGGTAGGTTTACACCTCCCTTTCACCCTCGCTGGAGAAATCTGGCGAGGGTGATTTTTTATTGTCGAGTGATTGTGCTAGAATGCTGGTATACCAAGTTAATCGATTGGAACGGAGAGTTAATGTGTTCGACAATGATCGTCTGAATGAGGCTTATCCCATGCTGCGAGATTTTGCGTCTCGTCTGGGCAAACCCGCGCGTGAGGTTGTGGGCCGTGAAAAGGAGAAGGTCTCACTGATGAGCGCTCTGGCTCGCCCCGAGATGTGTAACGCGATCCTGCTTGCCCCGCCAGGCACCGGCAAGGCTCATCCAAACGATGAGCTGATTCCGGTTGCGGACGAACGTGGGTACGTTCGCATCGGGATGCTCAAGGTGGGGGATCGTGTCTTTGACGAACACGGAGATCCTGTCACTGTCACCGGCGTGTTCCCACAGGGGGTGTTGCGTGAGTACAAGGTGGTCACGAATAAAGGTCAGAGCACGCGCTGTAATGATGAGCACCTGTGGACGGTACGCATCGATGATGGAGAGTGGCAAACACTGTCGTTGCGTGAACTTATGAACCGGGGTTTGACGGATATGTTTGATGGTAGGCACCCGGTGTGTAAATTGCCTGATTCGGGAGCACTGGTGCGACAGAGCCGTCTGCTCCCGGTTGATCCTTACGTGTGCGGCGCGTTCCTCGGCTGGGGCGCGCGCATTGATGAGCGCGGGTACGTGAGTATGCCGAACGAGGCTCCTGATGAGGTGTTTGCGGCGATCGAAGAGCGCATGGGATGGAAACGTCAAAAGGAGAAGTCTCGGTCGATTTTTATCCACGAGGGAACAGGCAAGCGCGTCGAAGGTTCACAGGTGATGACGCATCCGGCGTTCACAAGCCTGATCGTTAAGGGTGAGAAGGAGCGTCGCATTCCTCGTCTGTACATGACGAGCAGCATCCATGATCGTCAAGAGATGGCACGTGCGTTGCGCGAAAGCATTTCGTATCGGAGGGATGATCCATTTGACATGGATGTACTACCAGACGCTTGGATGTGTCCGTGGGCTGTTGACTATGATCTATCGGAGTTGGAGCGATCCTTTGAGACAAGCGGAGAAATGATCTCGTTCGCGTTCGACACTGGTCGCGAGGTCGAGATGACGTGCATCATGGTGGACTCGGACACTCACCTGTACCAGGTGGGCCGGGATCATATCGTCACGCACAACACTGTGCTCGTACAGTCGTGCATGGAAGATGATCCGGCTCGTATTTACCTTGAAGTTGATATGGCGAAGATGATCTCTGACCTGTCGAACCCCGAGGAAATGGCTGCACGCCTCAAGGCTCTGTTCGATGAGGCCGAGGCGTTCTCTAAGGCTGAGGGTCGGGAAGTCGTGCTGTTCATCGACGAGTTCCACCAGGTGGTCCAGCTCTCATCGGCTGCTGTGGAAGCGCTCAAGCCTTTGCTCGCGGCTTCTGGTTCGCGTGGGATCAAGGTTATTGCAGCAACGACCTATGACGAGTTCGATGCTCATATTGCCTCGAACCTGCCTTTGGTCGAGCGTCTTGCGCGTATCAATATCCCTCAGACGAATCGTCGAGTGACCATTGAGATTTTGAAGGCCATGGCGCAAAAGTATGGCGTCGATCAGGGCATGATCAGCGAGTCGCTCTACGAGCAGATCTTTGACTACACGAATCGCTACGTGCCTGCCTCTGTGCAGCCGCGTAAGTCGATCCGTGTGCTTGATGCTATGGTGGGTCGCCACAGGTATCTGGGTGAGCCTATGGACAAGAAGCTGCTGGCAACAGTGTTGAAAGTCGAGTTCGGTGTCGAAGTCGAGATTAACGTCGATGCTACGGCGATTAAAGCCGAGCTGGACAAGCGCGTCTTTAGCCAGGACTTTGCTACCACGTCGATCGCACGGCGTTTGCAGCTGTGTGTGGCCGGGTTGAATGACCCGAGTAAACCTATGGCATCCCTTCTCCTGACGGGCAGTTCCGGGGTTGGAAAATGTTGTGTAGATCACACAATGGTTCCCGTGTGGACCGAGGATGGTTCTGTGTCGTGGAAACGCCACGGAGATCTCGTGGTTGGTGATTATGTGTTTGCTCGTGACGGTTCACCGACTAAGGTGCTTGGGGTATTCCCACAAGGGGAACGCGACGTGTATCGAGTGACGTTTGGTGATGGACGCACTCTGGATGTATCTGACAACCATTTATGGGCTGTTTATCCTAACAGGCGATCACGCGAAGAAGGGCCAACAATTTATTCGACTCAGACATTGATGAATAAAGGTCTTGTATCGAATTTGAATAATGGTCGTCAGGGTATGAAGTATGTTGTACCTATGAATCAGCCGGTGCAGTGGCCTATAGCAGATCTTTCTGTAGATCCATATGCACTTGGAGCTTTAATTGCTAATGGGAGTCTTACTGATAAAGCTCTCAGTATTTCCTCGGATGATGAGGAGACAGTTGCACGTGTTGGCCAAGCCGTTGGTGCTGTTTCTTGGGATCAGGGCACCAGTAATTATTCTTGGTACTTTCGCACAGGAGAAACCTTGGGTAATAATGGGAAGCGAAGGATTCAGCTTGCTGATGTTTTCACGGGCACTCTGTCTGGATTGATTGGTGTGAAGTCGCCTCAACGATTTATTCCTGAGCAGTATTTACATTCATCTATTGAGCAACGATGGGCTTTGGTTCAAGGGTTGTTTGACTGTGATGGTTCGATTGGTGCGTGTGATGGTGAGCGCTATAACATTTCATATTCGACAGCCTCAGAGAGGCTTGCTGAGGATGTTCGTATTCTTTTGCTTTCTCTCGGGGTACCGTGTTCTATCAAAAAATATGTACGTGAGAAAGACGGTAGTGATCGAGTTGAGTACAACGTTCACGTGAAAGCTCATAATTCAAATAAGCATCTCTTTTTCCGCCTTGATCGAAAGAAACGTCTTGCCATTAAAGCTCAATCTGTGGCAAAGCAGAGGGAAAAGCGGTTTGATTACGTGGGTATCCGTTCTATCGAAAAGCTCGATCGAAAAGAGAGCATGACGTGTATCTACGTTGATAACGACGAGCACCTGTACCAAGCCGGTGACTTCATTGTCACGCACAACACAGAGGTCACGAAACAGCTCGCAAAGATCCTTTTTGGTGACGACCAGCGCCACCTCGTGCGTTTCGACATGTCGGAATGGGGCCGCGACGATAGCGTTGATCTCTTCCGTGAAGAACTCGCTCGTCACGTGTGGGCGACGAGTCACTGCGTGCTGCTCTTTGACGAGATCGAGAAGGCGTCACCGCTCGTTGTACGCTTGTTGCTCCAAGTGCTCGATGACGGTCGTTTGTCTGATAAGGATGGTCGCCAGGTCTCGTTTCTGAACACGTACATCGTGTTGACCACGAACGCTGGCTCTGAGATCTATCGCACCATCGGTGAATACAACGCCGATGACCACGGGAGCGAAGAGACGATGCGAGATTACGAGAAGATCATTGAGACCTCGATCAAGAGTGAAGACGGTGGAAAGTTCCCACCCGAACTCTTGGGTCGTATCGATGCGATCGTTCCGTTCCAGCCTCTGTCTCGTGCCACGCTGCGCAAGATCATGACAAAGAAGCTCGCCGAAATGATCACAGACGTCAAACGTAAGCACGGTATCCATGTCACCGTCGATGGGCGTGTGTTGGAGTTTCTCGTGGAAGATGAGGCGCGGAGTGACTCGGATTCTGGTGGTGCTCGTGACATGGTGCGCCGAATGCAACGGTTTGTGACAACGGAAATCGCCGCGTTCATCAACGAACATCCGCATGAACGCAATATTGCCGTCAGAATTGAAGGCACATTGCGGAGCGAAGATGTGTCGATCTTAAAGTCGGATGCACGTGTTGTGGTCCAACCTTATGATGCTGTTCTCGCGTAATAGTGCGAATATGTTCGTGTATCAACATCGGCGCGCAAAAGTGTGATATGCTGATACACGAGTGTAAACCTCGCGATGCCGGTACCATTCATTACCGTGATGGGGTGGTGGTACCGGCTCCATCACCCATTTGATCAAACGAAAGGATTTCAATGTTGTTTGGCAAGAAAGACAAGGCTGCTGCCGATGGCGGTGGCGCAATCGAAGATGCTCAGGCAGCCGCTCCTGCTCAGGCACCAGCCGTTGATGCACGCGCTGCGAAGGACTCGCTCACTCTGGTCATTGACGAGACTGAACCCGGCGCTGCCCTTGATATTATTCGCCAGAACACCGAGTGGCTTCTGCCAAACGGTATTGGCGTGATCCTCGCGCTCCCTGTTGATGCCTCGATCGAAGACGGCGGTATCGGGGGCCTCGGTAAGGTCTCGTCCAAGGGCAACGAGGACAAGGGGTCGATCCTCCAGCGGATCGCTGACGATAAGATTCAGGTGTGTGCGACAGAGGATATGCTTCGCCACAATATCTTGGGTGTTATTCCAACCCCTGCTTCCCTTGGACCCGATGGTATGGGTGAGTACACCCTGTTTGATCGTGCGAAGTTCTTGCTCACGTCGGTGACCCCTCGCCCGGATGGAACCCTGGAAACCGTTCCTGTTCATTTCGATGAGGCAACCGGCTTGATCGAGGTTCCCGATGGGGATATCGATACTGTTACCCTGGCTCAGGCTCAGGAGATCGCATCGGGTACTGTTACTCTGGCATCGTTGATCCCAACGCTCTGGAAGCGTTTGGGCGGGGAAGCAGACGTTGAAGAGGAAGCTGTAGAAGACGTGGCACCCGAAGAGGTGCATGGGGAAGCAGCACCGGCTGCTCCGACCCTTCCGCCTACCGCTGCTCAGAGTGAGTCTGTTGAGGCTGTTGAGAACCTGCCTCATTTCGATCCCGATGACATCCCGGATGAACCGATGGTTGATGAGCTGCCTTCGGATGAGGGTCTGTATGACGAGGACGATGAGGATGAGAACCCCTTTGATGACATCGAAGAGGCTCCCGCTCCTGCTCCTCATGTACCGACTCAGACCGAAGAGGCAGAGGTCGCTCCTGAGGTTGCTCCGGTGGATGAGCGTGTCTTTAACAAAGACGCTGTTCGCACAGCTGTTGCTCGTCGTTTCCTTGATGACAGCCTGGATTTCGCCGTCGATATGACGCCTTTCGAGACACTGCTGGGCTACGAGGTTGATACCCCGGCTCAGTTCTCTCTGGATCATCTGGATAGCACCAACTGGCTCGATGGTCAGATCAAGATGCTCTCTCAGCAGGCGAACACCGTCCTTGCTGACCAGCGTCGTCGTGATATCGAGGAACTGCGTAACCTGTTCTTCTCGCTCGTCTCACGTACGGGTGATGAGATCTCGTCTCAGATGAGCATTGACGAAGATGCCGAGAATACGTGGGCCAAGACTATGGCTGAGGTCAATGGTAATGAGACAAAGGCTCTTGCCGATTTGATTGAGATTTCTGAGAAGGAGAAGGCTGTACTCGCCGATCGGTACCAGCAGGAACGTGAAGCCTTTATCCAGGCTCGAATCGGGGAAGAGCGCGTGCGTTACGACGAGCGTCACAAGCCCGCTCTGACTCGCCAGATGGACGACTTGGAAGCATCGATTCGCTTGGACATCGAGTCCGACTACGAGGCACGCCGCTATGAGATTTTGCGTGCTCGCAAGACCTCGGCACAGGGTGCGTTCGATGCGGCCATCACTAAGGTGATGGATCACCTCATTGAAAAGCGCGCTGAGCAGGTGCAGCGCGAGGCGCAGCTGATCGAGAAGTTCCGCGTCGAGATGAATGACTTCCTTGATGAGAATCGTAAGGAAGATATCGCTCGTACTCAAGCTCTCCAAGAGCAGCTCTCGCGTCAGAACATCGTTGAGGAAAAGAGCGCTGAGTTTGCAGCTCGTGAACAGGAGCTGCACGAGCAGATCGCACGTGAACGTGATGAAGCTCAAAAGCGCGTTCTGGCGGCTCAGGACGAAGCGAACAAGGTCTTGGAGCGTATGCGCCAGGAAAACGCTGCACAGCTTGCTCAGGCTCGCGCTGAGGTTGAGCGTGCAAATGAGCGCGTGAAGGAAGAGGCCGAGCGCGTAGGCGTTGTTCGTGATGAGATCGCACGGCAGTTCCAGAGTCAGGTCGAGTCGTTGCAAACCGACAAGCAGCTGCTCATGGATCAGATGGATCGCGAGAACCTTGTTGCTAAGCGTGCCAACCGTTTGTACATTGCATTGGCTGTCTTGGTTGCTTTGGCGTTCCTCGCACTGGGCGTCATCATTGGAATGCTCGTTCATGGTGCAACAGGTTCGAGCGCACACGCTGCTTCGATGATGTCATGGGTGATGAATAGCGGGGCCGGTGGTGGTACATTGGGTGTGTAATACACCCGTGCACCACTTGGTCGCGTAAGAAGGGGATACGGTCTGGGAAATCTGGGCCGTATCCCCTCTTTTTGTCTTTGATACGACCTGTGTATATCTGATATGATTGTATTGGTGTACCAAACGAATGAGAAGGAAGGTAACGATATGGGTTGGCGTCGAAAGGCGGGTAGGCAGGCCCCTCGTGAAAAGGGGAGCCAGGCGTGGGCACAGCTCGGTCAGCAAGATGAGCTGGACTCCTTGGCGTACCAGGATGTTCACGGGGATCAGCAGCTTGAGCGTAGTGAGATTGAAGCAAAGCTCTCTCCACGATCTCGTGAGATCGCCTCAGCAGCGGTCGGCATACTTGTCTTTATCTCCGTCTGGGTGATCATTTCGTTTGGTTCAATGGGCGTTGCAGCGGTGAAAGACTCGCTGTGGCACTCGTCTGTTCCCAGCTACTCGGTTGAGAACAGAGATTTGACAAAGGCTCTGCACCGTTCTGTGATCAGTGAGGCGTGTTATTCTCCAGCTTTAGCAGATGGTACGCCCGATCCATCCGATGAGACCTGTTACGAGTCAGCCAAGGACGTTCCTGAACCACAGTGGCATAAGGACGCTGTGGCAGCAGAAAAGGTCGAGCGGGATGCTCAGATGGCTGATCAACCACAAAGTGCTCTGGGGTGGATCTTCTCACTCGGTTGGATCAAGTTCTTTGTCTCCGCCTTTGCTGGCGGGGCTGCATGGGGAGCGCTGCGCCTGGTGCTCATGCGTAACCTTAAAGCTCAGAACCTCATGCGTGATACCACGGATATTAACCAGTACAAGAACGATCAGCACGTGGCCTTGCCCGAAGAGGTACGCGAGCGTTTCGACGTTGTTCCCGACGTTGGAGCACACACAGGGGTGAGTGCAACCACGCTCATCTCACACTCGATGGTGGCGAATAAGGGTATTAAGCCGGTGGCGTTTGCCAAGCGTGCCGAGCAAGACGTGCTCGATAGCGATGGTGACGTGACTTTGTTCAAGGGTGAGGTTTTGACCGATGAACACGGAACTCCGATCACTGACATGGTTCCGATGTTCGATGAAGCCTTTGGAACGGCTCTGTGGGACGCGTCGGGTCTGCCTGACAACGATAAACTGCGTCGGCGTCTCGACCCCAGCACTGTTCCCTACAACCCTGGGAACGCGAGCCGAGACAAGCTCAAAGGCTTTGCCACGCTCGCCGATCTGGTGAATGGGGAGTGGGAGTTACCGACATATGAGCCTCAGCGTCCGGCTGGTGTGTATTACGTCGATACAGCCCCGGCCAACACCATGATCCTTGCTATGACTCGTGCTGGTAAAGGTCAGACCTACATTGAGCCGATGCTCGATATTTGGATGCGTCAAAAGCGCCCGGACAACATGGTCATTAATGATCCCAAGGGCGAACTTTTGGTGAAGAATTATGTTCGCGCCACCATGCGCGGATTCCAAGTCGTGCAGTTCAACCTCATCAATGCCATGAAAACGGACATTTACAATCCGCTTGGAATGGCAGCGGAAGCAGCACGCGAAGGTGATCAGACCAAGTGCGCTCTCTACGTTGAAAACATTGCCGACGTGTTCTTCCCGGTGGATGGGGCAGAAGACCCTGTGTGGCCGAACGCTGCAAACAACGCCTTCAAGCGTGCAGCATACGGCCTGATCGACTACTACTTGGAAGAAGAGCATCAGCTGCGTCAGTACGCGATGCGACATGGCATGGACCAGAAGGTTTTGGAACAAAAGCTCGATGCCATGTGGGGCAAAGTCACGCTCTATAACTGCTACCAGTTGTTCGTGCAGCTCACCTCGAAGAAGCGTAAGTCTCCGATGACTCAGATGAACGAGCGCCTCAAGGGTGGGTACTACGACCAGATTCAGGACGAGGACGAACGTCAAGAAGCGATCAATCACGATCAGGCACAAGCCGAGCGTATTGAGTTCTTGTGGGAAGATAAGCCTGAGCTGGACCTGCTCACCCTGTTCTTTAACGCGACCGAGGCCCTGCCCCAGTCGACGATGCGTACGCTCATTGCCAACGCGAACAACGCGCTTCGTGCAATGGCGGGAGCTGAGAAGATGCTTGCGTCTGTCTACGGTATCGCAATCACCGCAATGAGCTTCTTTACCGATCCGACGATCTCGACACTGACCTCTGGTACGCCCTCACAGAACACTGACCTGGGCGGGTTGTCGTTCCCTCGTCGTTTCGGTGTTCGTTTCGCACAAAATTTCACCAAGCGAGACGGACTCATCGGTGCTCAGGCGAAGTGGGATGCTTTCGATGATCCCGAGTTGACACACAACCTCGGGAAAGACTTTGAGCACGAAGACACAGTTGTGCGAGAAGGCTGGGCGCGTTACTACTTCGATGGCAAGTTCCCTCACGATGTCGCCTACCTGCGACTGCGTTTGTTTAACCCGCATACGGGCGTGCTCTTGAAGACGTTCTACTTCCAGTTCACGAAGGGGTACCAGTTGTCCCTGAATGGTCGTAAGTTCGTCAAAGACCCTGTGACGGGAAGCAAGATCATCCGTAATGGTGTTCTCGTGGAGATGGTGAAGGGGCCGGATGGAACGCTTGTCCCAGGCCATCTGAACTATCCCACGACTCGTCTACTTGATAAGGCTGGGAAGCCTCAGACGGTGCGAGAGAGCGTGCCTGCCATCATCTTGTCCTCGGTGCGGTACTCGGAACAGCCCAAAGCTGTGTTCCTGGTGACGCCACCGCACTTGATGAAGTACGCGAAGCTCGTGCTGATCCTTGTCAAGCAATTGGTGGATTTGAACTTTGATAAGTCTTATATGACCAAGTCGAGCCAGAAGCCGTTGTACAAGACGCGCTTCATGCTTGACGAGTTGGGTAACTTGCAGTCTGAGGGCCACGGTATCGCCGGGTTCGAAACCATGTTGTCGATTGGTTTGGGTCAGGAGCAGCAATTTACGTTGATTCTTCAAACGTTGCAGCAGGCTAGAGACGTCTATGGCGACTCGGTAGATAAGATCATCCAGGGTAACGTTGCTAATATCGTGTTCTTGAAGTCCACGGACGATACGATGATCGAGACTCTGGCGAAGATGTCGGGTACCCGCCACCGCGCGGTGCGAGACTCGAAGACGGTGACTCAGGATACCGAGCGACTGATCGAAGGGTTGAACGTCGAAGGTAAGGTCTCGTACACGATCAGTGCGAAAGAAGAAAGCGTCATTGGGTACAACGACTTGGCATTCTTACCCGAGCGTAATTCGATCATCTTCTCCGCTGGTATTTCACCGATCTGGAACCGCAACGCGGAGATCTTGCCGATGTCGTGGCGTTTGTTCAAAGACACGATTCAGCATCCAGGACACACGTATTCGCTCCAGACGATTCCGACCCTTTCGTCTGCGCTTGAGTTCGACGTGCGCTTGAACCAGCCCGACTTTGTTAAGATGCTGGACAAGCGTATTGAACAAGCTGCGAATGCGGCTGAGGCAATGAATCTGTACCAAGATGCCTATAACTTGGATGATTATGGCATCTCGATTTTGGACCCTGATGTGTATTCGGCTGAGGTCATGGACCTCATTGCCTCGATTGAGGCAGAGCGCCAAGGTCAAAGTGACGAGTCCGAAGAATACGACATGATGAGTGAGGACGCGTACCGTGCTTTCGTGGGAGCGGGTTATGACGTCTTTAGTCAAGACGACGTGATCAATGAGGACGTGCAGCAAGAGATTGCTACACATGAAGCGATCAAGACTGATCGCGAGAAGAAGCGGTATGCCGAAGGTCAGATTAGCCGATCTGATTTTATTGGTGACAACGGATCTGTGATCCATAGTCTTGACGATGAGATTATCGCTGCGTACCGTGAGACCAAGCGTGAACTTGCAGGAGATGCTCGATTCTTTAGGGTGGATGCGAACGGCTCGCTCTGCTCGCTCGAAGGTCGGGTGTACATCAGCCAGGGCCTGTCAAGCTCCGAGCTACGCGCGATCCAGGATGCATCGTCCGATAACACCCAGGGTGTGTACGGGGACGATGAGTCCATCACGAATGCTGCCGAGCTTGGATCGTGGCAGGTTCATGACGCGTTCTACAAATTCTTGAACAGCTGTGAATCGTGGGAAGATCTCGGTAATGGCGCTTTTGATCGAGCTATGGCTCGTATCCATGAGCGTCGAGAGAACGAGTAATTCTCGTGATATGATGTAATCCCCCGGTGCGCGGCAGTGCTGGCGGTACTACGAAGTGAGGTGGCGGTCCACAAGGATCACCACCTCACTTTTGTTGTCTGTACCCTAGCGCTCCACGTGTTTGATCCACCGAGTCTTGCCTGCGTCGTAGATGCGGTAGAGCCTGTTGGCTAGAGCAGCTTCATGCTCAGTTTGACCAGGCTTATAGACAAGATCGGGATCGTCAATAAAACGCTGCTTCGTGTACGTGGAGCGGTGAACACGCTTCCACCTGGTTGTGCGTCCGACGTAGCTGTAGCTTGGGGCTTGCTGCTTATCCACAACGAAGCCCGCTGCTTGGTACATCCCACCGTCAGAGATGTCGTTATCGCTCCACGATGTCCACGTGTCGACAGGCACAAGTGTCTCAGCATGAGCAAGGAGCTTGGTGAAACCGCCGACGATGACACCTAGTGTTGCGTAACGCTGGATGTCCCATGTTCCCGCTGGCAACGACACGCGTGAACCGTGGTTCTTGCGCCCCACACCGAGCAGAGCGCGCAAAACACCGTCTCGGTCGTAGAGACCGATGTTCACAGTGCAATTAACGGTGCCTTGGAGATGGTTATCTTGCCAGAAACGTCTTGCAACGTCACCAGGAACAGTTCTCACGGTGAGGTTGCGTGCGTAGAGACGTTCACAGGCCAATGGGTTAATGTCTGGCAGAATCTCGGGCAAGCGATCTGTTGCGTGTAGCTTGTGAGCCAGAGCGCGTAGCACGAGATCGCGTCGATGCACCCAGTCGTCTTCCCACACGTGAACGAGCCGGTAGCCCTGCTCGCGCGCTTCACGTGTTTTCTCAGCGTGATAGGAGTGAGGGTGAGGCTTGGCACGCGCTTCAACAGACGCTGCCTCAGAGTGCCAGAACACGCCGTTGAACTCGATGGCGAGACGGTGGTCGGGAACGACGATATCCAGTTCTTTGTCCGAGGGGAGAACCGTATGGTCGTCACTCAGGACTGTGCTCGTGGGAACAAGAGAGCGGATCATCTCGGTGAGGAGTGTTTGGGATGGGTTGGCGTGAAGCCTGTAGCACATTGGGCACCCCGAGGGCTTCACACGGTTGCTTGGGGCAGCAAGCCATGTGTGCTCTGGATTGACTGTGCATTGCCAGAGCACAGGCGTTGTTCCACCCTTGCTCGTGGCTGTCGCTAAGGACTGATCCACGAGTTGCACAGCTAGATCGGGGTGTGTGGTTGCAAGATCATTGACACCAGGGACGATGATCCTACCTGAACAGTACGGGCACCCGGTCTTTTTAGCTGTACGGGAGTAGATCGTTGCGTGCCATGTATGGTTGTGGTTCATAGAACACTGCCAGAGCACAGACGCGTTCGAGCCTGCTTTGAGAGTGGTAGCGAGAGATTGATTAACAAGCTCAGCAGCTAAGGCGGGATGAGTGGTTGCTAAATCGTCAGTTCCAGTGATAGCACGGCGACCTGAGCACTGAGGGCAGCGCGTCCCAAGCCGTGCGACGTTGCTTAGAGGGGCGGTCCAATGGTCATGCGTGGGGTTACCACACCAGAACTCGACCTTTTTGTTCGATGATCCGGTGAGCTGTGTGCATAGGCTTTGATCAACCATGAGAGCAGCCACGTCGGGATGGGTTGTGGCGACGTCATTGACACCGGGGATGACGGTCTTTCCGTTACATACGCTACATCCGGTTGGATTTTTCGCATTAGTGCGGTTCATGGGGCTTGCCCACCATATATGGCGAGGGTCAATGGGACAGCGCCATTGGACTTTTGTGTCTGATCCACGAGCAATGGATCGTAGGGATTGATCAACAAGCTGATCAGCCAGGGCGGAGCTGAATTGTTCAAGGGTTTGGGAAGGTTTTCGTGGCATGGTGTGCGCGGCTTTCTACTAGAAGTGGTTTATATTATCCATTGTAACATAGATGCGTTATACGTATCATTGTGTTAGACTGAGGTATCAAGAGAATCTCTGTGCGAAAGGATAAAATATGAATGACGTCGATCGTTTATGATGAGTTACGGAAGGCGATTTATCAATCGTTGTGATTGATTGTTATTTACGTAAAAGTATCCATTGATGTATGAAAGGAAAGGTGTTGGAAATGGCAAATTTGGAAACGGTCGTTTCGGATTTTTTGGATAAGCGAGATAATCTCATTACGACTGCTGAAAGATTGGAAGAATTGATTGGAGATGTATCCGAGTCAAAAACTTTAGAAAAACGTGTTACAGCGTTTTTGGACGAGTTTTTCGATTTTATGGCTGTTGAGAAGAAGTATTTACTTTCTCTACATGATGCACATGAAAAGTTTGTAATCGACTTAACTGGTCTTTCGTTTGAGGAATTGGTTAGTTTGTCGTCGCCTGAGCCTGAAGCATGATGCTGATCAAAAACAGTTTGTACAGCTCGCGGATATCGTCTCGATCACAACATGGATGCGTGTTGGTGTAGATCTGCCATGAGGCATCATGGAGCGCTGTGCTGGTGGTTCGCATACGGTGAGAGTACCGCTCGGACACCCAGTGCAGCGCTTTTTTGCGTGATTTAAACCGTGGCATCGCGCTGTGGCATAGTGGGCACAGAAGGACGATGTTCCATGGTTGATCGTTTCCGCACTCGCAATGATTTTGCAGGTGAGCGCGTTCGAGAAAACGGCTTGCGCCCTTCCATTTGAAACCCTCGTGAATCTTCACAGGTGGGATCCATCCGCACGCGAAACAAAACGGGATGTTCCATCCGATAACTACGCCTTTCATCCAGGGCTGAGGATGTTCGCGCCAGTATTTGACGACTGTTGCAACCGAGGGCATGTGTCGTTTGTAGTGGTGTTGTTCGGCCAGAACGGGGTCGGAAGCCATGATTACTCCTTTGTCGGTGTGGCGTAAAAGGAAGCGGCGGCTCGCACAACATGTGTCATACGAACCGCCGCTACTCGCGCCCTGTGTGAGGTATTAACCCACGTTACGCTTCTTGAGAGCCAGAGTCAAACCACCGTGAGCAAGGCTTGTATTTGGCTGGTGTTGTGGCAGGGTTTTTTGTTGATAAACGTGGGTTTTTCAGGTAATATAGAAGGGTAATCACCCGATCGGCCCGACTGGGCCGAACCTGAAAAGGAGAATGCTATGCAAACGAGCAACGCTGGTTTGCGGCGGTACATGTACGAGTACATGATCGCCCGTACGATCAATCGAACGAGTGAGCTGATTGGTTCTCCGATCCTGGTTTCCCAGGGTCGGCATCTGCGAGACCTCATGGAAGAGCGTCTTAATGAACAGGGTCGTTCGTTTAACGATGGGGATCTTGGTGTCCCCGAAGCACTCGACGCTATTCAAAGCGTCATGAGTGAGAACGTCCCTGGGTACAAGCCTTTGTTCCAACCTGCTGATACATCCAGCAAGGGTTACAAGGCGTTGTACAAAGACTTTACTGCGACGATTGGTCTCGGCGGATCTGCTGGTGCAGCCGGGCCGCGCCTGCCGATCTCTCCCTATGATCCTCGGTGGGGAACCCGGCGTAGCGTCAAGCAAGCTGGTTCATCGATTCTGTATATTCTCGATGATGACATTGCTGCATTTGCAGACGGTAAGCCGAGTAGCCTTGAAAAGGTGACGTCCTCGGAGTTGAAGCTCTATCGTCTCACCGAAGATGGTGACGCGAAGGAAGCAGGTCAGGCGCTCAGTCTCGATGACATCTCGGGTCTCACCGAACTCATGGGTCGCATGACGACGGCTGAGTACAATGACGTGCGTCAGTGGGTACTCGACGGCGCTCGCAATCCTGAGACGGGCCGTTACAACGCCCGTCAGTTTATGTCTACCGATGCGTTGGCTCGCTCCAGGGCTGTGCTCGATATGCTGGCCGAAGAGGGTATTCCTTACACGATCGAAAAGGATCTGCGTCCCGGTCAGATTCGCGCTCGTCTCACGGGCACAAACATGACTGTTCGCCTCACTGATACTCGCGAGAAGGAACAGTGGGTGGGCCGTGTCTACGACAACGGTGCAACGCTGTATTTCTCCACGACTGCTCGTCGGGATAATAAGCAGGTCGCGTATACACCGACTGTTGATGAGGTGTGCGACCTTGTGCGCGTGGCTTTGGGACGCCCCGTGGAGCGCAAGGACGGTAAAGGTCTTGTCGGCCACGTTGGGAAGCGCCAGAGCAAAGGCAAGACGCTTCAAGAGTCGTATCTGTCTACAGACACGCTCACGAGCGCGTATAAGGACATGCCGGGAGCAAATGGTGAGCAGGTGGTCATCCGTCGTCAGATGAAGGAGCGCTCCGCCTCGTCCCGGTTCTTCGTTGATACCCCCGAAGGCCGTGGGCAGGCATCGACGTTTATCACCGATGCTGTTCGTAGCGCTCGCATTAATGTGGAGCAGCAGCTCGATGTTGACGGTTTGATCCGTCAGTTGAAGGATCATGAAGACGCTGCACGCGAGGGAACGTATGTTCCTGTGCTCTCGGGTGATCCCGATCTTGCAGCTGTTGGCCGCGCGTATTGGGACGTTCTGCGCGGAGCAGAGACCACTCTGCTTAAGCCTGATGCAACCAGGTCTGAGTACGCTGAGGCCACAGGGTTGCTCGATGAGATGGATCAAGAGAGCGATCTGTCTGGCGTTCACGACATGTTGGCGGGTTCCGTTGCTTATACAGGTACGCCAGAAGAGCGCGTTCGTGCGCATCTTCGCGATCTCTTGGACGTGCAAATTGGTGTCGATGCGCCGATTGACTCTGATGAGTTCGTTTTTGATCCCGTGCGTACTGCTCGTTATATGACGAGCGAATACGGTCAGTGGCGTAACAACGATGATCTTGTGGCTGCAATGCGTACCGCGCGTTTGCCGAAGGAAAAGATTGTTGGCGAATCATTCTATTCCAACACCTTCCGCGATCGACTGATTACGTTCGATGAGTCTACGGCGTTGTCGATAGACGTTGTGGACGATGAGTTCACCAAGTCGATGCTTCAAGTCGTGTCTGACACCTTGGAATCGTGCGCGGTGACCCCTGGGTCGATTCGCGTGGATGCCAACGGCGTTGTCGAGTGGACCGGCTCGATCATGCGTTCCCAGACGGGGCGCGAAGAGCCTGTGAGCGGAACGATTGGACAGATCTTCGCTCGCGGTGAGAACGGTGAGATCATCACTCGTTTCAACTCCGGTAACGATCTCATGATCGTACCAGGCTTTGAGGCGCGTGTTGTCAGTCAAAAACCCGGAGAGAACAAGTCTCTCGAGGAGCGCACTCGGTTGATCGGTTACGAGCAACAGATGAGTGATGCGATTCGTTATCGGGTTCAAGCTGATGTGCTCACGGGCCGGTCTCGCGTGGGTGAGCCTGCTTCTCTTAATGGCGTGTATCGCCGACTGACTGATACGCGCCATCGAGCAGATCATTATGAACGCGCTCTCGAAGAGGGTATGGATCGAGAAATTCTCGATGCGATTCTTGCCACCGAAGCGCGTCGTGTGCGCTATCCGAACGCTTTGCGCGATGGATCGACCATTGATGCCGATTTCCGTGCCTCTCGTGCACGCGAACAAGGCTTTGGTTCAGATCCGGCGAACGATACGACGATGGATCCGTGGGTACTCACGGGTGGTCGTAATATGTCGCTGCTTAGTGAGGAAGCTGATGGATACTTTGATCCGATCATGACATCGAGCGGTGTGAACCAAGGCGTGACTCGTTATCTGGTTTCTGGTGCTCAGGTGAATGCCGATGGATCGATTGTTCCCTCAGACAAGGGTGATCGTGCTCCGCTTATGCTCACGAAACAAGCTGAGTTCATGAGCTATGATCCCTTCGATCGTCAGCAGATGACGACTTCCAACCTCATGAATGCCTCATCTGTAACGAAGCCTGTGGGTACAGCGTTCATGACAGCAGGTGGATGGACGATGGAAGATTCCATCGTTGTCTCGGCTGACTTTGCACGCACATATCGCGTTCGTGGAACTGATGGTCAGATGCGCGACCTCATTGTCGGCGACAAGATTTCCGACATGCACGGAAACAAGGGTGTCATCTCACTCATTGTTGATCGTGATGCGTCTTTGTCGTCTTCTGAGATCGAAGATCTGTATGGATCGACCGACATGATGGACCTCTTTAGGCAGAACCCTGATCTGGATGTTGTCATGGCACCCTTTAGCGCGGTGTCCCGTTTCAACGGCGGCTCGGCACGTGAAGCGATGCAGAGCACTGCGCCGTTGTACCTGCCAAACGGCGAGGTTGTTGAGAACGGTATCGGTCAGGTGTCCTTCATCGGTACCCATATGACGGTTGATGCGAAGACAGCGGCGTATGACGATGCTGCTATCCGCGCTGGTCAGGGACGTAAAGCCTCGTCTCAGCTTGCCTGGGCGTTGCAGTCCCAGGGTTGCGACAAGGTTCTGGAGCAGATCTACGGTGGTAACCTGCAAGCCCTTGCTCAGCTTCGAGAGATGGCTCTCGTGTGTGGCCTTGACATCGAACCGGATGGAACGCTGCGTGAAGGCCATGATGATCTCGCTGTTGGTGGGCAGCGCCGTCTCATCGAGATGGGCGAGGTTCCTGTAACGGAGCGCGGATCGTTTGACGTGCGCAAGGTTCGGAGTGATTTCGCTGCACTCATTGGTGATGCAGGCGGTGATATGGAGATTCCATTCCCGCTCACGATGCCAACAGGGGAGCGTACACCTCATGCAACGGATACCACGTGGCGTGTTCCGGTGCTCAGTTCGCACTTGCGCTCAGGTCAAGACCTGGATGATGGGTCGTCAACGGTCCATGACTACACGTATCGGTATTTGACGATCCGTGAGTGGGCGCTGCGCTACAAGCACGCGGCTGACCGCGCTGCATCAGGTGAGCTGACGGGTAAGGACTTGGCCGATGCTCGTCAGACGATGGCTGAGGCTATGCACCGTGCACAGACGGCTTACGATGGCATTACCCAGGACATCATGCGTCGCCGCTTCACTGGCAAGCACAATGTCTTCAAGGAAGGCTTGATGACGTCTCGTCTGCCCCGTTCGGCTACTGCTGTGTGGACGGGTGATCCGCGCCTCGATATCGATCAGGTCGGTATCGGACCAGAGCTGGCGAAGAAACTGCGCCTACGCGATGGTGACTACGCTTTGATCTGGCGTGATCCTGTGCTTCGTGATGCAGGCGTTCGTTACATGCGCGTGAGCATTGACGAGCGGCTTACAGGTGTGAGCGTGAACCCGAATATGGTCAAGTCTTTTGACGGCGACTTCGACGGTGACTCGGTGGCAGTCGTCAACCTGGGTCGTGGCGCTGCTCATGAGCAGGCGCTGGAACGTTTGAGTGTCGAGGCGAATCTCCTTGACTTGGGCCAAGGCATGGATGACGAGGGTTGCTATCCTCTGGCGATGCATGATGCGCTGGACGTCAAAGTGTCTCAGCACTACGACTTCCGTCACGGCGAGGCGATGGCTGCTGTTCACCAAATGGCAAATGATGTTTACTACGACCTCATTGAGGGTGAGTCAACACGTAAGGAGTTCTTGGATCTAAGCCGTGAGGTGAGCGCTGATATATCTCGGATGTATCACGATGCACTGCGCCATCAGTACGGTGAAGCTGTATTGTCCTTTGGCTCGGTCAAAGAGCATATGGAATCCGTTGAGAAGGCATGTATCGAGACTGGAGCAAAGGGTTCGCCCAAGAAAATGCTCGATTACGCGAAGTACATCGGATACGACCCCAAGACGGGAGAGGATCTTAAGGTCACTCAGGTGACACGTAATGAGCAGCTTGGCACCATGTATGCAACGGCTGTTAAGTCGTTTGGTACAGGTGTAGCAGGCACCTTTTCTCAGCGAGGTGTGCGAGCGCTGCGAAACAATGAGTTGAAAGCCGTGTTGGAGCTGACCTACCCGGTGACTCAGAGTATTTTGCAAGCCAAACATGACCCGGTGGATGCTCGTCACCGTTACGAGCTGCTCATGGGGCCTGCCCGAAGCCTGTGGCGTGGACAGATGATTGCTCAGGGTCAAGATGGTGTATGGAACACTGTCATGGACGCTGATCACAAGCCTGTTCAGGCGACGAAGGAGCAGTGGGTCGAGACGTTCTCTCGGTTCTATGGTGACGACGGTTTGGGTGTTGCGATTAACGCTGAGAACATCGAAAAGGTTGCGACAGCTCTCAGTGATAGCAACGGCATCATGCTCAACTTGGAAGATGAGAAGGTCATCGAGAAATTGGCCTCACCAATGGATCGTCTAGCATACGGCGGTGATTTCACGACGATGCAAGCCTTGGCTCACGAACGAGCGGGTCTGTTCGAAGGAAAGTGGAACGAGAGCTTCGCTCCAGCTCGTGTGCGTGAGGTTTTGGAAGCCGATGTGGAAACACAGGCTGAGGCTCCTGTCATCGCGATGGAAGACACCGTGGCTCGTGAGGTAGCAGAGGAAACCATTGGACGGCGCAAGTCGACGTCATGGGCTGTTCCTGTTCGCTCGAAGGTGGGCACAGTGAGTGTGAGCAGAGGTACGACGGCTCAGTACCGGGTGCCAGCGCCTGTTGCTGTCGAGAGCGAGGACGATGGCTTCGAGCTGTGAGTCGTGAGAGGGGCGGGTTGTTTTGCGTGGTCGAAGCAACCCGCTTCCTCTTTATGAGCCGGTGTATCTCGATATGGTAGCGATAGTACGATATACTGGTATATGAGTGAAAACCCGTTCCGAGAAAGGAAATATGTAATATGTCTGCGTCAGTTATGTCAGAGTGGATGGCGACAGTTCCACAGGATGAGGTCAAGAGGCGTTATGGTCTTGAGGCTCATGAGTGGGCTGGTTCGCTTTCTGATCGAGTGATGGCGATTATCAATAAGAATGACCCTACACGAGAAGATCAGGTCAATGCATTGCTGCATGATAATGCCGTGCTTCTTGAAGAAAGGTTTCAGGGTTATAGGCGGCCAGGACCTGACGAGGACTTTATTGATTATGCCGAGTTCCGTGATGCTATTTCCCATGTTGTAGAAAACGGTGTTTCTATTAACGATGAAACCTATTCGCAAATCCATTATGTGGATAGTGCATGTGTACGTTCTCTTTCAAAGGCGCTGCTACGTCCTTATCACGAGGTATATCCCAACGCCAACGTACAGGTTTATTATCGTCGTGAATTGCGCGAGCAAGGTTATCAAAAACCTGATGATTCATATATCAAATCTGTTTATGGTCTTAGAGGTGACGAATGGACAGGTACATCAGCCGATGTGGAGAAGATCATCAATGACAAGATATCGAGGATGAGGCCGCGTATAATGGAGCAGCGTGTCAATGATTTCTTGCGTGACCAGGTAGCTGTTTTCGAGATTGGTATGGAGAAGCTTGAGGCTGAGAACGCAACATATAATGATATGGGAGCGGATGCTTGTGTCTATGGTTATGATCTGCGTGATTCAATCAAGGAAGCCGTAGAGAATGGTATTTTGATCAATGCTGAAACGATGAACGCTATCAAGAGGGTGGAGCATAACTACGTGACTCCCTATGCTCCTGAATTGTTGACGCGTCAATATGACGAGTTGCGTGAGCTTAATGATGCACGCAAGTACTACCGTGAGACTGTACCAACGCTTGTTTCGTCTCATGCTGAGAAGAAGCCTGGGTTATCGAGACAAGCGGCTCAGGAAATTGCTGATTTTTCGGTAATCACAGGTGGAAGTGCTCATGGTAAAGAGCAGGTTCGGCTCGCTCATGCTTTGGAGCAATGGACGCGCTCAATGGGGCGTGACACTGATGGTCAACCTGTATCTTCGTCCACCCCATCTCAAGGTTCCCGTCAGGGGTCTATTGCGGCAGTGCTTCCTGGTAGCAGTATCACTGTTGGTCGTCAGACGCCTCGTGTACGGCCAACGTCTGTGTCTCACAAGCCCGCGCCACAGAGGTCGGATTCGTATGAAGCTGATGGTGGTTTTGAGTTGTAAGCCTCTGTAGCAACTCACGCAAGCGGGCCATGCTCATGCTCTCGTTATGAGGGTGGGACATGGCCTGCTTTTTATGTTCGTTTTGTGTGAGTTTTCAGAGGATTCGTCTCGTTATTGTTCCGGTCATACGGTATACTGATAAGTGGAATACCCGTCATATTTTATGAGAAGGAGACAACCGTGTTGATGGATAGAAATCTGACGAATGACGAGATCAGGCAGCGTTATGGTCTTGAACCATACGAGTGGTCGAACTCGTTGGTCGATACGATGGCTGCGATCGTAGGCAAGGACATGCCGGATCGCGATACGTACGCTAATGCCCTTTTGCGCGATGGTGTCAAAGCGTTTGAACGAGAGATGGGGCTGGATGAGTATGAAGGTCGCGTTGATAATGAGTTGCGCGATGCCATCTCTCAGGCAACATGGGGCGGCGTTATCATCGATGATCCGACGATGCTTGCTATTCAAGATGCTGATGATCGACATGTTCTCCCTGTTGGTGCCGAGTCTTTGGCACGCACGTATTACGCGATTCATCAGGTCGATGATGCGAAGCTTGCTGATCTCAGGCTCGATATGCGATTCCCTCAGCCTACAGAGTCCGAAATCAAGCAGTACTACGGTCTTGATCCCCACGAATGGACAGGATCATTGGCCGACAAGGTCAGGACTGTGATCAATAAGAATGAGCCTGAGAGGGATGAACATGTTAATGCTTTGCTTCGTGATGGAGCTATCCGTGTTGGCGAGAAGATTCAGTACTATGAAGCCGACTATACGCGGTCGGGGTGGCTTGAACCATGTGTGAACGACGAGGGTGACAAGCTCTATGGCGCTGCTATGGAAGCCGCCTGGAGCGGTATTCTCATTGACGATGAAGCCATGGTTGAGATTAGTAAGGTGGAGCGTGATTATATCCGCCCCTACGCTAAGGACACGTTGGTGCAAGATTATGCGCAGCTCCATGATCTGAATAATGCACGCGCATATTACCGCCAGAACATGGCTCAGATGCAGCAGAGCCAGCATGAAAATGTGAGTTCTCAGAGTGTTCAGGCTTCGGTGCCAGCGGCAAGCGTTCGTGCTCAGCGAGGCCCAGGTCAGCCTGTGCGTGTGGGTGACGTTGCCAAGCAATGGATGGCGTCAATGGGTCGCGATGTGGATGGCCGACCTCTTGCTCCGTCACCTGAGTCTCAGAAGACACAGGGGACGATTCAGGCTGCACTGCCAGGGAGCAGCATAAAGGTTGGCTCTGCTCCGCGTGTTCCTTCGACTACTCGTCGCATGGGCGCTCCTGCTCCACAGGGGTCTCAGCGCCACGACGAGGCGGGTTTCGAGCTGTAGAAAAGGAGAATGAGATGAGTCGGCCACCCCGTGAGCTTCCAGCACCCCGCTATGGCGGAGAACCTCGCAAGCCAGCAGTTGACGAGAACGTGACGGAGACGATCGTTATTGAGCCGGTGATTGAGCCGGAGCCTGTGCCTACCCCTGTTCAAGGCGTTCCGCGTCTTGATTGGGGACAGCAGCTCCGCCGTGAGATGCGTAGCCATGCTGATGGGTATTTGCACGCGTTGAAGCAAGTGAATCTGAAAGGTGAGAGGCGCAAGGCTGATCTTGCCTCTCGTGCGAACGACCTGAAAGGTAAGCACAAGGCATATGCTTCGATGATGGTGCTCAGTGCCTTGGTTCCCCTTAAAGACGGCGTGTCGATGTCGGCTGTTGCTGAATCACTTGGTATGGGCGTGACGATGTGGCTATTGTCGCCGAACTTCCGTCAGCAGGTAGGGTCGTTTACGCGCGATGCTCGCATGGCGATTGAAGACATGGCTAATGCCAGGCGCAAACACCAGCGTGAGCAGGTGAACCGCGATATCCAAGAGCACAAGGAGAAGCACGGTGGGGAACTGCCGTGGTCCTTGAAGCGTCGCTTGGAGCGTATCGAGGCAAGTGAGCGAGGTGACCGTCTTCCGTTTAATGAGATGAGCGCCGCGCTGACCCATATTGGCCTGAGTGAAGCAGCGTTTGAGCAAATGCGCGCTCCTGGGGCCGATCCAGCTGAGGTGCAAGAAAACTACGATCGCCTGATGGAGCGTTTCTGGGACGATGTGCAGCTCGATGGGTTGGATGTAGATCGCGTGAGTGCGCTCAGTCGCATGTTCGTGGGCCAGCGTATGGCGTATGAGCCTGAGTGGGCTTATCGCTTCGTCGAGACGGCCCATGGCGAGGTCGATATGGATATGACCGAGCAGATTGATCCGCGAACAGGTGAGCTGGGTCGTACATGGTCAGGCAAGTGGTCGACACGTGCGGGCGAGTCTGTTATCAGCGGAGCCTTTACTGTGCGACCCCCGTACACAGACATGCAGCATGAGATGTCGCTCAGCGTGACTATGGCTCGTGAGATGGAACGTGCTGCTTTGAACGGTAACCTTGTCGATCTCAATGAGACGTTGATGGCGTATGGCTCGGCATGGTTTGTTCGAGACAAGGCTCTCGACACCCAAGCGATCCCAGGTCAAATGGGTGAAAAGATTCGTCGCGCTCAGCGTGGGCTTGAAGCCATGGAGTTTGACGGCTTTGGTCGAGATCTCCAGCGTGATGTCTATTCGACGTCGTTTGTCCACGCAATGGAATTGGTCGCGAAGGCGCATCCTGATATCGAACGCCACTGGGCACAACAGTATGGTTCGCAGTGGAGGTCGGAGATGCGGGATTTCGCCGCAAGCCCCGAGGAAACCTACAACAGGTGGCAGCGGGGTGAGTTCTATTCTGATCCACGCGAGTCGCCAGGGCATGACAATGCTCATGCGGATGCGCACACAGAGCGGATGCGCAGTGATAAGGAACGCCGTCGTCATGCGTACAACCGTGCTCGTGACAACCAGGAGTACAACGAGCATGAGACGTCGGCATTCACGGCTGAGACTGATTTTGAACTCAACGATGTTGACGATGGGTTCGAGATGGGTGAGTCCGATCAATTTAAACGAGAGGACGGTGATGAGCCGTCACTCGGGTAAAATTGATACACGTGGTTAGTGAAAGAAACGTAAGAGAAGGGAGCGGGCAATGCTCGGTTTTCCAACAGATGATGGGTTGATGGGTGATCTTTTTGGCGTGAAGCCAGAAGATCGTGATGCATGGAACCAAGAGCGGCAGAGGCGTCTTGAGCGTCAGCGACAAAGTGCTCCGTCGCTTGGGGTGCTCAATCGTGCAGCTTCGGCCATGTACAACATTGGCGCGACAGGCATCACCTCACAGATGCGAGCTGCTTATATCGAAGAGCAGCGCGGCACGATGAGTAAGAAAACGGAGACGACAACGACGACTGTTACGCGCACTCAGTCACACAACGTTGAGCCAGAAGACGAAGTGGATTCGCCTACCTATGGGTTCTAAGGCTCGATGCGCACTGTGATAGCCCCACGGAGCTTACGGCTTTATGGTGGGGCTATTACAGTATGTTATACTGGTATATGAATGTAATCGTTAGTTTTAACGGAAGGATTGAAACGAGGGTAGATGATGGTTTTGACACATAGGAATCGAGAGGACGGTCGCCTGACAAAAACGAAGCTTTTGCATCGCGTCTCTCATCGCACTCACGTCGATATAGCGACGGTACGAGCTGTGTACGGCGCTCTCATTGACGAGATTATTGAAACTGTTCGATCAGGCGGATCTGTCATGCTGACGGGTTTCGGACGTTTTTACAGGCTGCATAAGCACGGTCATGCTGTGCAGTTCACGAAGTCAGGTTCGGGCCGAGTGCCTGATTATGACGTTTTGAAGTTTTCGGCGTCACTGACACTGAATCGTTCGCTTACCGCATCGGATGATCACGGTGAGGATGCAGACGAATAAGGTTGTGAGACGAAAAGCAATACCCCGAGCACGTGATGTGCCCGGGGTATTGTTGTATGCGATTGGGTTACTGGCGCACTCGACTGAGAATACGCTCGCGGTAGTCTTTGATGCCGTCCTCGTCTTCGCTCAGGTATTCCAGCGAAGAGAATACGTCATGCTCGTGGCCTCGCATCGCGTCTGCGAGCTGGTCGATGGTGTAATCGGCTAGGTCACCGATTGCATCTGGGTCGTTCCACGAGAAGTAATTGATGAAGTTCTCGATACCCATGCGGCTGAAATCAGCGTAGAACGTGGCGTCGAAGCCGTAGTCTTCCATCGAGGTGACCGAGAGATCATCGGATGATTCATCACCGATAACGGTTACGGTGGTGTCGAAATCTCGGCCCTCGTGCTTGTGGTAATAGGCGCAGCCGCTTGCCACGAAGCTCTGGCCGAACTCGTATTCACGCCAGGTGAGCGTGACGTTGAACCAGGTGTTTGTCAGTGTATTGAGGGTCTTTGCGTCGATAGAGTCGAGATTTTCGTTGATCCAGGGGATCATACGTTCAGCATTAGTGGCGTATGTCCACCGGCCTGAGCCGTAGAAGGGTACAACGCCAACAATGTCACCATTGTCGCCCAATGAGACTTGGATGTCGTCGGGGTTGAACGTGGTGTCATAACCGAAGTGGCTGGCTGTGTTGAATACTTCGACAACTGCGTCAAGCGCTGCTTCGTTGGGAGTTTTGAAGACGATGACACCTTCTGCATAAGAGATGTTAGCCATGATTGGGCCTTTCTTGTAAATAATGGGTAGCGTTGAATACAACAAACCCCTGAGTACAATGGCGTGCTCAGGGGTTTGTTTGTTGGGGGTGAATGTTAATCTAAAGAAGGGGTTTTGACACATTTGAGAATGTGTGCTCGGCGCATTGCCACGTGATGGGTAATTAGATTAACGTCCACACCCATAGCTTTTGAGGCAATTATTGCTGCATTCGTGGAATCACAAGAGAAAAGGAATGTACCAGCCAGGCGTTTTTCATTTTCGATTAGTCTTTCGAGAGTCTGAGTGCCATCGATGATGCGGGCGGCGTTAATTCTTAGGCCCTCGAAATGATTGAATTCTTCATTGTCGTTGTAAATATCGGGGATAGCGGCGTCAATTTCTTCCCATACTGAGGCAATCATGGTGGCTTGTTCGTCAGTCAGTTCTGCGGTTAGTGCGTGAGGATATTTTCTGTATGTTGCACGAACGTCAGCAGCAGTGTATGTGGTCATTTTATTTCTCCTTTTGTTTTGAAAATCGCTAATGACGGGCTTTTTGACTCGGCTTGGTGGTGTGTGGGGGGGTGGGATTGTTATTGGTTGATGTCTCCGGTGGTGTAGTTAACAGTCTTTCCGGGTACGCCGTTAGACAAGATGATGTGCTTGGCATACCCATCTGATGCGAACATGTCGATGACGAATTCTCGGGGAATCAGCTCGTCACCTTCATATACCGGGATGATAGTGTATGTGAAATCAAATGATTTGTGGGTGCATACATCCGGTGGGAAAGGGTGATTTCCTCCTGCGTTGCTCATGAATCTTTTGAGAGCATCGTATTCAATGACGTTATACAGTGAACTCTGGGTCTCTTTTGTCATTGGAACGATGTTCGATGCGTTGGTTGAAGCCCATAGTTGGGGTGAGATGAGAGGGGCGCTGACCCATTCATCACTATGAGGCAAACCAACAGCATTCACAGGTTCATCTTGCTGGGTTCGCACAGGCGTACATGCGTTGAAATGTACGCCCGCCTCGGTTGCTCGACCTAAAGCATCGGTTGGACGATACGTGGCGTGTCCAAGATTATTGTTCCATTCAGCTTGGACAGGTCTATTGGAAGCTTGCATGATCAAAGTGTTTGTCACAATGTCTAAGCGAGCATAGGAATAACCGTATACGCAGGTTGCACCGATGATGGTAATGGATATGACATATATACAGATACGTGTGATGCGACCAGAATTGTGGGGTCCATATGTGTAAATAGAGAGAAGGGGTGCGGCTACCCCCACTACTATCGCTACAGTGAGTGTGCTAACAACCCATGCCGCGATGTTGGAATCATACATAAGTATCAAAAGCCTTTCTGCTCACGCTTGATGCATTTCGGATGCAACAAGGCCAGGCGGAACGTCGAATAGACGTGCAATCTCAAAAACACTCAGGCCATCGACAATGTACATATCGATCTCAGGATGGGGGAGAAGCAGTTCCTTGGCAAAGGTGTCGGCATAAAGTTCAGCCATGTCTTGATGTTCGTCACTGCCGCATTGATATCCCATACATGGTTCAAGCGCACAGTTGTTTGCAACGTAATGACCAAGCTCGTGCGCACACGCATAGCGAGCACGCACAGGTGGGAGATTCTCGTCGAAATAGATGTGTGCCGTCCCACCGAGGTTACCGAGGATCATTCCCCAGGCGTAGCCGGGCAGAGGGGCTTCAAAAACGCGTAGGCCCATTGATCGAGCAATGGCAATAGGTTTCACCGGGATACGAGAATGCTCGGCATATGCGGCAAGAACGTCTCTAGCGGCTTTTCTGGCGCTTCTTTTGATGTACCTGAGTTGCGTGGGTGTGGGTTCCATTAGGTGCCTTCTTCTTTTTCTTTTTGGTCTTTTTCTGGGCGGGTTGAATTGGCGGCGTCGGTGGTGTTCCAAAAACTTTATTCAGTTCCTGATACATCGACGAGTGCTCGCTGTGCGCACGGATCGCTGTTGCAAGAGCGTCACGTTCACGTGCGATCTGGAGAATAGTCTTCTTCAAACCTTCGATGCGCTCAGAGTAGTTAATATCGTCGTTCAGACTGAGTTCTTGTTCGAACAGATCAATCCCATGAGCCGAAAGTTGTTTTTCCCATTTGTGCAGTGCTTCACCCGGTTTAGCACCACCTAAACCAAGAGCGAAGGCGATGCTGTTTTGGATGTTGTAGAGATCAAGAGATGATACACGTCCGATGTATTGGGAAAGACGAGATGTATCGATATTGGTCACTTGATTACAGATGGCGATGGAACGTTGGTTGTTCGCATGAACGACCACGTGTGTAGCAGATGCGCGTCGCTTGTCGCTTGACGTGAGGTAAACGACTTGAACAACACCAGAATGTTGGTTCAAGGTGTCGTTACTGACGATGACACCTGGACGTCCTGACCACATCTCGTTGCCGACAGTTCCGCCTCCTGGGACAGGTGCGGGTTGAATAAACCAGATGTCGCCTCGGCGAATGTCTTGCATGAGAACTCCTTTCGAGAAGAGAGTAGTATAGAGCTTTGTGGTGTTGGTGCCCCATGACCCCTACGATGAGGTAGGAGTCATGGGGCAATTTTACAGACGATGACTATGCGTCGTCCTCATCGTCAGTTGCAGATAGACCCGGAATGGTCTGGATGCTGGCGACGAGAGCACGTGTAGCAGCAAAGCCATCGGTATCGGTGGCATCCGCGCAAGGGGTATCTTCCTCGCTGGGGACATCATCTTCATTCACCACTGTGACAGTGGTTGCGGTATCCTCGTCCTCATTGTCTGTAGAACCTGGCTGGGTCAGCGAGTCAACGATGAGGTTGTAGTCGCTGAGAATTCGTGCAGACAACGTGGTGCCATGAGAGAGAACAAACAGAGAGTTCTTCGCGCGCGTGAACGCGACGTAATAGAGCCTCTTCTTTTCTTCGCTCATGTCGGACTGATCCTTGTAGATGACAACAACGTTGTCAAACTCAAGACCCTTGACTCCATGAACAGTGGAGACAATGAGATCAGCCTGGGTTTCCAGGTTACGAATCTTGCGTTCCTCGTTGTTGCGGTGCATGAGAGCATCGCGAATCGAGTTGTACCGGATCTCGTAGTCAAGGATGCACTTCTTCAAGCGATCGAAGAAGGTTTCCTTGGTGATGATGGCGGATTGGTACTCGTAGACCCATCCTTGGATGGCCGAACCCGATTCAGTCCACCACTCGCTCGCCATCTTTGCCAAGGCTTGCTGAGCCTGGGCATTGCTGGCGGGGCCTCGTGCAATGATTTCCTTTGCAAACACGTATGCGGCGTTTGCGGGATCCACAGCCTCGATGTCAGACCAGTACATCTTGATGAACGCCGAGAAGAACGTCGATGCACGACGTCTGTCCGAGATCATCGAGATGACGGATCGTCCTGGGAACATCTCTTCCAAGCGCTTTTGAACAGCGAATGCTTCTCGGCGAGTAAAGGCCAAGAACGCCACCTGCTCACCACGGCTCAGGCAGTCCTGAACATAGGTGTAGGTGTGCTGGGAGAGCAGCTTGGGAAGATCGGTGATGAACTTAGCATCAGAGGTGTAGTGTTCATGAACGACATGAACCTTGTCCTGGAACGACTGTGCTGTGACCGGGACAAGCGAGTTTGCACGAAGGCGGATCTGCGCAAGCTGGTTGGCTTCGATCTCGCTCAAGAGGTGGACATTAGCCATGTCCAGAACCTCTTGGTTCGACCGATAGTTGGTCTCCAGTTTGTAGGGAGTGAAGACGCCCGATGCCTCAAGAGCATTCAGGGCCTTCGGGTTTGCCGAACGGAACTCGTAGAGCGTCTGGGAAGCATCCCTAGTTCTTCTCACGAGTGAAGAACTCTACGAATCGTTGATACTTTGAGTTAAGATACACGGTGGCATCTTGGTACAAGTAATCATAGAGAGCGGAGATATCGGACTTTTTGCCGTACCGTAAAGTGACAGCTTTATCGGTACGTTTATAAGTCTTGATCTTCACTCGTTGAGAGACATCAACGTTTTGCTCAATAAGCTGACGAATGTTTGCGATGAATTCGGGGTGTCCAGTGAGGGACCATTCCTGCTTATTGATGACGGCATTGCCAACTGTCTGTTGATAGACAGATAGACACCCATCCCCATCAAAGTATCCACGAATAAAGTGATGTAGTAAATGCGATGGTATCGGTGGAATATGAACACGTTGGTCTTTACGCGCAAAACCTAATTGTTCAAGGCTTACGCACAAAGGTCGGCTGTTAATGTGTACGGCGACGGCTAGTCCGTATCCGTTGTTAACACGTCGAATGGAGTAATCCGCTTCAAGGGTGTTTAGAAACAATTGGAGATGATCAATCTCTGAGAGTTTCTGGCTAAGAGTGAGCCTGTTGGGGCCACTGCACCGTGGAGCGGTTTTCGACCATGATCCATCAGCCCATAAGAAACCAAGCCAATAAGCTTGTGCTTCATTATGGATGGTGTCGAAAAAGTGCGTGTTCAGTGAATGTCGTCTGTTGATGTCAGGTGAGGACAGCATCAGTTTCCTCGTTTCGTGAATTGGTTGACTATATCTTCATGTTAGGTAGAGTATACCAAACATGCCCATCATTTCGCGTACCACATGATGCGTGTGTGGTCGCTACTCTACTTGCTTCGCCATGGGATTACCCATGGTTTATGACTGATGGTGTATCAGTGCTTTCGATAGTCGATGAACCTTCCACCCACGACTTGACGTTTGGGTGGCTGGCTGCGGATTGTCATTAACGGCAACGGTATTACCATCCGATGAGCGTTATCTCATCTGCTGCACTATTGATTTCTCAATAGTCGCGGTCGTTATCGTGTAAACGTGAGTTTCCCGCAATTAGTAGGGTTTAACGTGAGCAATGCTTACCCACGATGAAAAGTGATGCCTTGAGCTTGCTGACTAGACGGAGTAGGTAGATGAATTCGAACACCGAGTTATCCTGAACCTCGTCAATGATGAGGTGACGGATGTTCAGACCCGAAGGCAGAGGCATCCGATCAATCATCTGGTAGGCAAGGATGATCTCTAGTTCCAAAGACGTCTGCTTAATGAGGTTCAGAGCATCAATGGTTTGCTCCAGGTGTGCCTCGATAAAGTTGTTCAACGAGGTATAGGCACCTTGTGCGTCACGACCTTCCAACCTGCGCAAGCGCTGTGCGAATTGAAGCGCGAAAGCGTCTCCAGGCATGTAGATGCCCAGAGAGTTTGCGATCGTTTCAACAGAGCTGAGTTCGTGGGTGGGGAAGTAGGTCATGTAGAGATCATGGATCATGCGGGCAATGGTCATCGAGCGAACATTGGGGTTCTTCTTGATGATGTTGTCCGCTGCCGCGTTCGTGAACGACAGCACAGTGATGTCCGAGGGGGCCACCCCGCACAGCGTGAGCTGGTTGATACGAGCAAGGATGACCGTGCTCTTACCAGCGCCAGCGCCTGCCTGCGTGATGGACAGTGGCTCAGTTGAGCACACAGCGGCCTTCTGCTGAGGTGAGAGCTGGCCTTGGATCGGAGTGGTTGCCATCGACTGAGGCGCACGCTCCAGTTCATCACGGTGAGATCCAAGCTCGTGCAAGGTTTCGTTCATCAGCAGGTTCATGTTCTGCTTCATCAGACGCGATGCGGTCTGAGGGTCACAGAGCGTGTTGATGGCCGTGTAGACTTCGCGGTAAGCAGGCAGTGGAACACTGTACTGCTCCATGTAGCGAAGCTGGTAGACCATCTGAGCCAACTGATCGTCGTTGTAGGTGCGCGTCTTGGGTACAAGAGCGGCAACAACGTCTCGGATGTCCTCAGCGATACCATTGCTGGTCCAACGCTCGGCGCTGTGAGTAATGTTCTCGTAGACGCTGTAATCAGCGTAGAACTCAGTGAGCGTATCGATGAATCCCTTCCTGTGCGAGAGGTCGATACCCATGGCGTGGCAAATGGCTTCCCACGGTAGGTCTTCGATATCTTCGACAGGTGCGTAGCTCCAGTCGGCAACAGCCCACGCCTGGCCTTGAACGCTCATGAGAGTAGAGAGGCTACGGAAGTTGGACGCCGACATGTTCAGCAGGGTGGCACGAGTGCGGTAGTCATCGTCTACGCTCAGGACGAGTGAATCGACAGACTCATCGTCCACAGCCATGATGTCCTCGTCGCTTGCCTCGATGAACTCGGGGTCATCGATGTCACAAGAGGCGAGATCCTGGTCGCACAGAGTGTCCATCTGAGCTTCCAGGTCGATGGCGTCTTCGTCCTTTACGGGCGGAACGACGTAGAGCATCGTGCGGTACGAGACAGCAAGATCCTTGACCATTTCTCGTCCGCTACGATCCTCGCGCATGACAAGGCCCTGTACGTGGCAGGATGCATAGAGATCGAAGGTGTAGGTGTCATCGGTCAAGCGCACGGAGAATGCGTTCGCCTCAGAGGGAACGGGAACCAACATGTGGCCGTATCCCTGCTCATAGGCGCGTCGAACGACAGTGCCGATGGGGATAATGTGGCTGGTGACGTTGTTCGAGGTGCGACGCTCCTTGTAGCGAATGTCGGTGCTGCCCATGGTTGTCCGGCTCAGGCCCATAGGGTACCTGCCGGGGACAACGGACGAGTTCAGTACGCCCTGCTTCTTGCCCTGTCCGGTCAGAGACGAGGAAAAGAACTTAGGGGTAACAGCCTTGATCGTGCGGGCTTTACCTGCCTCAGCGACGGTATTGATCTGAGCGGCTGCGGTATCAATGCTTTCTAAGAGGATGGGCATGAAAGCCTTCCTTTCTGAATATAAATGAATGTATGAATAAGCCATCAATCGGCCAGTGATAGTCTTGACCGATCGATGGTGTGGGTTGTCTCAAAGGTTACGCAATTGTGTAACCGACGATGGTGAGATCGGTGACCTCGTCAGGATCGACAAGAGTTCCTACGTCGGACAAATCGCTCAGCGGCTGGGTGTAGAGACATCCCTTATCATCGGTGTAGATGATCTGGAGAGACTCAAGGTCTTTGTTGATCTGTGACTTATAGCCGGTGGACAGATCGTAGAGTGCCAATGCAGCGTCAATCTGCTTCTTCCACGCCGGGGCCAGCGTGGTGTTAATCAACATCTCAAGGTCGTTCTTGGTGCGAACACCCTCTAACATGTCTGGTGTCGTGCGAAGGTACCTGGCTGCGCGACGACGGCTGACGGTGGTGATGAGCGGGCCATCGGCTTCATCCTCATGAAGCCAGAACCATCCATTGTCAAGTGCGTACATTGGTGCGCCTGTGTAAGCGTCGGCAAGATGGAGTTCCATGAGAGGCCCTAGCCACGGAAATGCCTGCTTAATCTCATCGCACACTTGCCCGCACTTATCGGGATCAAGGTTGGCAAGCGGGGTTTGGTCATCATGGTTGTAATAGACCTCACCCATGACGCTGACGCGGTCATTACGAATGCCATAGTGAGCGACGACGGTCGTCAAAGACCCATCGGTTTCGTGAAGGGTATGTTGAACGGTGCGCATAGTAGTCATTGTGTTCTCCTTGAATACGTATGTTATGAATAGGTGGTCCGCCCACGAGGGGTGAATTCCCGTGGGCGAACCGTATGCGCTCTATGAGTTCGCTGCCTGAGCAAGCAGCATGTCTTCGATCAGAGCGCGGATGGCTCGGATGGCCGGGCGTGCGCCCTGGTCAACGAGCCATGTCTCATTGACCAATTGAGCAATGGTGTCATCATCAATTGGGTCAAAGCTCAGGTCTGGCCTCTCGGCGCAAATACGCTTTACTTGGCGATCGTATTCATCGCGCAAGATTTGTGCGTAGTCGTCGGCACTCAGAGGCATGAACGCGATGAGATCATCGAAGCGTCCGAGCAGCTCTGCGTCAAAACTCTTTTGGAGTTCTTTAGTCAAAGACTGCTTGCTCACGGAGTGCTTATGATCACCAAAGCCCATCTGGGAGCCAGAGAGCTTCTGCCTTCCAGCGTTTGTCGTTGCAATGACGATGCAGCGCGACAGATCAACGGCTGGACCGTTTGCCATCTGGATCTCGCCGGTATCCAGAGCAGAGAGGAAAAGTCGCTGCACTGACATATCGGCCTTCTCAAACTCATCAAGAACGATCACGCGGTAGGGGTTCGATGCCAAGGTATCGAAAGGTCGTTCTTTGGCGCTGTCCGAACCGACGTAGCCGGTTGGAGAACCGATGATGCGATTGATCGATGCCGAGTCGTGGTACTCAGCCATGTTGAGGATGATGGGCTTTTGTCCAGTCACCATTTGAGAGATAATCGTGGCTGTTTCCGACTTGCCGACCCCGGATGCCCCGGCGAAAAGCCATGAGGTGGGGCGAGTGCTCGGGAAGATGTTCAACTCGCGTCTACGCAAAGCGTCGACGATGCGAGGGAGAACCTCTTCTTGACCCCTGAGCCTGGATAGCTCTGTTTGAAGAGCTGTTACATCAAGGTGTGGGGGTTGGGATTGTCCCGTGACAAGAAGCATGGCGATGGTGTTCAGTCGCTTAGCCGTCAACGGAATATGAGTAATCTGTTGGAGCATCTGTGCGCTTGTCGTGTTTCCAGAAGCGAGAGCTTCTTGGATCGCCGAATGGTGGCTAATGACGGAGTGGCTCAGTGCTCGGTCGAGAAGCGTAATCGCTGTATCAGGTCGATGCCCCGTGCTCATGAGACGATCGGCTGTGAGGACGATCTCGTCAAGGACGTCGGGGGCAACCGTGACTTTATTTTGGTAATGGCCCAGCATACCGGGCAGCACAATGTCCAAGATTTGACGGGTCTGCTCGCGGGTGAGTTCATCGACGATGACTGAGGAGAAACGGCGCTTGAACGCCGGATCGTCATCGAGTTTCTTCGCTTCACCCATGGTCGTTGCTGCGATCACGCGGATGTACCCTCGGGCCATGGCAGGCTTGAGAATCTGTGCGATCTTGGCGTAGGTCGTGTTGTTGCTGTCTGCGATGAGGTGAATTTCATCGATGAACAGCAATGCATCGTTGTTTGCATCCTGTGCAAACTTGATGATCTCGGTGATGCGGTTTTCAAGATCACCAACTACACCTGCGCCTGCAACGAGAGTTGCAATGGGTAGCTCGTAGATCGTCGTGTTTGCAAGCTGCGGGGGCACAGAAGCTTCTTTATTAGCGATGCGCCTGGCGATCTCTTCGACGATCGCCGTCTTGCCAACCCCAGCTGGGCCGACGAGTAGAGCGTTCGGCTTGCGAGAGGACGAGATGATGCTCATGGTCTGGGTGACGATCTCATCACGGAAAAGAGCAGGTGTGGCGCTCTTGTACGTCTCGTTGTAGTTAATGAGCATATCGTTAATGTCAGAGCCGCCTGTGAGTGTGGGGCCGAGCAAGGCTGACAAGGGGATACTTGGTCCGCCAGAGCTACCCGATCCGCCACCAATGTCTGTGGGCGTAAAGTTTGACAGGCCCATAGGGGCCTCCTTCCGTGTGAATATATAAGAGATGAATAGGCCCTTCCTTCCCCAGGTGATTAGCCCAGAGAAGGAAGGGGTGAGCAGATTGGTGTGGCTTAAATCAGTTGGTCATACCAAGGATTCGAGACCCCGTACTCGGATCGATCTTTTCCATCGAACGGACAAAGCTCATGGCGCTGTTGCGCAACGATGGGTAGTACCCGGATGGAACAGAGATCGGAACGTAGTACAGATTTTCTGGGACATCGATGTGGTATGACCCAGGCCACCACTCAAAGTCAGTGATCACCAGATTGAGGCGACGCCTCAGAGTGGGGTGCTCATTGATGAAAGTGTAAATCTGCTCGTAGTCGGTTCCACCGGAAACCTTCGGTACAGCCGCGAATTGCTTCCACACCTGGTTCACCGAGCGGTCTTTGATTCGAAGACGCACAGGGGTGGACATGATGTGTGAGAAGCTCGTGAAGTACAGATCAACGCCCATTTTCTTGGCGAAAGTGATGAGCATTTTGATCGTATCTTCGTAGTTTTCGGTGGAGATCGAGCCTGACGTATCAAGGTAAATGTGAATGTCAGGTAGGTATTTGCGCGAAATAACCTTACCCGGCTTGTTCGGGTCATTGGGCTGACGCCTGTTGGCTCGAACGAAGCTTGTCGTCACATTGCGAATCGAGTTCAACGATTGGTTGACCTTGGACATACGGGTGAGTACGCGCATGACAGACTTGTAGATGTCAACAGGGCGTGTTGGTCGCTTGTGGAATACCACGCGACCACTACGACCCTTTTGCTGATGGGCGTTGGACAAGCTGTTTGCAGCTTGGGCTGATGCCTTTTGCTGCGCACGGGCAAGAGCTGTGAGCTTGCTCAGCTGTCCTGGGGTGACGAGCTTGACAGGTGCGTGGAGAGACTTGTTGATCAGTTCCCACTCGTTAATGATTTTGCGCATGGATGCTCGTGCATGGGCTTCCACGTTGACGAGAACCAGGGTTCGAGGTAGAGCCATTTCAGCGATGCTGAATGGGAGAACGCCACATGTCTGGGGTGCTCCTGCTTGGGGAGCGTTCGCGCTGGTCCATGTCATGAGCGCCCACATGAGTACACGTGCAAATGAGTACTCATCGAGAGCCTGGGAATCATCTGCTCGCAAGATGAGCGATTCCGTCAGATCGGTGAGCGTGAGCGCATCGAATTGCTGGAACATCCGCATATCAGAGGTGCTGATATTGGATGCAATCTTGGCAAGTTCGCCTTGCAGCCATGTTTTGAACGCATCGAACTCGGCGTTTGTGCGGAACCAGAACCCCACGGTGTGTGGGTGGAAGGTCCATCCCAGCGACACCAGGAGAAGATCTGTTCCGGCATTACCCGCAAGCACGTCTTTTACAGCCGGGATCACGTCGGATTGCGTGGTGTACAGAGCTTTGCTCGGGTCAGGGAGTTTGCATGAGGCTGCTGTCTGGGTGATGAAGGCTTCATCAATAGGGGATGAAGCTGAGGGGATCCACCTGGTGAGAGCCTGCTCAAAGAGCGTGTTCATCACTTCCTGGGCAACGGGGTCAAGAACCTCACCGACAGATCGAAGGAGAAGTTCGTTCGCACCGTCACGGTCGATCGGTTGATTGTTCACAGCTAAAGCAACCGTTTGGTTCGCGTTTAGCGGCTCAAAGAGCGTGTGGGTCACCATAGCGTCGAGCAAAGACATAGGGTCGCAATCTCCGGTGAAAGTGGGGATTGCCGTGTATGGATCAAGATGGCCTGGCTTTTGTCCAATGAGGCTAACGGGGATCGTAGCCATTGATGCCCCTTTCTATGAATATATCGGGTATGTGTCGTATTCGGTGCAACTGTCGGAGAACAGGGCAGTTACACCGAATACGATCGGTGTGCACAAAAGACTCAGTCGCCCAAACCCATAGCCACGAGAGTGGGCGTGATGGCCTGAGCAAAGCCAGTGTTCAGCCCAGTGAAAACTCGGCAGTTATGGGAGCTGAGCGCGCCGGACGACCACAAGGTGATGAGATCGTTCAAGTGGTTCTTTTCCAGGCGGCTCAGGCGGTCGTTCAGAGCCTGAATGATCACGGTGTTGTCATCGCGCTCGTAGAGAGCAAAGACGAGGCATCCTGATGCGTCGTTATCGGTCATGGTTGAAATGACCTGAGTAACGTCGTCGATGCTCGTGGTGGCGGCAGCCTTCAAGGTATCGTAGATACGCGGCTTGACCACGCGCTGAGCGCCTGTCTGGGTCGTGCCCTTGCTCAGTTCTTCGCTGATCACACCCATTAGGAGCGTGGTGAAAGACGTGTGTCCGGTCAAACCTTCGATGGTCTCCTGGAGATAGGAGACATGTCGTCCGTCACGGGTAGTTGCAGCAGTTGCCATGAAACTCATGAGCTTTTCGGTGGATAGAGCAGTGAGATAACGTGAGACACCATCGATGGTACGAGGAGTGGCGAAAGGCCGGATTTCCTCAGATCCATCGAAGAGGTCAAAGACGGAAACAGTGGCGTTTTCGTCGTCATCATCAGATCCTTCAACAGCCTGCTGATCATCGACGTTCTTGACAAAGATCGTTTCCGGGTGCTTCTCCAAAACCATCTTGACCCACGGGTGGAGATTGTCTCCCAGGACATCAATCAGGGTATGGGCGTCAGGCTCAACGTTGATGATGGCGAAACGTGAAACGGATGCATCATCAAGAGCAGTGACGTTACCCTTGTCGTTGCCTGCAACGATGATGCGAAGGTTCTTCGGTAGAGCCTTGTCACCGATACGACGCAATGTCACGAGGGTCAAGGTACCCGAGGTGACATCAGAGGTCGTACGGTTGATTTCATCCAAGAATAAGATGGGTTGTTCATTGGGGTTGTTCTCGGCGTAGTGGATTGCCTGGCTGATAACGGAGTGGGGGAAGAACTTCTGCGACCATTCTCCGGTAGATTCATTAAGAACAAGGCGTGCACCTGTCAGGTCAGCCTTGTCAGCCAGCAAGTTGCACGGAAGGGTGAAGCATGTGGTGTTCGTTCGCCGGGCAACGTCTTCGACGAAGGATGACTTGCCGATACCGGGTTCGCCCATCAGGGCAGGAACCAAACCTGCTTCAAGCAACAAAATAGTGTTGTCAACGAGATTCTCGTCAAACTTCATGGTGGGTACCTCCTGAATAAAAAGGAATTAAATAGAGAACCAGGCAGCGCCGTCAGGCTGTCTGGTTCTGTCGAATAGATCTCGGGCCGTACTTTGTACGGCTTGCTTTTGGGAAACCGACTGTGCAGTCTGCACAAAACCCTGGTTTTCCAGTAGAATAGTAATAATGATTCAACGCATATCACGAAAGGGTGCACAATGAGGGGAACGTACCATATCGCTGGTGGATTGGCGATGCTCGGATTAGGACGAGCCTGCGTCACCGTAGGTGAAGGTATGGGCCAATCTCAGGCGATGATCGATTCTGGTGAACCCTCATGGGTGAGCCATGCGTTGGATACGGTGAGTGGGGTAGTGCAGCTCGGGAGCACGTGGCTCCATCAGATGTTTATTCCCTCTGATGATCAATGGTTGACAAGCGTAGCCATCGGGTTACCACTGTTTATCATTGGAACGGTGCTCCCTGACATTGACCTACCTGATTCATTAGCGGGTCGTTTTATGCCCTGGGGGACGCTGCTGCGCTCGCCTGAGTCACGTACGGATGCAACCTCACCTCTGAACCATAGAGGGTGGACACACACGCTCTGGGTGCTCATGGGTGTCGGTGTGCTGACAGCGTGGGTGTGGCCTGGTTTTATCTGGCTGCTCGCGGGCATGATCACTCATGATCTGCTCGATGCTGGGAGCATGGCCGGGTGGATCTGGTACTACCCACTTTTTCCATCGACGTGGAAAGTGATTGAGCGAGGTGAGACGCGCATTGTCGTGTCCACTCGCTATCGAAGCATCATGGGTAATGTTTTGCGGTACCAGCAGAGCAAACCATGGTTGGAACCCATGTATGTTGCAGTGCTTGTTATTGGAGCCGGTTTCGCAACGTGGTACACGTGGTGAGCTATGGTGAATAGGAAACCGTTGCAAGCGGTGTTAGTTATTGGAGATTAGCGCTTACTTGCAACGGTTTCGTTTATCCAGCCCTTAGTCATTGACAACTTCTAACCATGCGATGGCCGAAGGTATGATTGTGCACAAGGTCAAGCCATTTTTGCCGCTGATTGCCGTAATGCTGATTGGCAAGTTTTTACTCATCGCATCTGCGAATCTGCTAAGTTCCCGGTTGACACTTTCCCAGAATCGCGGTTGAGTGCGAATGACACGATTGTTACCCTTGATGCCTATCTCAATATGGCATGTGTGATACCTGAGTATGTCTTCATCCTCAGAGGGGTTTTTACCGATGAGTTGTGGATCATCGTACTTAAGCGTGTAAAGGAACCCGTAGTCCTCGTCGTAGCCCAGCCGCTCAGCGAGAACTTGTTCAGCTTTTTCAAGGGTTTCGGCTTCGATGGTGACGGATGCAACGTAAGGATTTAAAGGTTTGGTCATTGGTGTGCCTTTCGTTTGGTACACGATCGGAGTTGTGATACTATTTGTGTATCAACTCCTTTCGGATTGATTTCCTTGTCTGGGTTCGTTCGTGCGAATCACCCCGGTACCATTTGGGATTTCTGGTACCGGGGTTTCCTTTTACGCAAGCGGGTTAGGCGATTTCTTCCATCTTGTCTCGAATACCGCACATGAGCGCGGCGAGACCCTCGGCTCCGCTTGCGTTTCGATCGTATGTGATGTTTCGAAGGCCGCATGTGGTAGATAGTGCAACACTGCTCCCAAGGGAGCGAACGTCGTGGAGCACTTCTACATAATCTTCATCGCTAAAAACGTCGATGTACACGTCATCCAACCCAGGGATCAGTAGGAGAAGATGACCTGCGTCTCGCACTTGCTCGTCAAAACTGAGACCGTCATTGTATGATTCAAATGTTTCGCACATCTCGTCGATCTCGTTGATGACTTCGGGACGAGTGATCGCAAGGTCTTTGAGCACGTCAAGCATAGTGGCTTGAGTCGCTTTCATGAAGCTCTTCGGGTAAGGCTTGGTCTCATGAATAGAGAGAATGCGCGCGGGGTTTTTACCTCGCATACGCTCGCCTTGAAGAACCGGCTCGCTGTAAATGACAGCTTCGGCTAGTGTTGGTGCTTCGATGGTGTAGCTGTCGGTTTCGTCAATTCCCAACTTTGAGTTGTATCGTTCGACAACAACGATGTACGTCTTATTGGGTCGCTCGGAGAGTAGCATGGGATGTCCTTTCTGTGTGGGTCAAACGCGCGGGCGGGTGGGGTTGTAAACAACAATGCTGTAATCGTGATATTTAATGAGGTAGTCTTTCATTTCCTCATTGGTGTATCTGCGGTCAAAGGCGTCGATCCAGCCGGAGTGGGTGCGTATATGCTCAAGACCATCGATAAGGATCACTGTGCCGAATGAGGCGAAAAGTGGTGTGTCTTCGGTGAAATGGATCGGGTACGTGTGCTGTGGGGCGTCAGGCGTATCAATTACGTACGTGCGTGGGGTTTTGGTCATTAAGGCCTCTTTTCTGTATCGAGATGTTTTATTCGCTTGCTTTTCGCGTGAGCACTACACGAGACGCAAGGTTAAGAAGCAAAGGCATCCCCTCGCGGGTTTCATCGTGCTTTGCGCGATGGTCGAGATAGTGGGTTAATACGTCGTAGACCAACCACGTCGCCGCTGTCTCGTCAATGACAATGGTGTTCATGGCAAGAGATTTGTCAGGAGACACGTCGATGGAATCTGGACTGAGACGAAGCTGATTGAGCTTATCGTAGATGTATTGCGCATAAGCCCATTCGTAACGGGAATGGTCATTATCGAAGCGTTCAGGGGTGCGCCCAAAGAAGCGGCAACGTTGAATGAGCATGAGCAAAACAACGTCGTACCACTCGTGTTGTGGTCGAGTGCTTTCGTCGAGGTCTGCGGCGCGAGCGGCCACAGGTTTGCTGTTGGCCGGTTCAGCGACGCTGCGCCAGACTTGATCCCAGAGGGCGGTGTCAATGGTAGATGAGACGGGCACAGGGGTTGGATTACGTGTGTACGTCACAAAGTGGTTACTTTGCAGGATCTCCCACCATCCATGCGGGCCTTTAAGAACGGCCTTGTTTGCGGCAATCGATAGCTCAGGAAACGATGAGGGGAGAGGCAATACTAGGTGATAACCTTTGCCCGATAGTGAAGTCTCAGCGTAGAGAGCGCCGATAGCAAGAAGGCGATCGCGCTCGTCGGGTGGGCATGTTTTCTCGATATCGAGAACGACGCATCCTTGTGGAGGTGCGTCAATGAACATGGCACAGTTGGCTGCTGTTGGCAGTCCGTTTGTCAGTTCATCGAGAGTAACGAGCACTCGCTCATCGCGCGCCCATGCACCACGAACAGGTTCGGGGTGGGTACACCCGTTGCAACCATCCAATAAATGACGGATGTCAATGGGCATTTTTGAGGTTGGGTTCGATACGGTCCAAATCGGCATCGGGCCAAGAACTTTGGTGATGATCTCATTGGTGTAAAAGTGCGGAAAGGCTAACCGTGGATCAAAAAAGACCGTCATATGGAGATCCTTTCGTGGTGGTGTTTAAGCATAAAAACGAGACGGACGCTGCATCCACTGATGCGTTCAGTGCGGTGACAACGTCCGTCTCGTTTATGGGTCAGGGGTTATTGACTAATGTCAGTCAATAGTCCAGGGGGAAGAAGCCGTTTCCTCAGCAGGAGCAGCCGAGGTAGCAGGTGCGGTGAAAGCCGAGCCAGACTGCTGCTGAGTAATCGCGTTCAGGATCTGGAGAGCCTGCGGGTTCAGAGCCTGGAGCGCCTGGGGATCAAGCGCTGCAATTTGAGCGGCAGGAGCAGGTGCAACGGGCTGGGTGACAGGCGCGGGCATCGCCAAGCCAGAGGCTGCGTCAACCACGGTGTTCTGAGGTGCTGCCTGCGGAACAGCAGGAACAGCAGGGACAGCAGGAACGGCGGGAACAGCGGGTGCAACGGGAGCTGCGACCTGAGCAGGAGCAGCGGTTTCAGGCTCGTTTGCGACAACGCCGCTGTGAGCGACGATGGGGCCAGACAGGGTGATGCCCAAAGCCGCAAGAGCGGTGTTATTGACCGAGGACGATCCGGTGTACCAGCGAGGCTCTTCATTGAAGATGATCGCCTGGATGCCAATACCCTTGTTGACTCGCTTGGTGTCATAGACGTTGAGAACAACGGTGACAAGCTGATCACGTTCAGGTTCGGTGGGCAGCGAGGTCGGCGAAGCCGGGATCTCGTCATCGGTGATCTGTCGTGCGGTACCATCGACAGTCTTGAGCAGAACCGGGAGAACGGTTCCCTTGTTGTCGATGTTCCAGCGACGACCAAGCTCGGGCTTATTCTCGGTCTCGAACATACGCTCCCAGACGTAGTATTCTTCGGGGGTCATCTGACCACTCGGATCTTGGGGAACGACCTCAGCGTGATGGAGTGCAAGACGGGTGATCGGCTTGTTGACATCAAGAGGTTCGGACTTGGTACGTGCCCGGTTGAGCTTTTCGATGTCGGCAGGCCCCAAGAGGGAGCGGACACGCGCATACTCGATCTGGCCTCGGAGAATGATGGTTGCTCCGGGACGGATCTGAGATGCGGAAATTTGACGTGGAGTGTGAGCCATAATAGTGGCCTCCTTTTCATATGTTATGTGTGGGTACGGATATGGATTATCGCCAACTGCCGCAATGACGAGCATCGCGGTTTGTCCCTGCCCGGCGGTAATGGGAGCCGAATGATTGTCGGTTCCTCCCGCTTTTGTCGCCCTTACGGGCTGGCGGAACACCATAGGGATGGTTGACAGCACCCCGCCCGGTCAGACTTTGTCCGACTGGGATTCAACGAGACTCTGATAACCGAGCCGTTGAATGTTCATTGCGGCCACGCGATCATCGTTAGACCTGTAGCCACAGTTCGAGCATTGGTATTCGTGCAACCGCTTATTCCTGTTCGCCTTGCGTACTGTGCCGCATTTCGGGCAGGTCTGACTCGTATGACGCGGGTCAACCACGATGACGGAATGCCCGGCCTTCTTAGCCTTGTATTCAATCATCTGGCGCAATTGGTAAAACGCCCAACTGACCTGCACATACCGGTCTCGTGTGCGGACTTTTTCGGTTGCGTGACGAACACCTTCAAGTTTTTCCAACGCGAAGAGCGTGGGCTTTGACTGTCGGCTGACGAGTGCCTTAGAGACCTGATGGTTCACGTCTCTCATCCAACGGTTTTCTCTCATGCCAATGTTCTTAAGCCTGCGTCTTGCGCTGCGCGTCCCCCTCTTTTGCAGGGAGGCGCGTAGCCTCTTGTAATGCTCGCGCTTGCTTTTCACCTCCTTCCCGTCATAGAAGTCAGTATGCCCGTCACCGTCATAGCTGGTGGCAAGGAAACGAATACCCAAGTCCACTCCGACGACTTGCTGTGGTTTAGCTGGTTCAGGTAGCTCCACAGTGCTAGGAATGATTAGGAACCATTTTCCGTCCCGGTTCAACAGTCGGGCCGTACCGAACTTGCCGTTGCGGTACGGCTGCGGCATGTGAGTCCAATCGACAGTGGTTCTGATTCGCCCATTGATGGTGCTTATACTTAATTGCCCATCTTTGAGGATGCTGTAGTCTCTGTTCCATATGAGGTCGTAGCCGGGGGAATGGTATTTCGGTTGGCTGGTTACCCACGGGCTTCCATGCATGGTTTTGATTGTCCGGTAGTTCCCGATGACGCGGATTATGGAAGATTGGGCTATTTGCGCGCTCACATGGTATTCGTCGCGGAGTCTACGGTATATGAGCCGACGAAGTGTTTTTTGGCTAAGCGTCCTATGCTCCCACGCGGTCTTGCTAACCATGTTGCAACAGTCGAGATAGGCGGAACATGTGTCGGATAATGTCTTGGATTGGTCGGGAGTCGTTTCGACACGCACCGCGTAGGTGAGCGTGTTAAGCATGTTGTACCTCCCTTACCTGACATTAGTTTCAGTAACAGATATCATAATAACATATTACTGAAAAACGGAACGCGATTCCTCTGTATTCACAAGAGCTAGAATATCTTCGCTGAAAATCGTGAAATCACATATACTCAATCGGGAAGAAAGGAAGGCGACGATGCTAGGTGGACAAGAGAAGAAAATAGACAAAGACTTTGAGAATAACCCTAATAGCATTTTTGCACTATTAGGGGCTATCGGTTCATGTGTCTTTGTTGCCTCGATGATGCTGTGGGGTTATTTTGCACCCCACTATGCATCAACGCCGCCACCTCACGGGAGCGAGGTGGGGCACCAGGTTTCTTCTGGGTCACCCTCGGGACGCGATAGCGTCTCCAGGAATGAACAGACGGTGGTCACACCGTCGAAACAACTTAGTTCTGCTCCGTCACATGAGAACACACATGTGACGAAGACAGAACCAACCCCGTCTCCTTCGGCTGCGCCCACGCCGGGCCAGCAGGTGTATGTTGTGCAAGACGGAGAAACTCTGTCGAGTATCTCCGCTGCAACAGGAGTGAGCGTGGATCGGCTTGCCGAGGCTAATGGTATTCGTAACGTTCACCTCATTTATCGAGGCTCTGCGCTCGTAATTCCTCAGCCATAAACACTTTGGACCACGCGATCAGCACCTGGCAAGAAGCCGGGTGCTGATTGCTATTTACAGGGCATCATCGGTTGCATTGAGAAGGTCATCAATAGCCTGAAGCCGTTTAGCGATGATCTGCTCGTGACCGATTCCAGAACCATCGAGTTGGAACACGTGAGCGTCCGGGTGATCGAGCAGATCATCGGGTAGATACGTTTGTTCCACCACGTGGTAGGGGTAGTCGTGCGGATACTTGTATCCCACGCCGTTGCCGTAGAGCGTGTCTGCGCCTTTGTAATGAGCATCGGCCAAGTGTTTGGGTACAGGTAGTGATCCTGTGTGTCTCACAAGCTCGATCGCTCGGTCAATTGCGAGATATGTCGCGTTTGACTTCGGTGCGGTTGCGACAGCGAGGGCTGCCTCAGCAAGTGGAATGCGAGCTTCTGGCATACCAATCAGTGCAACGCATTGTTGCGTGGCGACAGCCAGAGGGAGCACAGAGGGATCAGCAAGACCTACGTCCTCAGCTGCGTGGATGACGATGCGCCGTGCGATGAAGCGCGGGTCTTCGCCGCCCTCAATGAGTCTGGCGAGCCAATAGAGCGTTGCATCGGGGTCGGATCCCCTCATAGACTTAATGAAGGCCGAGACGATGTTGTAGTGCTGGTCTCCATCGCGGTCATAGCGTTGGATCGCGTGAGGTGCCAAAGAGGTGAGCATGTCCAGCGTTGCGGGCTTGTCACCTCGGGCTGTATCGAGGGCTTCAAGTAGGGTGAGGGCCTGGCGAGCATCACCTGATGCGTTCATAGCGATGACGCGGAGAACGTCATCTGGGATGTCAACGCCCGGTGTGCAGCGAGGAAGTCCATCTGGATGGCTTATTGCTCGTTGTAAAATCGCGTAGATATCATCATTGGTCAAGGTGCCCAGCGAAACGATGGCACAACGGGAAAGCAATGCGCTGTTAACCGAGAAGCTCGGATTCTCCGTTGTTGCACCTACGAGACGAATAGTGCCGTCTTCTACGCTTGGTGGCAAGACATCCTGCTGCGATTTGGAGAAGCGGTGGATCTCGTCAATGAAGACAACGGTAGGTGTTCCATCACTGTCAAGATGGGTGCGAGCCTCAGTGATGGTTTTACGAATATCAGCAACCTTGGCAGAGGTTGCTGATAGCTCAACGAAGTGGATCCCTTGAGTGTGGGCCATGATGCGAGCGATTGTGGTTTTCCCACTCGCTGGCGGAGCGTACATGATGAGACTTAGGGGCGGAGCCAGTGGGTCGAGCATGTGGCGGATCAAAGAACCCTCGCCTACAACGTCGTCTTGACCAATAACCTCATCAAAGGTTGTGGGTCTTACACGTACGGCGAGTGGCTCAGGTGGGTGAGTCATGAGTATCACCTTTCAGTCGGTGTTGCTGCGCACGGCCCATATGAGAGATATAGGCCGTGGCAGCGGTATGGTTAATCATCGTTCGATACGATGTCATCGACAGTTTTCTCCACGGCGTCGATGAGAGACTGTTGTAATTGCTCCTTCTTCCCAAGAGCTGTCGGCAGTTTCTCGTCAATGGTTTTAGCCGTGAGAATCTGGTAGATGTTCACCGGATGCTTTTGCCCCACTCGATGCAAACGCTTGTTCGTTTGCATGTAGTGTTCCAATGACGATGGCAGTGTGTACCACACGAGCGTGTGTCCGCCGTCTTGAAGGTTGAGACCGTGCCCAGCAGATGCTGGGTGGATGAGCATGACGGGGATTTCTCCCCGGTTCCATGCCTCATACATGTCACGGGTGCCGTCGAAGATACGAACGTCGTAGCCATGTGCAGCAAGGTAGGCCCAGATGATGTCTCGATCGCACGTGAAGTAGTACGCTACCAAGACGGGACTTGTTTGCCGGGTGATGACATCGAGCAGTGCGAAGAGCTTTGCGCTGTGAACAATCGCGTATTGCCGTCCGTTATAGGCGGTGAGCGATTGCGATGCAGCAGGAAGCATGGACACGTCCAAATGGATGCCGAATTCATCTAGTTCTTCCTCGGTTTCCATGTTCTCGTTTTCATCGAGATAAATGGTCCCAGAGGCAAGCTGAACGAGTTTTGTTCGGAGTACTGCTTTATTGGTTGCCGAGACGGAACTGAGCGTTGGATCATCGTTGGGATCAACACCTGAGACCTGAGCGATGTCCAGGACAAGCGTGCGAGCTAAGGTCTTGTATGCCTTGCGCGCGTCAGTATCCATATCAACCATGAGATTATGAATCTTCATGGGTGGTATTGGTTTGCGTGCTACGGTCGGCGCACTCATGACCAAATGGTCGATGCGTGAGTAGATCGCTTCTTTTGCACCAGGGCGCGGTTGCCAATCGACCGGAGTTCCGTTTGCTAAACGCCGGTTCGATTGGAAGAACGCTTCACGGTAGTTAGTGAGCGATGAGCCAAGAGAGAGACCTTGGTCGAGCAGATAGACCTGTGACCACAGGTCTTCAAGACCGTTGGGTGCAGGAGTGCCCGAGAGAAGGATCATCCGTGAGATCTGAGGTCGCACAGCTCGAATTGCCTTAAAACGCCGCGACGTGGGGTTTTTGAAGCCCTGCGATTCATCGATGATAACTGTTGGGAAAGGCCAGATGGGTGTTGGAATCTTCTTGCGATCACGCGGGTCAAGAGGCGGGAGCCAGGTGACGAGATCATAGACGAGTTCTTGGTTAATGAACCACAACGTTGGTGGAGTGGCTGGATCCAAGACCTCGGCGTAACGCTCTAAGCGTTGCTTACGTGAGAGTTGATGGTCCTTTTCATCGACGATCAACGAGCGCGCCCTGACAGGAACGTCCCACTTTTCGATCTCGGAGATCCATGAGAGTCTGGCGATCTTGATTGGTGCAATGATCAGTGTGTGACCACGTGGTCCGATCTGGGTGAGCGCATGGAGCGTTGCTAAAGACTTGCCACCTGACATGTCAAGAAAGACGCCTGCGAAGGGTCTCGTCTGGATGAACCCAGAGGCGGCGGCTTGCTGGTCCATAAGAGTGGGGAAAGCCATGCTAGATCTATCCTTTCTGTAAGGTTGATCGATCATCGAGGACTATGGGTGCCAACGTGTAGACATTTGAGTACAAGCTCTACTGTGCGAGCATTCGCATAACCTGGCGTGATTCCGCATTTTTCATATGACACGAAAATAATGTTTCTGGTTTTATCGAACGTAATGTGTGTCAGAATTTCTGAAATATGTTCACGCCAACTTTGTTCTATGGAGATTGTCGTGACTACGAAACCATTGTCGGCAAGAAGCCGACTATCTGCTTCGCTCAATCGAGCAGCGGCTTGAATCAGTGTTTCGCGGAAGGTGGCGATGTCGTCACCTGGGAGTTCCGTTTCAAACCACCGGGCTAGGCGATCGTCATATCTCGTGTCTTTCTTATCGCGAATGTACCGATGTCCGTTACTGGTATGAGTGATGTACGTGGCTTCACGCATAGCTTTCTCCGTTCGCTTGGTAATGTCGTTCATCCTTAATTTTGCATCCAAGGGGTTTAATGACAGAGATGATGTCGCTACCCATATGCTCAAGGACGGAGAGTACGTCGTAGGGTCTGTTGTTGTGGGTGACTTTGTACTTTAGACATTCTTTGTTCATTTCACGCAAAACATCAACGAATATGATCGAAGGCGGGAACGTCAGGTTATCTTCGTTCCAGACCGTAGGGATGGTCGTTAAGACGAAGCTGTTGCTGGCAAGGAACTCACGATCTTCACCGTTTAAACGCATGGCGGCTCGGATCAGAGCTTCGCGGAAATCAGTGATCTCATCCCCGGGAAGTACGTCTTCACCCTCGAACCAGAACCTCAAGTAGGTATCGTCACTCTGATCGTGCTCATCAAGGATGTAGTGGGT